CTTTTTTTTAGACGAGTCGAGTTCACCCTCGCCTTCGCTGCCTTCACCTTCGCACACGCAAGGGTCCTGACCGCACTCAGGGCAAACATCGCCGCCTTCAATAGCTGGTGTTGAGCCGACTGCATCAGGAACGACCATGCCGATTACAGTGAAACCTTCCGGAATAGTCTCTTCCTCGTCTTCCGGGATGAAGATTGCGAGCTCGTTGGTATCAGGATTCTGAACAATCTTGATATCCTGCATAGAAACCTCGTTACCAGACTCGGTGGTAATCTTAATGTCAGCAAGGTCTGCACCTTCACCGACAGACTCACCGCCGTCTGCATCACCAGCAGGCTCTTCAGCAAATCCTTCGTCGCCCTCACCTTCGCCTTCGCCTTCGCCTTCGCCTTCGGAACTGTTCAAGGACTGGTCGCCTTCACCCTCAGCAGCACCTTCAGAAGAACTGTCAAGGTTCTCACCGCAAGCACTGTCAAGGTTCTCACCGATACGGTCGAGGACCAGCTCAAGGTCAGTTTCGACGGTATGGAAACCACGACCAACCATCATGCCGACAGTACCGTCCTCAAGAATAGAAAGAATTTCAATGCCGTTCTGCTCAAGTTCCTCCTCATACTCAGGCTTAGCGAGCAGATAGCCGACAGTCTTTCCATAGCCGAGGTCTTCTGTTTCGGAATCGATTTCCTTAACATCCTCCACCGTGCAGCCGAGCACGTCAGCTACCTTCTGCGGGTCGTCCTCTCTGGTGTAGAGCTTGTCATACACATCAGAGGTGATGTTACCTGTAACGCTGCAGTTCAACTTTCTAGAGCAGTTCAGCTTAGCCTTGAAAGGATTCTGCTCGGTAGCGTGAGTCTCGCCATGAGTCACACTTACCGTTTTCTTGGAGCTATTCAACTCCTGGTTGCGAGGACGTCTCGCTGGTGCCTGAGGCTCGGTCTTAGCTGAGGACTCTGCCGGTTTACCAGGCACGATGTTCTTGTTCACATTTACCATGATAAATTTCTCCTTTCGGTAGATAAAATCAATAGTGTATCTCGAGATATACTATTACCCAGAGTCACCGTGGTGTCTCTGTATGTCCTATTATACAAGAATATATCAGGATGTGCTTTTATACCCAGGATTCCAACCTTTCTTAAGGTAACCGTCGAATTCGGATTCAGGAATGTGCTTAATAACACCGTCTTTGTTCACGACACGACGGTGGCGGCGAGCTTCCGCTAACTTTTCGTAATTTCTTGGTGAATCCTTCTTAAATCGATTGAAGCCGAAACGAATATTCGTTGTCTGATACTGCATTATGTAACGAGCTTCTAGGTCGCACGCTTTCTGAGCAGCATCTGGCTCGTCTTTAGAGATAGTTGCCAGGATTTCGTACTTAAAGGCTTCCCAACCGAAGCGATTGATAGCCTTCCAGAAACAACCGCAATGCTTATATCCCGCACCTCCATTTCCGGCACGCTCTGCCTGCTGAGAACCCGTTTTGCCGATGTACCTGCGTCCGTCTGGTGCTACATACGCATAAATCGTGTAGCAACCGCTCTTGATGTAGGGCATACCTATACCTCCTTTATGTATTTACTGTATCTATATTATAACATAAAAACACAGGTTCTACGAAGATATAGAAACGGTTTTGCTTAACTGCTGTGATGTTGTGTTATACATTACACACGCACGCACCGTGCATATAAGCAAAACCGTTATGTTATCTATAATTATTTTCCTGTAGAACCGAATCCTCCTGCACCACGTTCTGAGTCAGGAAGCTCCTCGACCTCCTCGAACTGAGCTCGGGTGATAGCGATTACAACCAGCTGTGCAATGCGGTCTCTGTGCTTAATCGTAACCGGAAACTGACCGTGATTTACGAGTGGTACGCCAATCTCACCACGATAATCAGAATCGACAAGCCCGATGGAGTTGATGAGAGTCACACCATGCTTGGTAGCCAATCCAGAGCGGGGGAACAAGCAGAGTGCTACATCGTTCTCATCAGGGGCAGCAGCAATTCCGGTTGATATCTTCTTGATTTCACCCGGATTGATTGTAACCGGTCCGTTGGGGAGGTCTGCATACAGGTCATAGCCTGCTGCCTGAGCTGAACCCTGAGTAGGTGTGGTTGCGGTTTTGGTAAGTTTCTTGATGCTGATTTTCATCGGTTATTTCCTCCTTCTGCGAATGCCTCGAAACGGTATTTCTGCTTTACGTCCGGGTACTTTTCATGGTCGACTTCGGACATGAACATATCGTAGGGACGTGCTGCCATATCAACACCTGCAAGGCAGGGCGGCGGGCCGTAAAGCGGCTTATACAGCATCAGCTTCTCACCAGTTTCGGTGTGCGTTGCGGTACCGATAATCACATACAGATAATCGGTGTTGTTCTTGTCTTCCAGCAATTCACGCTTGAAATGCTGAACGACGTCACCCGGGAAAAAGGTTCTTTCTGACATTTTCATTCTCCTCCATTTTGGATTTTAGATGTTCTGCACGAGTCTGAGCGAATTCAGACAAGGTAGCGAATAAAAGATACGTATCGAGCTCGTCCGTATCAAAGGTCACCTCCTGGGAAGTACCGTCAGAATTCTTTACAACGAGCTCGATAGACCGTACCGTCCGGTTAGCGGGTGATATACCTTTGAGAGACTCTACCAGACGTATGAGTTTGTCGCGATGACTATTGAGGATTTTATCCTCTTCACTATAAACCATAAGCAACCTTCTTTCATAATAGATAGTTATGCCGAAGCACATGTCTATCTATTATAACACCAGGCATCACAGAGTTCTATCTGCGAATACCTCACCAATGCTCTTGACTACTTCCTGAATGTAAGGTTCCTGGAGCTGCTTATAGACCGACTCGCCCTTTGCTTTGCCGAGAATGCTCTGAAGAGCTGCGCATGACATGCTAAGGAATCCGTTAAGGACACTCTGGAATGTATTACCGGGATAGTGCTGTCTCATATACTGTTCAACCTTAGCAGCGCCCGCTTGAGCGAGGTCATTGATTCCCAGTCCTACTAATACTTGTGTCAGGGACATCGCGGTTTTTGACTCCGCTACACGTTGCATAAACGTGTTCATCTTTGCTCTGCCGCTTCCAGGAAGTGTCATAATCTCGATAGGCTTGATTTTGTAGAAGTCTGCAGGTGTATCGAGCTTACCGCGTTCGAACAGTGCAGTAACGATTGATGTACCTACACCCTTGAAGTTCGCAACTTTCTTGTCCATCCAGCCTTCAAGGCGAGCCAGAATCTTCTGTTTACACTGAATATTCAGGCACTTATCTCCGATAAGCGGAGTTCCGCAAGCAGGGCACGTTCTTGGATAAATAGTAACAACCGAATCATCTGTATGTCTGGCAGACTTGATAGCCGGAATAATGTCACCTGCTTTGTAGACAACAACCATATCACCAACCTGAACGTCAAGGTCCTTGACTCTCTGCAGATTGTGAAGAGTTGCTCGGGAAATTGTGCTGCCCATTACGAGTACCGGGTCGAGAATACCTACCGGGGTGATGTCACCGGTTGCACCTACGTTCCACTCGATTGCGCGGAGCTTGGTTTCCTGTTCTTTTGCAGGGAATTTGTAGGCAACAGCCCAATGAGGAATCTTGCCGTTATCACCGAGCTTTGCCTGAAGCTTCTTGAGATTAACCTTCAGCACCATGCCGTCGATAGGAACATCGTCTTCCTCCCTGTTCTTGTATACCTCGTCGATGACGTTATACAAGCAGTCCTTGTCGTTGAGCACCCAGTATGCTACGGTATCAAATCCCCAGGATGCCAGAGACTCTAAGCACCAAGCATGGTACTCAAGACTACCAGAATGCTCAAGAACAGACGGAGGAACTACCTCCTCAGGAATCTGTGCATAGTTCTCAAGGTTGAATGCTTTGAATGACAGGAATGCAGCACGCTCGATTTCGGATTTACGCTTGAAAATACCGACAGCAGTGTTTCTGGGGTTCGCCTGCTTACCGTATTTCTCGCAGTAATCTTTGAAGCGAGACTTGAGCATGAACACCTCGCCACGCACAACTACTTCACATTTGGGTTCGATTGTCTGCGGAATGCTACTGATGTGCCTAGCAGCCTCGATGCACTCAACACCAACCTGACCGTCGCCTCTGGTTGATGCAGACACGAGCTTTCCGTCACGGTAGATAAGCTGAACAGACAGACCATCGAGCTTATACTCCAGCGTAAAGTCTGTTTCGTGTGTCGGTGTGAATTTCTGCATGAATGCTAGTGCGTCCTCCTTGGTGAAAACATCCAGAAGACTGAGCATAGCATACGGGTGTTTCACATCGCCATCACCGAGGTTCGGATTGACAGACTGGGTAGGGCTGTTTGCATCCGCTCTGTGATACTTTTCGTAATCACGGATGTCAGCCATGTATGAATCGTAGAGCTCGTCTGATACGCCGGTGTATGCACCCTGCATATACAGAATTCTGGCATTATTACACACCTCGATAAGCTCACGATATCTTGCCTCTGAAATCATATAAGTGACCTCCTTGTGTAAATTATTGTATCTATATTATAACATAAACGACGGTGTAACTCGAAGTAGACTACACCGTCGATGCTGTTATTCTGCAGAATTCTCTGGCTCGATTTCGACGTCATCATAGTCAGTTCGAGCTACCGGACGTCGCATAGCTTCATCGAATAACGGAGCTGCCTTATCGAGCGCATCGTCCTCATTTTCCGCATCTACCACGTAGGATGATGTTTGGTAGAATGTAACGACATACTTCACAGCTTCACCTCCCTATTCCAGCATTTGATTACGCCAGACCTGGTCTTATAGCATTTGGTTTGAATACCGCACTGACATCGTATCTGGTATTCGTCAGACAGTCTATACCCAGACCAAGACATTGCCTGCACTCGGTGTATCTTAACCTCTCTTCCACAATATCTGCACGGCTTGAGTATCTGAGAATTCTCAATGCTTTCTTTTAGCTGCCTCATCAGTATGTCACCGGCTTTCCTGTGCAGACACGAATTTCAATATCCATGCTGTCGAACACTTCCTGAATGATTGTCGACACATCAGACCACTTCTGTCGGTCCAATCCACAAGCAATCTTAGGCATTCCAATACGCTTGATGTTCTTGTATTCAGGAACAGTCTGAAGCTGCTCACGCAAGTCTTCTAAAGACTCTCTGATAGTCTTGAGTGTGGGCTTATTTACGCAGTAACGCTTGGTAACCAGATTTGCCACTCTGAGCTCGCCCATCTGTGGTGTTGTCATCTTACCGCTGCTGGTCATATTGATGATGACGCATCTACCAGAATCGTCCCAGCTACCACAGGTACCGGTTACTTTCAGCTTCGTTGCCATGTCGAACCTTCTACGAAACTGCCGTGCTATTCCAGCACCTAGCACATAATCTGCAGACACGCAATGGGCTAGCATATAATCAACAGACAGTGAAAACAGGTCAATTCCTTGTTCTATGTATATCAATTCTTATCCTCCTTCCATGCAATCTTCTGATTGGGTTCTTTATCTTCATACGCAGATAACTTTATGTATCTGAGCGTAGAGATTTCAGGGTCAATACCAACCTTCTGCAATGCTTCAGCATTTTCACGTAGGTTTGCAGCGACCTCCGGGTCCGTCAATCGCATTTTCATCCGTTCCATACAGAAACACCTCCTATGTGTTATCGTTATACTCATATTATAACACATAGGAGGTGTTTGAAACGAAGTTATGTACCGTTACTCTGATGTATCTGGTTTAGGGAAGGTGCATGGCATCCATCGGTATACCTTTGACACAGGAATCTGGTAATAGTCACAGTCTACTTCCTGTGCCGGCGCGTCGAACACACCACAATCGAACTCACCCGATTTGGTATACAAGAAAATATGCTGTCGGTCACACGGTTTGTCTTTCTGGAAATCCAACCAGCAGTCTTCACGACCTTTCAGATAACCGTTCTGGTATCCCTTAGCATATTGGTCACGCTCACCGCGAATTGCTCTCACCAACTCTTCGGCGTTTACGTCGACGCCTACACGCTGACACGCTTCCAAAATCCATTTCTCGGTATTCTCGTCCATAGATTTTTTGAGCTCGGTTTCCAGAGGCATCATCGTAAGTTTGATAGGTGATTCGTAACCAGACATATCCACCGGCATCTTCACGAACGCTCTTCTATTCCAGCTTGCAATCGCTTCCGGTATAGAATGGTAGTGACCACCTTCAGCACCACACCCTCCTTTATCGTACGAGCACAGCACTGCGTATCGGTCACGAAATCCGTCTTTACCTGGATAGGTACGAAGTTCTAGCTGATTGTTACCGCAATGCGGACACGGCTCAATCTGAGTATTCATTTTAGCTTCCTCCTGTTCTTGTAGAATGTAGCACGTCTTTTCTGAATCGACAGCTCCTTCTTTAGGTCACTGATACTATCCGTCAGTTGGTGCAGCATGGGAATAAGTGCTCTGGTCATTTCGTAAGCACCTGCTTCACGGCTGCGCTGACGCTGATAATTCAGATAGTCCTGGACCTGCCAATCAGGTATTTCTTTTCCGTCAAGCCACATACACAATCACCTCACGGCTTCAAAGAAGTGACGTATCTCAGCGTGACGGGTTTACCGCCCTTGGTAGTTTTCAGGTCGTCGAATTCTTCCGAAACCTGTACGGGACAGTTGGTGTAGATGAACTTCAGAGCCTCTGCGGCAGAGTAGTACAGGTGCCTATGCGGTACTCCGTCAACCAGTATCTGGTAGATATCTGCACGCTGAATGTCCAGAACTGACTGCAAGAAATACAGAGTTTCCAGCGTACCGCGGTTGACCCGAGACTCTTGACCTCCCTTCCCCAGTTGCAGATAATACCACCTCATGTCACATTCGAGTGAACCTCTGGTAGCACTGAGAAACAGGTAGTTAAGGATACTCTTTACCATCGTTTTTGTTCTCATCAGATTCCTCCTTGCATTTATAGCAGATATAGTTAGTCGGTCGGTAGTCTGGCGTAAATGCCTTGATAATGTCGGCAAGTACCTCACCGATAACAGTTATCAGAATAATAGTACCCGAGAAATGCCAGAAATTTCCGAGTATATATTCAAGTATCTGTAGCATCGTCTGTACCTGCTATCAGCTTTAACGCTGCGTCGTTGAAACGCCAGCGTTTTGTTTTCACGTCGATTATCTGCTCACCGTATCTCGGATGAAGCATAGGAGTAGGCATTGCATTGATTTCACCGATAACTGCAAAATCATCGGTTGCCTGCTTTAGCACGGTTTTCATAGCCCCGTTCTGCTTTAAGAGCTCCTCACAGCCGTCCAGAAGCTCTCTGAGCAGGTCCTTCTCAAGGCATTTGCCTCCGGTAATTCTGAGCACTGGCTTATTGGTGTCATTGTGCTCCCTCAGTATCGATATTATCTTCAGTAAGTCCATCAGCACGTTCTCCCTTCAGCTTATTGTACTCCTCTTCCAGCTTTATCAGATGCGCCATCTGGTTGACGATGCTGAGCGTAAGTCGCTTGCCGCCACATCTCGGTGCATACAACGGCATACCTGATTGGATAGCTGCAATGATTTCCTGGGGTGTCATTATTGGTACCGGCATCTCACTCACCTACCTCTAGAAACGCAGTAATATCGTCCAAAAGGCAATAACCGTCGCAATCAGCGTCATCATAATGCACCGTAATCGGGTGGTCAGTCAGAATACCGGCTTCCTTTTGCTTGCTCAGAAGTTCCTTCGCTGCTGTCAGCAGTATCGTTGCTCTGTCTTCCATCAGAATCCTCCTTTCCTGCACTAACCAGAGCGGCTGTCAGAAAGCCGCTCCAGTATGATACCAATGCGATAGTCGCACAAACACAGAACATTTTCATGTCTTATCCCTCCAGATACTTCGCCATATTCTGGTCAAATCTCTCTTTATCATTAGGGTCGAAATCGTCGTCTTCCTTGACTTTAGCACGGAGGTGTGCTACCGTGTTGATGTGATTTACCAGTCGGTAATCGAGCGGTGACCTCAACCATTCTTCCGTGCAGATTGTGCAGTCACACGCCTTGTCACAGTTGGCTTTATCGTGAGCACAGTCGCAGTGCAGGTCGAACACAACCTTACCGATAGACGACGGTGAGCATAAGATAAGTGAATAGAGCTTATCAGGGAGAGCATTCAGATATTCACGATTGGATACGCTCTTCGGTTTACTTTCACTCAATTCAGGGTTATCATGAATGTTGCCGATTACTTCAGCACATCCATTGAACTCTGCCAGGCGAACGTCCCACATCTTGGGTGTATCCACACCCACAATCTCTTCTGCCCGGAGGAACACAGCCACGAACCCCGTGGTTTCTTCCTGAAACTCAACTCGGAAAATGCCGTAACCAGCTCCAAGCCAGTTCGCTCTGATGATGTCGCCCTCATAGATAGGAACATTCTTAATGTCCATCATGTGAGCGTATTCACCGATTGTCTGCGGTTCAACCTGTCTCCAGGTGCGGCTATGGTCTAAGCCGATAAGACCGTTTCCGTCCACAGGCAGTCCGTAAATCCATTCATGATTACTGGCACTCTTGCCTCGGCAAATGCACTTAGGCATTTTCTTCATTCTTCTTTGCCTCCTTCTTTTTCTTGTTGGCAATTGCGGCGTTGACGATGCCCTTCAATTCGGGGTAGGTGAGACCCGCATAATTGCAAAGGTCAAGCTGGTCCTGAGAGATGCCGTTCTTAGCAAGCTCGTTCTGGAGCATATCGATTTCATAATCCCCTGCGTCGTAGATGCTAGACATTATTCATTCTCCTTTTCAACGGTGATGTGCGGGAAATAAACGATGTAATCCAGTCCCATATTGTCGGTTTTGAAATCGGTGAGATTTCCATCTTCCAGCATGTCAGCAGCCTCTTTGGCGAGATTCAGGTCATCACGCTTCTCTTTGATAATGATTTCACGAAGAGCCTCTGACACGTCATAAAGCGCAGTTGCCAGCTGGCTGACGGTAATGCCGAAACACAGCTTACCGTACATAAAGCGACCAGAATAGTTATCGGTAACTTTTAAACCGGCTTTCTGCAATCGATTGTAGAGTTTTCTGCTAATTTCCACTGCTTATTCCTCCTTGTCATCGAGTGCGTGGTAAAATTCACTCGACGTAATCTGATAGATTTTTGTGTTATCGTAGCCGTCGGTTACGACTACCTCGGTGGGTGTTTGATACACCGAGCAGAACACACCGGCAATATGAATTTCTCCTAGACGATGTGCTTCGCTGAGGTCACGCTTGATTGGTAAGTCTTGCATAGCATCACTCCTTTAGCTTAATTACGACATGATGTGTGCTCATCACGCACTGATTGCCCGTAACCAAATCAATGAAATTAGCGGGAACTTCTCTGGGATGCTTAACCCAATCTGCCGGAATTTCTACATCAGAAATCTTCTTGCCGCACACGTCGTCCCATCGAAATTTGTCACCTACTTTAAGGTCAGAGAAAGGAGTCTCCGGACCCGACTTAGGAATAGAAGTAATCGGAATCCGATTTACCCACAGAGAACTCAACAGAACGACTCGATGTCCATTGATTAAATTTATTGCGTTAGGCTTTGCGAAAGAAATTCTGCCCCATACATCGTGGTCAGCTATTTTCTTGAAGTAGTTAGGACCGAGTTTGAATACAGTTGCTACGGGAAGTTCGCAAATCGGTAACCTACCCATAGTTCTTTGATAGCTGTTCTCGTCACGAATTACAGCACCACGATACTGCTTTTCAATCTGGCACACGATTTCGGTGTTGATTTGCTCGCGATTTGTACACCCAGAGCTGTCGTACCAATCAGGACCGAGTAGGTAGTGGCACAGCTCATCTAAAGCTACCTGAGCATCCATCGGAGGATTGAAGATACCGTAATCACCAGGTTTACAGAGATTCTTGATACGTTCTGGGTCGAACTTCATCCTCACGATTGGTCACCACCTATGAACTTCTCGACTTCAGCTTTGTCGATAAGCATATCTGCTTTAGCAGCTTCTGTGGGGATGTCAGAGTAGCTAATCTCGCCGCTCTTAACCTTCACGGCAATCTTCAGATTATCGATTGCACGCTGTGCAGCTCCATCACCATTATCACGGTCATAAAGCCTCGGGTCAAATTCGTCCTGACCGAGGTCTACCTTCATTACCTTACCATTCAGGTAATCAAAGTAGATGCTGTCCGTGCCGTCGAAGCTGGTGTGCTTCCGCTCCTGGATTTCCTTTCGTGCCTGCGACAGCGTAAGCTCACCAGATGCCAGAAATCCCAGAAAACTCATTCCCTGCATCTGTGATGCCTTCCAGAGTGCCAGAAGTACCTCTGCTTTGTCCATGCCCTTGATGTTTACCATTGCCATAGAATATTTCCTCCTTTTGTGGTCACCCACGTTTTATTATACCTTATTATAACACATTACGGTGCGGTATTACGAAGTTCACAGTTTAGATATCTTCGCTGTGACCTCCAGTGCTTCAATCCGAGATAGAACAGAATTGTCTCGAGTTCTTCCTTTTCCTTAAAGGCTTTCAATACGAATGGCGAAAGGTACGCTGCCAATCCGTATATAGTTACACCGCGCACCAAGCAGTTATCGTGAGCATCGTAAAGACGGTAGGAATAGCAGTTCTTATTATATTTCTTGAGCTTGAATTTTAGCTTAATCGGTCCCTGCACCGAGTATAACTCTGCAAACCAAGGCATAGGCCAAGCGTTCCAGATTTTGGGTTCGATATATTCAGCTAATTTATCGATGTTCAGCATATAGTCACCTCTTGGTTGCCCAGCGATACCATTTATTTATTGTGCAGAACAGTCCGTACATAAGCATCCAGACTATTATCACGGGCCAGAATGCTCCGATGGGAAATAGATTATCATCTGCCAGAACAGACGCTTCTTGGTCATACGCACACGCCCAGCAAAGACCGACAAATGCGTATAGCACTATACCTACAATGAACAGAACAAATCCGATATCGAACATATCACTCATCTCCTTGATTATAAATCTTTAAGTTGCCGTTCAGCATCAGCCAGCTGATGCTCAAGTCGATTTTGCACCTCATTAAGAATAAGATTACGAACGCTACCGACTGGAACAGACACGTAGGATTCGTAGGTCTTACGACCGTCTTTGGCAGATATACTTAATTCTGGTGATTCTCGGAGATACGCCAGGTCATCTAGCCTTCTTTTTAATACCTTGATTCTATCAGATAGCCTATTAGCTTCCTCAAGTCTTTCTGGAGTCATGCCATCACCTCCTATCTGCAAAAAGATTGGGTTCGATGTATCTAGCTAAGCTATCAATATTCAGCATTACATCACCAGTTTCCCTTCTTGTCTTGACCGATATATACCTGGTTCCAGCAGGCAGTACAGCTTTCGTGGCTGCAATTATCATGAGCAGCGTGGTCAGGTGTACAATCATACGTGCGGTTGAAGTAGCTGTAGTCCGAAGGACAGCCTGCCACGCCGCCGTGACAGATATCTGTAGTTGCAGCTGGTAATTTCTCGAGTATAATATCACGCAGGCGTCTACCGATAAACTCAGGATACGGCTCCTGCGGCTTAACCTCAGTTTCTCCTTCAGCAACCCACTTCTGGGTATAGTTCACAGTCTTAACCTTCTTGCCGTGATTGGTAATGTCTACCCAGGCTTCGGTTATATCGTAATGATAATGGTCTTTCCAGATATCAAATTGCTTGACGGCTTCCTCAAGCGTATCCAAGCTATCGTAGGTGAATAGCACCTGACCGTCCTTTGCTCGAGCCATCGGTGCATACTGGAAGAAATCACTCATCGTCGTCCACCTCCAGTATTCCTTCAGAGCAGAATCCGGGACCTCCCATAACTGCACCCCACATACTGCCGTCCTGCTTATCACATTCTACTCTAGCAATAGGACGCCCGTCCTCATCTCGGTCGGGAATCTCTCTGCGAAAGATGCAGCGATTGCAGGGAACCATTTTTACATGGAAGAGGTCTCCGGCTATCTGAAGCAGATTTTTATCTACTCCGCCCTTAGCAATGATTGTAGTGTATTCAATGCCGTTCAGAACGGTTATGCACTCGTCATGGTCAGCTCGAGCCTGCACACCCATCTTGATTTCGTGAACTGAGCAACAGATATTTCTGAACAAGTTGATAGCATTGATTATATCACCAGCAACACATGAGCCCGCGAATTTATCTCCATGCGAGTCAAGTCCTGATACGAAATAATAATGTTTTGTTGGCATACATATACCTCCTTAATCAAATCTTCCCTTAGCATCAACCGGGACCTTATCAATCCAGGCTTCAGAATCCTTGGTATATCCCATCTCACGGAAAATTTTCTGAGCTTCCTTCTTGGTATCAGCAGTGAAGTTGAGAAGCTTCATACCGTAATCTGAGAAAAGACCCCAGCGATAGTCACGCTTCCGCTTTGCCTTGAAAAATTCAGGAAGCTCTTCGAACCCGAAATCGTTGCAGTAGTAGGCAGTGGTTATGCCGTCCTGAGTAATGACAACGACATCGCTCACCGACAGCGAATGAGCCTGATAATCCGCAGGGTGATGCAGGTTGAATTCCTGGAAGATTGCCTCAAGCGAGTAATTACGCTGACGCTCGCAAGTGTAGACTTTCTGGTACAGCTTGTGAGTAATCTTAATGCCCTTCCTCTGTGCCCACTCATAAGAGCGGAACATAATCGGGTAGTTCGCTTCGTTGTCGATAAGATGATAAATCTCGACTTTTCTTCCATTATCCATGATGTACCTCCTGTTCCTTGTTTGTGTTTACTGTACCTATATTATAACACATTGAGACACAGATTCACGAAGTTGCGAGTTATCATGGGTATGGGTGTGGGCGCAAGCCCACACCCGCTTAGCAGTATACCTTGGTGGTGTTGATAAATACCTATTCCTCGGTGTTTTGGAAATAATCTTTCAGAACTGCAAGAGCCTCCATTACAGCGGCTGCTCGGTCCTGCTCTGCGTGCTTCCCTGCAAGATAACCTTGCTTGTACGCAGCGTCTATCGCCGCTTGAACCTCGCCATCCTGACGCATTCTTCCGGCTCTCATACCGTTCTCATACGATGTATTGCACAGATGTATAACCTGATTACCAGGGTACGATTTTCCCGGTTCTACGGTCGTCCCGCCGACTCTCAACTTGTTTGCCATATCGGTCCCTCCATGTATATTCTTTTGCACGTTCTTCAATTTCAGCACCCATGTTTCTGAGTATCTCATCAGATGCCCATTGATACTGGTACTTAGACATCACCCGCTTCATCACATCCGCAAATTCCGGATAATGCTGCGACAGCCATGTCTGGAGCTCACCGTATCTGTTCAGGAATACGTTAAGACGATACCTACCGCATTGATGATAGAACTCCGACACTGGTGGCGGGTTAAGCGGGTCGGTGATGGCGTCTACGAAATCCTGCAGACTATACACCCATCCTGCTTTGTAATTACCGATGTGGCTTGCAACCGGGTCGTCCACATCAGGAAGAATTTTCTTTGCACATTCTTCGCACAGCAGTCCAGGCGTAGTGAGACGCTCACCGCACTGCAAGCAGAATCGAGATTTCACGACGTGAATTTCGAACGACTTATCCATAATAGGTTACCTCCTTTTCCTCGATGCGGTCGATAGTGCGAATGTCGGTGCAATCCTTGACGTCGACTACATGAAGCTCACCTGCCTTGTCTTTAACACACCAGAACTCCAGTCCTTCCTGCTTAACCACAAGTTCAGCCATCATCACCAATGCACCGTACCTTGCGTGGTGAGCACTTGCACCCGGAATTGCTTTGAGTAACGCAGTGCTGCGAATTACCTTCTTCACCAGATGTTCAGGCTTGGTGTAATAGATGCCTTCACCGTAGATGACCTTAACATACCTACCATAGAAGTTGGTGTACTCCTCAAGGTATTTCACCTCAGCTCCCTTAGGAATATGCTGTTTCCGATATCCGGCTTCATCATAGATGACGTCCTTAGCAAAATACTTCTCGGTTATCTTACTCTCACCCATAATTCTCCTCCTCAAGAAATGATTCTGGTAACCGGGTTCCATACCAGGTCATCATCAGCCCACAATGTGGGCAGAAATTAGGCATACGGTTATTCTGAAGAATAGACGAATGTCCGAAGATGTAATGCGAGTGGCAGGTTCGTCCTAGAACTGTCTTACATCTAGGACAATGGTATATCCGCTCAAACCAGGCTTCGTCACCAGGCTTTGCTTCATGATTGATTACTTCCCACTCAGGGTCAAACTTCTTGTCTGGCGTAGGATACCAATATAGGTGCTCCAGCTCTTCCTTGGTATAGGGGATACATTCCTCATGCGTAGACCAGTCTGTGGTGTCGAAATCATCAACACCATTGCCGGATTCGTAGTCCACCAATACCCAATCTTGAGCCTTGGTATCGTAAGCCAGATAGGTACCATTATTCGATGGCGATACTTCTGACGCTCTGTACCCGTATCTGACAACCTGGTTAAGCATCATCGCACCTCCATCACATACAGCTTTATCGTTACCTCATCGACGCCCTGAACCACCGATGCGACCATTTTGTCACGGTATCTGAACGGAATCATTGTAGGGCAGCTTGCGACCAACAATCTGTTGTCGTACGCATCCAGAATGGTTATGATGTGGTTTTCAGGTATAAGTGACATAATCTGTTCTAGTGGAAACATACCTATTCCTCCTTAGATTTTGAAATTGGGGATAATGATTATATGGTCTTCAGGTGCACCTGCATCTCGTAGCCGTGCTTTCCAGCCCTCTGGGTCAAGGTTATACTGCCTCTGGGTTAGGAACAGATACGGTGCAGTAGGAACTGCCGTCGCTTCTAGAACCTTCTTGGATGCTGTCTGAATTCCCAGGATAAGGGCAGATTTATAAGACATTTCGTGCATATACTTGAACGGGTCATCTGATTCATCTGTTGATGACTTATCTTCATCGATGAATTCGATGTTGACGCCTCTAGGCTGTACCGTGTATTCAGCCTCATCGATGCGGCGTTCTTCGTAAGCATGTCCGGTGAACGCATCGTACCAATATCTCAGACGAACCCAGTCTTCTCCGTCTTTCTTATAGGCAGCTACTACTCTGCCAATCTTGGTGCTACCGTCATTCAGCTTAAAATACGCATAATCACCGATTGTCGGTATTGTCTTCGGCATTGATATTCTCCTTTCCTGCGAACATCTTCTTGAGCGTGTCGCACTCGCCGTTCTCGATTACCCTTGCACAGGGACCGCACATTCCTGAACAGATTACGGCACCCATGAAATCCTGACGCCATTTGCATGTCTTGATTGCTTTATTGATTTCCTTCTGTGTAGGCTCCGCCATTGCTTTCTCCTCCTCCCTAGGGCAATTCTTACATTTTAGCATTCCGAACCCGTCTACGCATGCTCGACAGACGTGCGGACAGTCTGTATTCAGATACTGCATAAAACCTCCTATTCACTGATGTGGCAAGTCACATCAGATTTGACATGAATAATGCGACCCGACCAGACATCAACCGCTTCGGTTGAACTTACCTTTCTCCAAAGCAAGCCTCGCTTCATCGTGAAGTATGCACCTATCGGTATCTTTGAAAACGGCATGCTTTGACCTCCTTGTGTTGTGTTTACTATACCTATATTATAACACAAAGCGGTACGAATTACGAAGTTTCGTACCGCATGGTTTTGATATAAGAAATTTTATGCAGAATCTGTGCTGCTAGAAAACCTGAGTTACCAAACCTTAGTATCAGAATTACCGAGGACGGTTTCATACCTTACTGTTCGTTCAGTCTTTGCGATAGGACGAATATATGTGATACCGGTTATCACATCATAGGAAGGCTCTACCCAGAGCGCTTGAAATAAATGCTGATATTGAGCTCTGGTAAAGGGTTCTGCAACATACTGAACCGCGATTTTCCAGGTGAGATTTGTTCTATCCCGCACAGCAAGCAGGAGCTCCTGCTTGAACACCTGAAGCTCAGAGTAAAGCGACTTCTGAAGATAATCCATCTCATGCTTCTTAGCTTTTAGGTCAATGCAGAATGGAACTGGACATGTCTTGATGTATTCTAAAATCGCGTCGAGACGTTGGTCAATAGCCAAGAATACTTCAGAGAATGCTTTCTCGATAGCAGCTTTATCACACGCCCAGACGCTAGAAACCGACAGCGTTGCAGATGTAAAGGGTTCTGTCATTCTATCACCCCTCTAAGAGATAAATCAACACCGATTATTACCTCGCTGCTGGGATACGGTAGCCCAGTATACAGACCCGCGTCACGCAGTTTCAGCAGCGTACTGGTTTGAGCCTCATTCGGTATGCCCTGAACACGATTGTTCCAGACTGCGATACAACCTGTCTTAGCGCAGAGGTAGTCGATGCCGTCTTGACCGAGCTGGGCTTGGTAATATTCTTCGTAGATGTCATCCATGCTCTTGCCGTAGATTTCTGCCAATTTCATCATGTGAGACGGTGTAGCGTATTCAGGCGTACCATCTGGTCTGATTATGAGCTCTAGATAGTTGACGAATGTCGATTTGTGAGTGGCAATGTCGAACGGAGAATGCAAGACCTCTTGCATTCGCTCTGAAGAAGGTGTCTGGAACATAATCAATCCTCCTTGTACCAACCGTATAATTTAGCTTTTTCCAGTAACTCTGCTCTTCGCTTCTGTCTCTGTTTCTTTGTCTCAATGCTACTCAGAATACTTGTAATCCCAGTAGCAAGACACAGACCAAGCAGCGGTAATCTCCCAAACCGATGCTGAACTATAAGAATTATACTACCGATAACAGCAAGCAGAATATTGATAACACCTATCACGAAAAGACCTTTATCCTTTATTCTCATTTAGACCACTCCTTTCTTAGTCGGCTGCTTCTAGCAGTTCGCAACATCTGACTGCAGTCAACGTCATCGCAGGGTTAGAGAAGAACCAACCCCAAGCCGCCATCCTACGATTGGTAGCTCTAGAAACGACATAAAGATTGGACAGCTCGCAGTTTTGCTTGTCGTTATCAAGGTGAATCAGCAACTGGTCAGTGCCGAGCTTGCCATGTGCCTTCTCCCACAGGTATCTATCTTTTTGAACCCAGTTGCTGTTCTTACCTAGCTTAGCACGAGCAGGGTTGTCGGCGATTTTGATGAATACCCTACCGCGAGTATCGATACGTTCCGTACCGATACTTGCTCTGACGGAATAGTCATTCCGTTCACCTGCAACAAATCCGTGTTCACCCTTGCGGTCATGGTTAATACCGTTTCTCAGACATGCGTGCTCTACGCTGGATTGGGTAAGGTTCAACCCGAAATGCTGATTGAAGGGAACATGAATTGTTCTCCAGCCATACTCGTGAATGTGTTCTTTAAGCCAGGTTAACTCAGCTTCAGTCCACTGATGTCGCTTTGCCATCGACCTCACCCACTATCTGATTGATGCGGCTGCCGTCCTGATTTGTGAACTTGTCTGCACGCAGGATGATGTCCGCATTGTTTATCATCTGTTTAGCCAGCAACGCAACAGCTTTCGCGTCTTCCGGCTGAGTGGTTCCAGCAATGAGCTTATCGAGCTCGGTACCGAGAACCTTCTGCAATTCAAGCATGGTCATGATGTTATTCCTCCTCTTCTGATACTGCTCGTGGTATGCTCGAAAACGGCGTGTACACCTTGTTACCCGCAATTGACGAAATAATGCGACAATATAACTCGATATGACTATCGCCAAACCAGCACAGGCAGTGCTCTGGTAAGCGTGCCTGATAGCGTTTCTTCTTGGCAGGACAGTAGGTTTTCATGCTATCCTTGCATGATGGATAGACATCATAACCGTTCGGGTCCTGAGTTATCTCTAACTTTTTATCACCGATAAGTGCATACACCATGACTCTGAGGTCTTCCTCAATCTGAGGGATTAGAGCTTTATCGGTGTAGACACGAGCTCGGTATTTTAATGCATCTGCTTTTTCATTCTGCATGATTATCCTCCTTATAAGAACTGATGATAGATTTCCGGCAGCTGGTTGTTGATTTCGTCGCACTGATGGCATTTGAAATCCTTAATCTTCTGAATGATAACTTCTTCCGGTTCGTAGATTGAAGTAACCTTCGGACAGAGGAAGGATTCTCCTAAACGGATGCTGCCATCAATACCGATAGCAGGGGTGCAGAAGAAACCTTTGGTTAGTAGAGACTCAACAATCAACCCAATCGAGGGATTAGGCATCTGTTTGGTGATAGCCCTGAGATTAAAGCATTTGGAAGCACGTGCCTTCCAGGGCAGATTGTTGTCTTTTGCTCTGCCCTGAGGGTAGACATTTTGAACACAGTCTGTGCAGAGTACGAACCCGTCTTCTCGCCACAGGCGCTTATGTGTCGGAAGTGTTTTCGGGTAGTACCGAGTGTCTGTCGAAATCTGCCAGAACACATGAACATTCTTCGTACCTTTCACAATTCGCTTAGCTTCCTCCTGATGCTCCAGGCACCAGAAGCCGTTCGATGTAATCGTGATTGCACAAGGCTGTCCATTCTTATCAAGCGTATCGATAATGATACCCATCATATCGACGAACCTTGGATGCTCTGTAGGCTCACCGCCGGTGACGCAGATGTGCATTGCTGCTTGATTAATCATTAGAAAATGCAATGCGTCACGCAGAGTTTCTTCTGTCATGTGTCGGTCGCACGGTACAGCTCTGTCCATACAATGAGTACAGCCCATCGAGCATGATTCTGTCAAAACTAAAAGCATATTATTCCTCCTTCTGTTGAGCCATGTGGCTATTTTCCTTTGCATAATACCGGATTTTCTTAAGCTGGAGTACATTACATTTTTCGCATCGAACACTTCTATAGCTCCAGGATGTTTCCGCTGGAATGTTGCTATCCAGAAAGAACCGTATCGACATTGGTTCGCTGCATCGGCAGCACGTCGTGTCCATAGTTACATCTAACCAACCCGCGTCGGTTACTTTAACCTGGATTCTGTCATCAGCACCATATCCCCCAAAGCACACGCCAGGTTCGATGACGACAAAATAGTCATGCTCAGAATCCTTAGCAAGTAGGTATTTCATGATTAGTCCACCTCAATCCTCCTTCTGAGCATCCAGCTGTGCTCTTCTCTTGATGTAACAGCTTGGACAGGTACATTTGCCATTCAGCCAAACCATATCATCGTAGTTGACTGACCTCTGACAGTCTGGGCAGAGTCGGTAATCCTCAGACTTCCGTGCTAAGTCTACCCCGATGATGTATGGCTGTTCAGGTATAAGAGTCCAGCTTCCGCAACTGTCTGAATACGGGTCGTCGATTGAAAGTCTACCGAGTGTGCAGGTGTAACCCTCTGAGCAATTACAAAACCTGCAGGTTATACAATATTTATCCATGATTTTCCTCCTTAATCACCTGAAAGTGGACTGACAACTGAAATGATAAGACCAAGAACTACGCCAACAGTTCCGATGATTTCCAGTACAGTCCTGCTGTAGCTTTGTGCTACAGCGATAATAATGAGTGATATGACAATAATCGCTATACCGGCAGCGAGAACCTCGAAACGTGTACTCATTCTGCCACCTCCTTATCTGTAACCTCTTTTTGTTGCTATCTGATTAAAGTAATCATCGATTACGTCGTCGTTCGCTAAATCTTTGACAGGAGTCGCTCGATACTTCTGAAGTAACTCCTGGACGAGCGGACCCAGAATAAGTTCCACAGCGTGCTCGTTCTCCTTAGAAAGAGGTTCTTCATCGAAACCGATTTCACGAATAGCTGGTTCATAGGTGTTGAATTGAAGGGTGTAGCAGAAGTGACCGTTCATATAGATAGCAAACGATTCCTCGCCATCCCAGCCGAAGTAATCGAGAGTTAAATCGACGTTCTGTTCTGATTTGAACTGCTTGATGTAGGGCTGCAAGTCTCGGGTCATAGCCGCTATGATATACCAGGCATCCACTCGGTTTGATAATACCTCTTCTTCCTCATCGGGAAGGTCTGTGAACTTACCCATTGAATCCTCCTTTCGTATCGAACACACTTGGTATGATTTTGATAGCATCCTCAGGCAACCCGCGCTGCCTTAGAACATCATGCCACCCGTCAGGGTCGCTTTCATACTGCTCCCTTGTCAGGTACAGATATCTTTCTTTCGGCTGTTCGGTATCGTGGAGTAAGCGTTTACCGGCCTCTTCGATAGCTTTCTTTAGCCTATTCTTATAGTAGTTCCTAGACATACTTCCTCCTTAGCTGACGATGTCAAAGTAGGCAGTGTCGTCTTTCTTGACATAGGTCATTTCGCAATACTGGTCAACCGAACTCAGCAGACGATTAACTCGAGTTTGAACTCGACGAGCTTCTACCACGGTGACACCTGGTAACGTGAACAGCTTTTCGCCGAGCAGCTCATGCACACGATTACCGCTATGGTCTAACCCGAAGTAATCGAGCAGCTTGTCCACGACGACGTCTACATCGAATGCTCGCTGGGGCTGTGCATTGTCGATGCGTTCCTGGATTTTATCCAGGTCCCAGTTGGTAGGGAATGTCTTGATTAGGCAATGACCAGACTCTTTGTCGTAGAAGAGACAATTGCTGTTCTCGTCGCAGGGGTCTACGCTACGACAATGTTTCTGTAACTGCTTAGCAGCCTTAATCAGTGACTCCGGTTTGATGTTCATATCCATACCTCCTTTTATTTCTGAGTGAACTCTGTCTTCTTGATGATAGCTCGAAAGCGAGGTTCATCATTCGGATAGGTCAGTACGGTGCCGGGAGTAACCAGATTGACGAGGACATCGCTAATCGGCTTGTGGTGCAGATGACTCAGCGCTTCCTGAACACCTGTCTTGATGTCACCGTAGGTTGTTGTATCCGGAACATCGACGATGTATCGGATAATGATTTCACGTCTACCCATAAGATTACCTCCTTGATTTACGTTTACTGTACCTATATTATAACACAATCATGGTACGCATACGAAGTTGCGGTATTGTGTGATGTCTGGGATTTGTGCAGAATCTGTGCTGCTAGGAAACCGGGAAATTCTGAAATCGGGAGTCGGGAACCTGGACGCGAAGGCGTTTGCTGGTTAGCTGGGTGTGGGGTGCTGGGAGCTGGGGTCGGGATGCTGGGAGCTAGGGCTGGGGGCTGGGACACGAAAGCGGGGAGCAAGGAGACGACGGTGTTTGCTGATGTCTGGGGTTTTTGGCGGGATGGGTGCTGGTGGAAAAACGTAAAATGCGGTACCGTAGTATCGGAATACCGTTGAAAGGTATTTCGAGACCGGTATTTTCGGGCGATTATGCTGGGATATATCCGGTTGAAACTTCGGTATCTGCTGCTAGATGTGTTATATAACATAGCTAGCACATATACTCGAAGCTCCTACAGCCTAAAAGAAAGGGGCTGCTAACCGCAGCCCTGCTGGCTTAGTCGGGGTAGCCAGCGTCGCGACGAGCCTCAGACCATGCAGTATGCTGCTCGAGGTCCTGAATAGGGCTCGGGCCGTAGGCGTTGACACTTTCGGCATTGACTTTATCGCCCTCGGCACACAGCAAGCAGATGTCAAAGAGCTTCTGGTCGGAGTCCCGACGCCAGCACAGACGCACGTTGATTGAGGTAGTGTCGCCACAGCACGCACACTTCGGACGGATTGCAAGCAGATTGTTTCTAGCCATAAGGCACCTCCTGTAAGGTCAGTAGCAGTGTTCTATTGTATCACTATTATAACACAGCACAGTGCGTAGCACGAAGTTTGCTACGCCTACCTCAGGGCTTCGAGTTCTACCGCACTATACCTTCTAAACCACAACCGAGCTCAGCAGAAGAACTCGAAGCCACTAGGCGACGAGTTCCTACACCACGCATGCTAACGCACGCTAACGGTTCCTCCTAGGCGTATACTTGTATGCCTACATCCGGTTACCGTTAGCGTGCGTTGTGCTGCTGTGTAAGATTTTACAGAACCCATGCCCGACTCATGCCGGGTTGGGGTCCAGGGCCTGGAGGTTGTACCAGGCGTCGTTGAGTCGCTCGTCCCACGCAAAGTTCGGGGCAAGGTCGCACAGCACAGCATCGTCACCGTGACGACGAATAATGGACTTTTCGAGTGCGTAGTATGCGGCGTACCCAGTCTCGGTGTTGAGATTAGTCTGAGCGATGTACCAGAGCTGAGCTTCTGCTTCGGTAATATGATACAGCCGCTTGGCAACGGACTTGCGGAACTCCCAGAACGCATTGATGCCGACCTGAGTGTTGATGTGGGACTTAGCAGTGTCGTACAGGGCACCCTCGTTACCAACCAGGCCGTGGAACGAAATGATGCGGTCCATGAGCTGAACGGGATTGTAATTGAAATTAGCCATAATGTACCTCCTAAGGTTACAGGTTGTGGACTTGTTTATTGTACCACTATTATAACACACCTGAGGTACTGCTACGAAGTTCGGAGCGCCGCTCAGATGAGCGGCATTCTCCACCAGGTGTCGCAGTCCTTGACCTCTGCGGGAATGAGTCCCTTCGAGTCCAGGAAGTAGAACGCGAGTTGTGCTGCTTGCTGCATCACCGTCTTGTGCATCTGTCCTGTTCTAACCCGCAGACCGACTTCGTAGTTGGCATTGGGGTTGACGGATTCGAGTCCCAGGCTCACCAGCTTGCGAGCCAGTCCCACCGACTTCTCGTTTCGACCGTCCGGACAGCTCTGAGACATCTCAAAGACAAACGCCGTGAAGAAAGTCTCTGCTTCGTCCGGGCACTCGGCGTTCAGCTTTTCGACTGTCTCAGGTACGATGCGTGCGAACCCAAAGCTGTTTGCTGCGCTGTCGAGCTCCTTGTTAGCAAGTGCCCATGCCTTCTGCTTAAGACATTCGATGAACTTTTCCATATCTATACCTCCTAAGAATGTTTCCAAGGTCGTCCCGGAGCGGCGAGGATTGCGCCCACTATTGCAAGCACTCGGGGTGTGGTTACTGCGACCTTCTCTGCGACGCACCCGCCCCACTCGCTCCGTTGTTTTATTGTATCTATATTATAACACAACCTGAGGTGTTTCACGAAGTTACATCTCCTTCACCTTATCATCAACTGGAAGAAATTCCAGTCAAAGTAGCAAGGGTGCTCTTCGGTGTTGTGCAACACGATGTTGAAATATGAGATGAACACCCATGCGATGAATGTGAAGACGAGCGCCCATGCCAGGCATTCGATAATGCGGTCCCATCTGATGTGTCTTTTCTTTTCCATAGCCTTATCTCCTTTTCTTCTGCTCGTCTGTATCTACCGGATTAGTAGGACTCCTTGGTGTAAAGGAGTGCGGGTCCCATAACGAGTGCTGCCACCAGAATTGCTACTGCCATAATCTTTTCCTCCTAAGCTCTTTGCTTTTTGTTTCCGTTGTTTGTTTTACTGTACCTATATTATAACATTTCTAGAGTAGCATTCCGAATTTTGGCAGTACCAATTCACACCATAACTAAAGGCGTACCGGTAAGGTGCGCCTTTATTTTGCTGTGGTTTTGCTGTGGTTTTGCTTGAGGTATACCGTGAGGTAGTATAATTGTACACCGTGAACAACCGCGGTGTATGCGTTAGCGTGCTGTGACCTTATTTACGGTGACCCATGAACGCCTCGATGAGCGGGTCTTCCAGATGAGCCCACTCCGACTCGGAGTAGTTCCGCACAATCAGCGTAACCGCTTCTGCTTCTGAGCAACCGAACTTGTTGCGGTACTCGGTTATCTTGCCACACCACACGACGTGACCATAGCGGTTATGGATGTATTCTGCACTACCGAAGGTAGCACGCATCGCCTTCTCTGCACGCATCTTTGCGATAGCCCGAGCGTTCTCTACTTCGGCTTCACGCCATACTCGCTCGGCAGTGAAAGCACTGTGAGTAGTGCTGACAGGAGTCGTACCGACCGGTGCTGCGGATGGAGCTCGGTGAGCTGTTCTTCGAGCTTCTCGCTCAAGCCGAGCCTGCTCCTTACGCTGGGCTTCCACGATTGCCTGAGCCTGTATCTTAGAAGCCCGCTCAGCGTTTCGGTAATCCTCAGGTGACCATTGGAAGCCGTGTGGCATGATTACACCTCCTTCAGCTCGTACCAGTCTCTGTCGTAGCAGCCGCCCTGGGTGTTCTCCACCGCATTGTTGAGCGCGGTCACGAGACCCTTGCCGGACTTCGGATTGGTGTTAACCTTGCGAGCACCCTTCTCCCACTCGTAGGACTTGCCTGCTTCGAGCGTATAGCCGAACACGTCGTTGATAAGGTGCTCCAGCGTGCCGGTGTACTCGGTTGCTCTGCCTCTGTGGTGACTGATTATGGTGTACTCTTTCTTCTGTGCCATAAGCTACCTCCTGCCCCAAGGGCTGTCTGGGTTTTGTTTTATTGTACCTATATTATACAGGATTCTGACTGGCTTTACGAAGTTTCCTCGTCCTCACTCTCGATGTATGCGTATTCGACTTTCCAAGCGTCACCGAGGTACCAATCCAGGCGAATGCCTACTTCCTTGTCGTCGAGGCAGTCAGCAAAGATTGACCTTGATGCGTTCGACGGGATGAATGCCTTGTTGTGATTGGTGAATCGGTAGCTTCTCTCCTTTTCGGTATACGGTGCATAAAAGCTGTCTTCGGAAATCACGACCACCGCCGTAACCTTCGGGCCGAAGCCTTTGCAGGTGATGTTATGCTTTTCGTTGAATGCAACCAGATACTGGCAGAGCTCCTGCCATGACATTCTCTTCTTATCCATTGAGTACCTCCTTCTTGTAGTTGTCCAGGACTACCTTAGCCCAGAACGCAGCATTCTCTCCTGTCGTGACCTCCTTCCAGAGCTCGGGCAGCGTGTATCCGTGGTCTTCGGGATAAACCTCTACCTCGTGCTTGACTGCTCTGTAAAGCATGACCTTATCTGCCATATCTTACCTCCTGCCTCTGGGGCGTCCTGTGTTGTGTTTTATTGTACCTATATTATAACACACCGCAGGCAACAGCACGAAGTTAATGACCACGTCTGCTAAACCGGTCAAAGTCCCTGCCGACCTGTCTGCGAGTCTCGTCCTGCTGGTCGTCAATCATCTTAAGAATGACTTCCTGGACGATTCGGCAGATTTCGAGTTGTGTCGGTGTATGTCCGAGTGCGGATTCCAGCTGGTCACGAGCCGGAATGTTTCGAGTAACGCCCTCAATGGTAATGCTCATCGAGGTGTCGGGCTTCTGTTCGAACAGGATACGCTTGTCGTCCTTCCTGCTATACATCCAGAATGTCAGCGTGCCCTTCGTGAATCCTGCTCTCTGAATTACAAACCCGAGTGTCTTCTCAAAGAATGTCTTCAGTTGCGTATCTGTATTCTTGACCTCACCCATGGTCTTGTCCTCCTTGTGTTTTATTGTACCTATAGTATAACACATCTTAGGTAGCAGCACGAAGTTTCATTACGACTTCCTACCGTGGTTGCGGCGGAAGAACGACAGGAGGTTCCGGTACTTAGAGACGTCAGCATCTCGGAACCGCAGGGGCTCCTTCACTTCGATATCAACTGCGATTACGTCTTCGTCCTGAGGTATCTTTGCTACCAGGATTGAACCGATACGTCGAAGCTCTCCCTCCGTTCCTACAACCTCTGGTAGCCATCTTGAGAACTCGATAATATCCTGGGTAGATTCCCATAACCGGTATACCCGGTCGGGTTTTAGGTTCTGTGCCATCTGTATCTCCTTTCGCCGCACTATTTATTCGTCTGGCGGCAGTGCTTCGACCCTCTTGAGCAGCTTGGTGAAATCGATACCGAACTCGGTTTCGATATGCTTGCGAATGTCGACCGCGTTGAACGGCTGTAACCAAGGAGCTGCGTCAGACAGGTCACACAGACCCATCATACCTTCGAACAGCTTCTGCTGTCTACTCTTCTTCCAGCCCTGGGACATCTCAAGTGCATACATGACAAATGCCATTCCCTGAATTGCACCTTCGAGTGTTGCTTCCTGATAACGCTGAGAGAACTCTTCCTCTAAGCGCTTCGATGCAGCTTTCTTCAACTCGTCGACTGATTGGATAGGGCACCTCATCTTACTCTTGCCCTTAAACCTGCTTTTACTCTTCCCCATCCGGTACCTCCTCAACTTCGTAGATGCGCACATCGTCGTGCAGCTTGTAACGGTCTCTTGCCAGCATGCCTACCGCCTCCAGGCTCGGGGCGAGAATGATGCCCTCACCCGTCTGCCCGTTGCGGAGTGTATATCTGAATTTGAACTTTCGCATAGCAACCTCCTTACAGCTTGATGCGGCATACACGGACTTCACCACGAGCCTTCGGACTCTTAATGCCACGCTCTTCCAGGTAAGGGATAAGGGCCTCCAGCGGTACGTTACGAGATTCGGTGATGCTGGAGTCACAGAAGTCCTCACCAGACTCGCGCAGTGCTTCGTACTTCACGGACACACCAAGTCTGGGATTGCCCAGCGGGTCATGCATCTCACGAATACGACCGACCGTAACCTTGGCATAGTTTGCGATAGAGCCCCAGGCTCCTTGATAGGCGCAGAAGTCGTTCGGCTTCTCGACTGCGGTAATGCCGAGCTCTGCGAGCTGGGAAACGACGTCTGCTACCAGAAGAATGTTCTTATCCATACCTTACCTCCTGCCCTAAGGGCTGTGCGTGAACTGTTTTATTGTATCTTAAGTATACACGATTCGTGGTGGTGATTACGAAGTTATGTGCCCACGATGAGGGCCTGGAACCCACCCACGGTGCTCTTTGCTTCTCTGATAGCTTCTGCCTTTGCCTTCGAGTACAGACCGTGCTTGATGATAGGTTCGTTGAAATCTGTACCGCGAGAGGACACGATGAAGAATGCCCAGGTGCCTTGACCCTTCGGCTTGTGTCCGTACATCTCTTCGTAGTTCTCTGTGAACACTTCGATTCTCTCTGCCATGATTAACCCTCCATCCATCTGAGCATATAGAGCTCACCATCTTCGGCTTGAACATGCCAGCAGTTAGCTGATATCGGCCACGCGGTGACTCCTTTGATTCCCGACTTGCGCTCAAACTCTTCGAGCACCCACTGCTTGAGGTCTTCTACTGCCATGATTAGCCCTCCTTGTTCTCACGGACTTCTGCCTGATAGCCCTTGCCCCTGAGGAACCGAGCCTCCTTGTCTGCTTTCTTCTTGTCGTCGTACCAGGCAGCTAACTCCATTCCCTTACCGTAGTCTGCGTACACGTGGTATCTGAAGTCCTTAACCGTCTTTCCCATGCGAGCACCTCCGTGTTTTATTGTACCTATAGTATAACACTTACCAAGCGGTGGAAACGAAGTTACCAAGGCTCGCTCTCTGAGACATCGTCGTCCCAGTACTCAGGGTCGATAAGCTCCTGCCCGAACACGTTGTACCACTGCCCGCACTTCGGACAGCTGCACGCTCCCTGATACTGGTCGTAGAGCTCCACGGTCTCACCGCACACGCACTTGCCCAGAGCGTTATCAGTCACCGTGTACCTTCGAGTGGTGAACTCAGCGTATTGCCTGGTGAATCGTTCTCTGTGCGACATAGCGTAGTCGTAGTTGTCACGCTGAGCCCTGCCAAGTTCGGCATTGGAGTCGTCGAACTGAATATTGCCGTTCTGGTCGCACGGGAAGCTGAACCCACAGCCGTCTGCGTCGGTGAATTCGATGTGGTACTCAACTTCGGTATGAGTAGTTCTCGGCTTGATAATATTAAGCATAATCAGCCCTCCTCTATGCTGTGCGGGACTTGTTTTATTGTACCTACATTATAACACAGCTGCGATTGAATTCCGAAGTTACTTCCAACCGTATGGGAAGTTGTAATCCACCAGTCTGCACAAGTCCTTAATCTTCAGCTTAATGAAGTCGTACCTGCCGTACCCAGACACACCACCGAGGGTTCCTACCGACTCACAGGTCTTAGCAAATTCGTAATACTTCTGGTAGAACGCAAGGCGTTCCTGTCTATCCTCTCCTACAGCAGTAAGGTCCTCCTGGAACTTCTGAACGGCTTCCTGAGTAAGCTCCCAGGTTAAGCTATCTGTCTTTGCGGCTTCGAGAAAACGATTGATTATATCCATAGATGCCTCCTTAGGTATCGGGTTTACGTTTATTGTACCTACATTATAACACGTTCAGCGTAGCATTCCGAAGTTGCCGCACACCGTTAAAAACCGTGACCGTGGTTGCACCGGTGCGGTGAACACCGTAAAAATACACAGCACGCTAACGCATGCTGTGGGTTCCGTGTCGTTGGTATGTAATTACACACCGTGCACAACCACGTGGTATACCACGGTTTGCGAGGTGGTGCTTTCGCAGTAGCGGTGGTATCGGCAGCTCCTTGGAGCTTCGAGTTCTTCTGCTGAGCGTCTTCTATTTCTTAATCACAGATGCTGGTGAAACTCGAATTGCGATAGTTGAAAACAAAAGGGCTCTTTCGAGCCCTACGCTTTGTTTATACCTGGTGGTCAGCAACCCAGTCTTCGACGAGCTCTCTGAGCGCCCCGTCTGCACAGTCCAGTACGCTATCTCCGTCTTCCTCGGCCTCTTCGATAATGCTTTCGATTTCCCCGTCCTCCAGGTCGTAACCTCTGTCAGCAGCGAACGCACGCATCTTCTTGTAGACCTCGTCGTAGGCCTCGCTCTCGGCTTCTTCCTTGCGGTCAGCGCGGTACTCCGATGCGAACGCTTCAGGTGAGGACATCGGACCACCCAGGTCAAAGTCACTGCCGCCGTTGTCGTACCATTCGGCAAACGCATCGTCGAGCTCTTCGATTGACCTGTTGAACTCCTGGGCCAGTTTGGTGAGCGTCTCTTCGAGGGTCTGAACCCATTTCTTAGCTTCCTTAAGCATGCTGTGCTCCTTTCTTCCAAGGACCCTTCTTGGTCAGGGTTCCTTCGTTGTGGTCGTAAAACCAGTGGTTCTCAGAAGTGTCGGTGATTGCAATGCCACCGTAGACAGCTTCGAGCTTCTTGATGAGTATGTTCTCAGGCCACGCCTTGAGTAATGCCTCTAAATCCTGCTTCCACATACTGTACCCTCCTTGTGTTTTATTGTACCTATATTATACAGGATGCTGAGCGGAATTACGAATTTTCATGTGGGGCGGGACCTTGCGGCCCCTGCCCCTGCCGTTCGACTTACTCTGCGTCTGCGATGTCGTCGACAACCTCGTCGGGGTTGATTTCGTCGACCGGAGCTTCGTCCTCGCCCTCTGCGGGAGCCTCAGGAGCTTCCTCCTTCTCAGGCTCAGGGCGTACCCACGCACCGTTCGTTGTACCTGCTTCGATTGCTGCGAGGACCTCGCCGAACACTGCCAGTGCGACTGCGACACGGTCGCCCTTCGTGTCTGTTACCTTGCAGTAACGTGTGAACACGTCGGACACTGTGCTTGCGGTACCGCGGACTGCCTTCTGCTCTTCGACGCAGCGCGCGATGATGTCCTTGTCGATGTAGGAAACAAACTTGTCGTTGCCGATGAGCTCAGCGACCTGAGTCGGAAGCTCGATTGCGCAGCCCTTGACCTTCTGGGTTGCATCGTCGGGGTTGACAACAACCTCGTTCCACGCGAGCTTCGTGTTCTTGCCACGAGATGCTGTGAACAGGAGCATGGTCTTGGGGCCTGCCTCTTCGATTGCGGTTGCCTCTGCGGTCTCGATTGCCTTTGTGTTCTCTGCCATGGTAACTTCCTCCTTCTCGTTTGCGGTTGCGATTGCGTTGTTCTCGATTGCCTGTGCGTTCTGAATGTTCTTCTTAGCCATAATGTGTACCTCCTAAGTACTCTTTGTTGTGCCTGTTGGGCGTTTGTTTTATTGTACCTGTATTATAACACTTGCCAGGTACTGTTTACGAAGTTTGTGTCTCTGCCCTGTTGTCGTTGTGTTTGCCTGTTGTGTTTTAGTGTGCTTACATTATAACACACCGTGTGGTCGTTCGCGAAGTTGTGTCGCCTCCTTGTTGTCGTTGCGTTGTGTTGTGTTGTTGTGTTTTAGTGTATCTGTATTATAACATATCCACGGTTCGATTCCGAAGTTCTCAAATCTCACGCATAACGGTGTATGCGGTGTGGTTATGCAGATGTATAGTTATACGCCTGAGGTGTAGTACCTCGCTTTGCGTGTAGCGTGCGTGTGGTATGCTTGCGGCATGGCGGTGTTTGCGGTGTTTGCGGTATGAGAAATCGTTATAAGTTAAAAAGCCGCCCGCAGGGCAATGCGTCGCAGACAGTCGTGGAACAGGCGGTAAAGGTGGGGGTTGTCGAAGACAGAGGCACAAGGACAGTCCCGCAACGAAGTGAAGGACAGCAGACGATTAGTCGAATGGCCTATGTGCCGAGACCGATAATATATGTTCAGCCCCGATAGGAGAACGATACACTCGAAGGTGTAGCGGTGGGCGGACAGCAGGGAGCCCGGCGAACATATATTATAATGTGAGGTATGTAAAAGGGGTAGAATTAAAAATCCTACACGAAAGCGGGAGCTTCGAGTAGGATTGCTTTGTATAATTTGTACAAATTCACCAGGAAACCACAACAAAACCCATCGAAGTGAGGGTCTGTACTTCGATGGGTTTCGCTACCCGTGTGAGCTTTACGCATTTTTATTCGATGTGGAACAGTCGTCAAGGTTGGGGGTTAGTAGTTGTTGCTACTATAATCATTATAATGTATAGGCGCTCGAAAGTCAAGACTTTTTCTAAAATTTCGTTATCTTACACAAAGCCTGAGTACGCACAGTAGTGAACACTTGTACAGAATTTTTAATTCTAACCACCGCCAAAACAGACGCCCGTAGGCGCCTGCTTTGGTATATGTGAGCTTAGGAGATAAGGAATTATCTGAATGATTCGATAATGAATCGCGGTGAGTTACGCGGCATGCGCGCATTGTGCTGAAGCAGTCTGCCGTATTCGTCCTTGAGGTCGACGTAGACACAGCGAGCAGTAACTCCGATGATGATTCCGGTGTAGGTGTTCGCGCCCTCACGAATCAGAATCTTGTGATGCATCGCCTTGCCAGTTTCGAGTGCCTCTTTGAACTTGTCCCAGTAGGCCTGCTCCTGCTTCTGCTCCTTCTCCTGGAGTGCGTCGTACTCCTGCTTCGACGGTCTGGAGAAGAACGGAGGCGGTGTAACTGTCTTCCCGAACACCTCAATCGGTTCCTGCTCCTTCGCGATGTAATCCTGGGCGAGCTTGACGACGTCGTCGAGCACCAGGTTGAGCGGTCTGCCCAGATAGCCCTGGGTGTCAGGTGCATTGTAAATCGCGCAGAGCTTCGGTACCAGAACCTTCGTGAGTTTGTCCAGGTCAGCGGAAGTCTCCTGGTCACACTTCAAGGTGTACTGGATGCAAGCAATCTTCGGCTTGAGCGTGAGCCCCTTGGCGTACTTGGTTGCCATGACATTGAGCGTGTGATGTACTGCCATGAATGCCGCTACCCTTTCGATGCTCCATTCCTCGTCCTCGACGAGCTTGTCGGCATTGTGGCGGATGAAGTTGAAACCCTTCTGCGTGATTGTCCAGAATTCAGCCATACGCTGTACCTCCTATATGTGAACTGGTGTTGTGTTTACTGTATCTATAGTATAACACAACCCAGGGTGTGATTACGAAGTTTCATGCACCCGCACTGCTTAAATGCACGATACGCAGCAGTATAAACATACGTGCGCGGTAAGCAAAATCGCGCAGTGCGAGGTGGTTTTCACCTTCGAGTTAGTCCCTTCCGTACCCCTGCTGGTGCATGAGGTTGACGTACAGAGCTTCCTCGTCGCGGTCGCAGATTGCTTCGATAAGGCGGTCTGTGAACTCCCGGAGGTCTCCTTCTTTGGACATATCGTACAGCCCTGTGCGTCTTTCGACATGGTCGACAACATCGTCGGGGTGGTATTTGTGGAAGACCTCTACTGCTTCGGTTTCGCTATTGGCGTAGCAGATGCAAAAATCTTCGTCAGTGCAGGCACCGTCCTGCTGGTAGTATACACGATAACGCATTAGTGCACCTCCTTCGATTTCAGCTCAGCTACCATTCCCGCAACCCCGGTTGCGTCGTAGACGATTGATGCGGCAATGTCGCGCATAAGCGTCTGGTGGAATGCCAAGCACGGCGGCAGTACATTGAGCAGAGCTTCGAGCTTATCTTCTGCTGATTCCCAGCAGGCATCGAGCACGGTTCTGACGTCCTCGCACACTTCGATACGCTGAATAGTGGTCCTTGAACACTTGTAGGCGTCTGTCACCATGTCCATTGCGCAGTCGATATCTTCGGCGCTGACCAGGAGCTCGTTCGGACAGGTTCTGATTTTTATCTTATATACAGCCATCGGCTACCTCCTTATACGTTCGACAGGTTGGTTAGGGCAGGGCCCGCATCACTTGATGCGGACCGTGTCGTACCAGGTCTCTTTGGTGAACTTTGCTGCAATCTTCGGGTGTGCAGCTGCGAGTGCTTTGGCATCCACGTTCTTGCGAGTTGCGGTTGTAACGGACACGCTGTGGTCGCCTGCGACGTAGGTGCGAGCTTCGGTACCCTCTGCCAGCTCCTTGAGCTCTGCCTTGAGAGCGTCTGCCTCCTTCGATGCCTCCTTGATGAGTGCCTGGAGCTCCAGGTAACGCTCGATTTTGGTCTCTGCCTGTGCCTTTGTAATCTTTGCCATAATACTACCTCCTAAGCAGTTGGGCCCTACTGGGCGTTGTTTGTTTTACTGTACCTATATTATAACACATGCTGGTGCGCAGTACGAAGTTGTGCTTCATGATGTACCGCTTATTTGCGGTACACCTGGTCTCTGTGAGCTTCGATAAAGGCCTCGAGGTCTTTGATGGTTTTGATTCGGTCCCAGTTCTGACGGCGGTCTTCCTCGTCCTTGTACTTACCTTCGAAATCCCAGTTACCGTCCTTGTCGGTGACGTCCCAGTAGCGGTAAGCCGGCGTGAAGCTTCGGAACAGAACCGGACAGTTATTCGGGCTGTATCCTTCGTCAGTTTCGAGTTCGGTGTGTGCCCACATACCGTTAGCACAGCCGGTAGCTCCAACCTTGAAGCATACATAGCCGGTGTAGCCGAGCTTAATAGCTTCTCTGAGGAACTGGCGCATCTCTCCGAGCTTCGACTTGCTCAGGTACTCAGGCCACCAGTCAAAAATGCTGAGGTCGTCGCAGACACTGCTGATGAGGAATCTGCTCTGGGGCTTGTCCAGGTACTCTTCGACACGCTTGAGGACCTCTGCTGCTGTATTTCTCTGCTTATCCATATCGTTACCTCCTAAATGGTTATCGGGCTTTGTGTTTACTGTACCTATATTATAACATACTGCGGTTGGCATTGCGAAGTTCATCGCAAGGGGCTCAGTGCCCCATTGCGGTTACAATAGCTTCGGCGCATCTGCGCATAAAGTCGTTGCCGACGAGGTTGTAGTGCTTCTGGTAAGGCTGCATCGGACCTTCGAGTCCGCATCCGTAGAACCCGGAAGTGCCCCAGCACTGAATCTCAGACACCAGGCCTTCGTGGTCGCCCAGGACTTCGAGTGCGTGCTTGTACTCCGGCTCGTCTTCGCAGTAGTCGGACAGGGCGTTCTCCTCGCCGCCGATGAGTGCGCAAGCCGCATAGTAAAAGTTCGTGAACACTTCCTTCTGACGCTCGGTCTCGCAGTTGAAGCCCGGGACGAAGTGCTTCGCATCCTTGTACTCCATGAGTCTCTGTCTATCCATAATTCTACCTCCTAAGTAGCAATCCGGTTTGTGTTTTACTGTACCTACATTATAACACATGCTGGGTGGCAATACGAAGTTCCCAAATCACGGTGTGCGTGGTGTACCACAGGACCGGGTTCTGTACGCATGCCACAGCACGCTGGTGTTTTGCGTGAGGTACCACGGTTATCGTATAAAGTGTATGTGGTGCACAACCGTGGTGTAAACCACAGCGTGCGTGGTGTGGTACCACCAGCCGTGCGGTGGTAGCGGAGCTCTCTGAGCTTCGAGTCCTATCACCGAAGGTGATTGGCTGAACAGCCAGCGGAGCTTCGAGTTCTTCTGCTAGATGTGTTATATAACACAGAACCACGGTGGAACTCGAATGTGCGGTCACCGCTAAAAGTAGCGGGCCCCAGCCGGACCCGCTACCTTCGACTATGTACCTGCTACCTGAACTATCTGCCTGCTACCGGAGTGGCATTATGCCACTTCGATATCTGCGAGGTCTGTGCTGATTTCGTCGGCGCCGTCGTTGCCACCCTCTGCCTCGGGAGCTTCGACTTCTGCCGGAACCTCGGGCTCAGGTCTTGCCCACTCGCCTTCGGTCACACCTGCTTCGATGTCGTTGAGAATGCCCTGGAAGATGTTGAGGACAGTGACGAGCTTGTCCTGTGCGGTAAGTTCGTTAACCTTGCAGTAGCGGTTGAAGACGTCGGAGAAGGTGCTTGCCATGCCACGGACCTGCTTGTTTTCGGCAACGCACTTCTCAGCCTGCTCCTGGTCAAACCAGGACACAAACTTGCTGCTGCCGATTGCTTCGGCAACCGGGGTCGGGAGGAGTGCTGCACAACCCTTGACCTTGACAAGCTCGTCGTCCGGGTTAACGATGACCTGCTTCCAGCTCAGGCGCTTCGCGTTGCCACGGGATGCCGTGAACAGCAGTGTTGCCTTCGGGCCTGCGGGAGCTTCGAGCGCCTCGACCTCTGCCTGGGCCTCCTCGACTGCCTCGATTGCTTCGACTGCCTCGACGTACTCGTTCTCCTGTGCCTCTGCCTCGATTGCGATGTTCTTGTTCTCTGCCATAGCCTTATCCTCCTTAACAAATTCGTTGGTGATGTCCTGACCGTCGAGAGTAACGGAAACGATTCCTTCGAGGGCCTTGACTGCCTTCTTGCTGGTAACTTCCTGAACAGTGCCGTTTGCGAGAGTTGCGATGTAAATCTTCTTAGCCATAATCTGTACCTCCTAAGTACTCTTTGGTTGCGTCCCGTGTATTTGGGACTTGTTTTATTGTATCTACATTATAACACACACGCCCACGCAAAAAGAAGTTGTGCGTTTTCTGCACCCAGTGTGTCTTTTGCCGTCCCGTGTTGTGTTTTAGTGTATCTGTATTATAACATATCTAGGGGGTGATTACGAAGTTGTGAAGCACCTGTGGTAGGCACGCATATTATAATGAACGTGCGCGCACGCGATTAACACAGAACCAGGTGGGGACTCGAAGGTTCCCACCTCTGGTGATGGTAAGCGGAGCTTCGAGTTCTTCTTGCTTCTCTGATTGGGTGGGATTGCCTTCGGATAGCTTTTCTGAGCTTCGAGTTCTTCTTTCTGCTACGAGTGGTGGTATTCAGAAGCACAGACAGGTACTTCGGAAACCGACGAATGGAAACTTCGTGCATTTGTGTAAATGTGTTATAATATAGATACAGTTAAAACAAACTTCGTGAAATCTATTCAGAGTGGATTGAAACACTCAGAGTGGATTAAGAAGTTCTATCAACCAAGCATCTGGGAACTTCGGTACTTTCTGTTCAGAGCGATTGGTTTAGAACAGAAGGTGGGAATCGGTAACTTCGGTTTCAGCAGTTTCAACGCGGTGGTATCGGTAGGACTGAGCTCGAAGTTCGAAGGGAGGGATTCGAAGTGTCGAAACCGGGGATAGCAGAACTCGAAGGTGGTAGGCGATTTGGCGAATGTTCAAGCAAGAAGACGATAGGTAGTCGGAATCGTGTGCTTCTTGCTTGGGTTCGGATATCGTGCGGGTTCGACGCTATCGGTATCGCGATTTCACCGGTTCTACCACCCGTCGGTAACCACCGGAATCGGAGCTCGGGATTTGTGGAAAGTCAACAAAAACCACCGTATACGAACGGTGGAATGTCGTTAGGCGGCAATAGGATAATAGCAGATAATCGATACCTATGGGCAATGGGCGTTCGAATCCCTACCGCAACTCTGGTTAAAGCGGGCCGGTTTTGAACGTCTGAATTATTGTCTGTTTATTCTAAACAAACCGGATGACATACCACCAGCAGTATGGTGAGTTTGAACGACTATTCACAGGCTATTTATGCTTTTGATTACGACATCTGTCGACAACGACAAGTGTCGTCTTTTTATACCTGAATAACGGTGGATACAGACGGGTATCCATAGTGAACTCTTGGTATATAAAAACACCAGCATCAATCATGATACTGGTGTTCCATTGATATTCGGGTTTGTCACCGACATTTACCGAAATTCGACTTCGTACCTGAATTCTTTCTACATCGCAATACATATACATTCATGTCTGCATTTTACGAAAAGGTAACCTCACCGTAACAGCGAAGTTATCGGTGAGGTAGTAAAGAAATCAGGTGATTTAGAAACTGTTCATTGACTCGTTCTTGAAATGTTCTGCAATATTCTGAACGGTAAGATTGTCCTGACAGAACCCGTCTATCAACTGGACTTTTTCACCCGGAGTCAGAAGCTTGTCTGTGCAAATGTCGTGAATGACGACATACGCAGTTGACTCACCCATCTGGCTTCTTGTATGGTTTCTGTGCTTACCTTCCAAAATCTGTCTGAACTTCTTTCCCATAATCTTCTCCTATCAGTAATCAATATTCTTGCTAACGAGCTCTGCCGAAGCCTGACGTTCCGCTACATACTCTTTAGCTAATTTCTGTGCGTTCTTGTCTAGGCTTCTACGAACTCGTCTGTGCGAACTCTTCTTGGTAAAGTCTCTACCGGCCTGGGTGTCGAAGTCACCAAAGTCGTATGGGTGCTTGAACTCGTATTCGCGTTTGAGTGATTTTCTCATCGGTATTCCCTCCTGATGTAGAGACTTTGTAAGGCGTCTTCTAGCAGCAATAGTGTCCAGAGTTTGTCGGTGTAGTTCTTATCCAGAGCCATCGTCATTATTTCCTGCCTGATGGCTTTAAGCAGTTCATCTCGGCTTACCTGTACTTGCTGCACATCCAACTCCTTATCTCCGTTTGGGCTTATAGCTGGCGAACATCGCAGACTCTTCTTCTTTGCGTTTTCGCTCGGCGTCCTTCTTTACCTGCTCGTCAGCTTTCCATTCTTTGTATTCCTTGCATTTACCGTGACAGCCAGGATATCGCTTAGGTGCGACACATCCATGGCAGGGTGAATCGTTTCCCATACTCCGTTCTCCTTTATCTAGGCAACAACTCCACCTACAATAACTCTGCGTGTGCTACCTATGCGTTGATAATATTGCACCACAAGCACGCTATATCAAAGGTCTCGTCGTTTTCTTCGGTAGCGTCTGCGAAGGACAACGGACAGGAAAGAGTTCTGGGTTCCTTACCGGGGCATTCGACAGTTGCTACACAGGTATCTCCCTGTCTCTTGAGTGTGAGCTTGACAAGCACATCACCGATAAGCTCGTCCGCAGTCGCTTCACAATCGTCGATGCCTTCTCTGAGCTGGGACATAAGTATCAGAACTTCACCCTGAAGCATACCAGGTGTAGGAACATTACTGAACTTCTTTTCCATACCGTTACCTCCTGTATAATCGGCTCCCTATGTGTTATTGTTTTATTGTATATACATTATAACATATTTCACACAGGTTCACGAAGTTATCATCTCTTGGCTTTTCTTCTCTCATAAGCCGCACGTCTCGCTGCCTTATCAGCAGTTTCTGCCATTCCAGCGACATCTGCTTCCTCCATGTTCTGGTCTGACGACTTAGCTGTTCGGTCGAGGTCAGAACGCTCTTGAGGAGTCAAGACGTTCTTGTTAGCGTGCTTTGCGTCGGAGTCTCTGTGGATGGACGCAACGTCTACTCCATTAGGGTCATCTAAATCCACCTGAAGTTTAATGTAGACGAAATCCTGCGTGTTCGTGCCGTAGGCTTCTCCCTCAAACTTCTGAGCGTCTTCTTCGTCCATGCCGAGCATCTTCAGTGCAGCTGTAACCGGGCTCTTGAACTCGTGTACCTCTCTCAAATCATACTTGCTACCGGTGGGCTTACCGAACTTAGAGCGCTTGTAGCAAGCCGGCTGCAATCCGAGCTCTTTAATCCACGCGATGAGACGATTGTAGCCAATCTTCTTGTTAGAGTCGGTCTGTTGCTGATTGTAATCATGCAACTCCTGAGCAAATCGTCTGTTCGGCGGAGATGTCTGAGATGGGTCTTTCAGATTGGAGAAGGTGAACTTCTCAGGTGGAGTTCGTCTGATAATCTCCTGAAGCTTCTGGAGTTCAGCGTTGTCGAGCTGATACCAGGTACCCGCATCATTGGGGTTTGCTTCTTTTCTCTGCTTTGCTGTTGTTCGCGCAGAACAGTTCAAGATGGTCTTAAACTGCTGGTACTGCTCTGCGGTGAGATGGACGGTACAATCCAGCACAAAGTCACGTCCTGTCGGCAATCGTAGCATTAGATAAAACCTCCTTACCAGCATGCGATAACTGCTGCATCGTGTTTGTATAACTACACACGCACGACACGTGCGTCCCGCAAAACCGTTGATATTATGGTGAGAAACGGTAGGTTCCTCTATCTATTATATTCTTCAACAGTGATATAGAAACTGGTCTGGAAACACCGTTACCAGACCAGCTATCTTTACCACCTGTAATAATTATAGACGATGTGCTCCTTTTCTGGCTCATTACAACCCCAACCTGCTAGCACAGCACATCTGTACCAATCGTCACCTGCTACTATCGGCTTACCCGTAGGTGAGTTCTCAAGTATTGCAGGGTCAAATACATCAGATTGTGCTGCTTCTGCGATTGTAGGGTCTACCTCGAGCTCTACTTCTTCAATGCTTCCGAAATTATCTAAAGCTGTGGCGGAGTAATACCAGAGGGTGTACTGTCGTTTCTCCTTAGCCATAATACCTCCTTAATATGGGTAATGACCTGTGATGACTCTTTCCGTGTTCAGGTGAACTTCCTCAACCTTTAACTCAGCGTGCCTCCATTCGGGGTCTTGATACAGTCTTGCACGACGCTCTGCGTGCTTTGCATCTTCTGCGCATATCAACAAGCTATATGCTGAGCACCAGATAGGTTTGCCCTTTCGGTCATAATCCCTATCATCACCACCAGGAGGTGCGATGCGGCTAACCCAGAACAGCTTCATTTCTTCATCACGAATGTAGCCGACTCATCAGCCACATGGAGCATCCAAGCGAGTGGGTTTTCGTTGAATACCTGACTGATTGGCTGAACATCCTTAACGTCCCAGGTACCCATGTGGCAGTTGATTGCAGCTGCCTCTTCGTCGGTAAGGTCGATGTATCTAGAAACAAGGAATACCGACTTACTGCCGTGACCGCCGAACTTGAACTGCTCGTCGTGGTCCCAGCCCATATACTTCTCCCAGTATCCTGCTTCGTTCTTGCGGGACTTTTCAACCTGCTTATACATATTGACCTTGCACACGTCGTGGAGCAATGCCACCTTGATTACAGAGGCTTTGGACATCTCTCGGAACTCAGGTCTATCCTGGAAAGCATTGTACAGACGGACACACTCGTCGAACACTGCCAAGCTATGGTCAGCAAGTCCGCCCTCGTATGCGCAGTGATACTTGGTGCTTGCAGGTGCGGTGAAGAAGTCGCAGTGCGGTCCGTCAAGCCATGCGATGAGGTCTTCCATACCGGTAGCCTGAGTAGACCGGAGCAGGTTAATGATTCTTTCTCTTGGTGTTTCCATGTTAAGCATTTCCTTTCTGTTTATCTTTTTCTGCTAAAGCATTTGCCTTGCAGTAGATGTAATAGTAGCAAAAGTTATCGAACACATTTCCGACTAAAGCTGCAATGAACAGTACCGTCAGGTTCATAGGCAGGATTATTGCTATACCAGCACCTAGTAGCGTTGCGATGCTGTTCACGATGTTGCAGTTATTATCGTAGCGTTCTCGACTCTTCTCGTCCGGGTGTACCTTAGCCCTGAGACGAATGCCTCCATTCGCCATGTTTCGCGTAATAAGTGCATATATTAGCACATTTAGCACGAAATAGAACTTGAGGTCACCAGTTATCAGAACGTGAGCAAATAGAAAACCGTCGGCAATAATCTCTGCGGTTACAATCCAAAGATAATGCCTGTACAGCACGTCACCTTTCTTGTTCCATAGAAGCCCAAAAACGATTACGCCTAAGCAAGTAACTATCTGCTCACCTGATATATAGAAATGATTGACGACCTTCATCATCTCCGCATAGATATACGGGTAACTCATTGAGTAAAATAAGTTGCAGATGAGGTTGGTCGTCAACATTATCTTAGATAGTTTCTGCCGGGTCATTAGGTTTACCCGTTTCCGCTTCAGTCGCTCTCTTTACCTTTGCCTGAGCCTCAGCGCTGGCAAGAAACGCTTTATAGCGTTCTTCGTACTCGGTCAGTTGAATCTGCTCGAAACCGTTCTTGGTTTCTTTGTAGCACAGATTCAGCAGTACTTCCTGCCCGTTCGGTTCCTTAACAGAACGAATGAGGATGGTGTCGAACTCACCGGGGTTCGCATTTGTAGCGAAATCGAATGCCTTAACCATGAACTTGCCATTCGGCATATAAGGCATGGTGAGCGGGTAGAGCTTGCTAAGCTGTTTGTTGATAAAGTTGTTGGTGTAGGTTGTACCGTTCGGGTCGACACAGATGAAACGGTCATTGTCATGGTAGTAGACAGAGCCGTCTTCCTTGTAGACTGTCTTGAACAGCGAATACATTCTGCGGCACTGATACTCCATTGTAGTAGGTGTTTCGTGTACCAGGTTCCAGACTTCCTCCACATCCTCGATAGGTGTGAGCGGATATCCCGAACAGAGTCTCTTCAAGATACCTGCGGTGATGTTGAAACTCATACCAGAGTGTCCGTCACCACAGAGTGATTTGTATGCTTTGAGAGCACTCTGATAACAGCTCTTAGCATATTCCAGTTCCATTTTGCTTAGGTCTGAGTCTTCCTTCTCCATTGCCGCACACTCACGTTCGCAGGCAATGCGGATTTCTTCTTCTGCCCATTCGGTCATGCTCATACAGGTACTTCCTCCTTTTTAATTCCCGTGATAAGTTCGCTATAAGGTAAGCTCTCAATCCACCGGCAGAATGCTTTCCATTCATCCAGCTTGTGACCTTTACGCCAATGGTACATCGCGGCGAGTACCTCATAGTTCAATTTTACAGTACGTCTTTGATTGTAACTGCTAGGCAGTAGCTGTATTAGCTGCCACCACGCATGCTTGTCCTTTGTCTCAATGAACTGTTCGCGATAGTAGTTCATCAGTTCGATGACTCTCTTAATCATATCGATTGAGTCCAGTCCCAGGTGGTCGCATGAGAAGTCATCTATGGTAAGCTCTCTATCATGAATTTTGTGCATCGTGCTGCACGAATTCATTTCGATGTAGTCTTCAATGACGTGGTCACCGTCGTAGTCATAGAAGTTCTCCTCGTCGACGAAATCCTTGCCCTTGCGGTACGTCTTGAATTCTTTCCAGAAATACAGAGGGGCATTGATGTCAACGAACACGTCGATGTAGCGACGGTACTTTGCGTGTACCGGACCACCTGAAGCAAGCTGGTTCATCAGTTTCAGGTCTGCCTGTCCGACGTGGTCGTCCTGATTGTTGAATCTTCCGAAACCACTGTCTGATTTGTCCCAGCTGTTCTTGGGATTCCGCATTCCCCTGATAGCAGCCTCTAGGCCCACTACCTGGGTATTCTCAATTTGTATCATGGGGCACCTCCTTGCTCATTCTTTTCAGAGACATCGCCTCTGATAGTTGAAAGTGTTCGGCAAACTTTGCATTTTCCTCACACTCTTCACACTTGCTCATATCAGAACAATAACCATCAAGAATGGGACAATAGTTCTCGTCATTATCTTCCGTAGTCCTATCGTCCCAGAAATTGTATTCAGCCATTGTTCCTCTCCGTGTTCGTTTCGATGCTTTTCTGAACGCGGTGAAGCAGCTCATCCCACGGAGCGAGCGCTCTGCCGACATCGGTAGCTGTCATACCATCAACCAACCCGTCACCGTAGTTGTCGTACCAGTCAGCTTTAGCAGCATCCTGCTCAGCGCTGTTACCTTCCTTATCGCCGTCTCGATAATTGTACTTGAAAGCATTTAGCTTGCAGAACCAGTATACAGCAAGGTCACCGAAACGCTCCCGCATTTCCTCAATGCACTCTTTCTTACCCGGCTTATTGTAGTGCGACGGGTGGTCTACATTCTTTCTGATTGATTCATCCATAACGATTGCTCCTATTTCTGAGCCCGCCTCCTGCTGTTATGTAAACGGAAGGTAATCTAGAATCCCTTCCGGTAGCAAATTAGGAGGTCCTAATCTAGAATTGATGGCTCGTATCTTGCTTATTTCTGACTGGCTTCCAGATAAGACTTAGGCCACTCGACTTTGAAGTTCTCCCACTTCTTGTAGGCGTCGATGTAAGCCTCGTCACTGTCGCCGTTGTAGGTAACCTCATAGTACATACCGTCGGACATGGGAGTGCTGAACAGACCCTTGTGATTCTGAAGTGTCTTGCAGTACCAAACCACATAAACGTCTTCTGCCTTGAGCTCCTGGGAATCTGACACGTCACGGTGTTTGTTGAAGTAATCTGCAACAACCTGCTGTCCGAACTTGATAAATTCTGCTGAACCGAACATGATGTATCTCCTTTCACATATAATGGTGAGCGGGTCTATCTAGCATCAACCCGCTCGGGTAAATCACTTAGGAGGTCTTCCTTATGGCTGGAGAAGACTTGTTGGCTGCTAGAAACCGAAAGGATGTGGGGCTTGGGCAAGCCCTTGGCTCTCAAGGTGGGAATCGAACCCACGCCGACGACCTATCGCGATACAGACCGCCTACCTCCAGAAGACTTGAGAATATTGCCGAACTATTCCCGGCAGTCACCCGCTATTTACCACCTAGTTAAGAGCCGTGCTATCTTGGGTTACAGCGTGCTTCATAATCCCAGGCTGTCTCTCAAACTCCATTTAACACGCAAGCCTGTACTCGTACCGGTCAGGTCATGCTCCACGTCTGCGAACGGGCACCTGGTATCCTGTTACGTCAGTATATGGTCGCGAACAGGCAAGCATTACCTTGGTGTGAGACAATCGTGTAGGTTATTCCCTGCTTTATTCACCTACGCCGCAATGAGCCGTATGAATTTAGTCAAGGCATTTACAGCAGATTCTCAATCGGTTCCCTGCTGTGTCGGGTAGGAGGCGGGCACTTGCATCACCGTGTTATCCTCCATAGCCACTCCGTTATCTTTTTCAACCCGTTATTGTGTCAGCCACGGGGCTCGATTGTCTCATTGGTTGGGGTAGCGGGATTTGAACCCACGAATAGCAGTGTCAAAGGCTGCTGCCTTACCGCTTGGCTATACCCCAGAATAGTCCCAGCAAATACTGGGTAAAATGAAATAAGTGATGTAGAACAAAAGAACGGAGATACATGACCGTATTGCCGATATCCCAGCAGTATGTACTCTATTGCACTACATCAGCCTGAACATACTCAGGTTCGTCTTCGTCAGGTTCTACCTCCGGCTCATCTGCCAGGAGACCTTCGAAGTAGTTCGCAAAGACACGCAGCCCTTTCACGAACGATTCGATTGTTTCAGCATCCACACGCTGGTCTTTCCAGTCTTTGCGGAAATCCTTTACACCTCTGCCGAGTTTTGTGAGTCCTTCCCTTGCCTTACGAGCCTCGGCAGCATTCAATGCGACAACCGTGACTTTCATCTGTTACCTCCTACACATTAGATTTTGGTTTTGTGTTTACTGTATATGTATTATAACACAGCATTCGGTTTTGAACCGAAGATGCTGGATTCTCAATCCAGATTAAACTCATCATCTGAGTCGTCTGGGTCTTCATCATCGCAGCCGTCATCTTTGGATGCTCGCTCAAATTTTCCGGGGAGAACTTCCATTCCTGTTGCGAGCATCTTAGCAAAAATGTGCGGCAGTCCTGTAGCTTCAAGCTGCTTGGTAGTACTCCCGATAGCAAGTCTGCTCTTGAGAGCTTCACAGAAAGTATCGTGAGCTGATGCTACCAATTCAGCGTACTTTTCAATCTGAGCTTCTTCCTCTGGTGTAGGCTTTCCGCCTGAGAACTTGCTGAAATCCGGACGCTCGTCGTCGATGCAGTCAAGCAAGAAGTGTGAACACACCTCAAGGAGACCTTCGTAGGCATCCTTCTTGCTGCAATTTGCAGACATTGCCACGCCGGTATCCTGAAATACCATCGCAAGGTATCCATTATTCGGCATTGTGGTGAACACAGAAATTTCCGGATGAGTCTTATCCATTTTATTTTCCTCCATACTCTTCATCCCAGGCACCGTCCTTGTAATATCGATTGATGCGAATCCAGCCATTGTTCTGGTAAGTATCAAGTCGATAGCACATACCCTGGTCGCTAGGCTCTGTCGTTACGATTACGTTCTCGCCTTTGTCGTTGACTGCGGTTGCGGGAAGTTCAGCACCCTTCGTGAATATTGCTAGATTTGCGTAGTTGATAGGTGAGCATATCCTTCTAGGTTCTGCTGCCATGTCTGCCTCCTTTCGGTCTCTCAAATGTTCTTATCTGTTCTATATGACCGCACACACCTGAAGCACTTGAAAGTGCTTTGAGTTTGGATTCGGTAATCCACCAATACCAAGCACGGTCATCGACAACCCTGTAGACTAAGAACTTACCCACGGGGTTGCCTATGTCTTTTGGAAACCCGAACACAACCAGGCTACCGTTTACAAGGACATTCTGAACGAACGGATTAGTCTTCTGCATTGATGTACGTCCTCACAGAGTCGTTGAACACATACCAGCACAGAGTTTCGTAATCAAATCCGGCAGTCGTCAGGTCGTCTGTGCAGGAATGCTCCCAGATGTTCCTAGCAACTCGGAGGAACCCTGCATCGTCACGAGCACCTCGAGCTATTGCGAACATCTCACTGTACTGCCCGTTCGTACCCTCACGATACAGATTGTATCTGATGCAAAGGCTTCTGAGCGCTTCGATGTCCATCTTACGGGTAATTCTGATATCGTCCATAATGTGCCTCCTTGTTCGCGGTTTGTTGTGTTTTATTGTATCATTATTATAACATAAAACGCACCGTGAAACGAAGTTAGTGCGCACCGTCAACTTCAGATTTGACGGTTACCTTGTGCTCATCGACATTATACGCCTTGCACAATATCTTCTTGGCATCTTCAAGAGTGACTATTCTTCCGCCGAATTCCCACTCATAACTCGCTTTAACGAACTCATCGAGTATCGCCTGCACAATCAAATCGTTCATAGATACACCTCCTTACAGTACCAGACACCCCAATTGCTGACCTAGAACTCTTTGCATAACCTTCTTGGTAACCTGTTCTAGCTTTCGATAAGAAGCTTCTGCGAACGTTCGGTCGACAACGTCTACAAAGGCACACGGGAAAAGTTCTTTGGATAGCGGACCATTGATTATCTGAGTGAGGAAGTCCTTGTCTACCGTACTGTCGACTGGGATATTAAAGATGGTTGAGTACTCCTCTACAATACGAACTGCACAATCAGGCTGTTCAGACTTAGGAATTGGCTTAACGTCGATTCGGTTGAATCGTCGAACGAATGCCTTATCCTTAGAAAGAAATTCATCGAACTCGTCCGCTGTTGTAGCAGTAATCACACAGAACTCACCTCGAGCAAGTGCCGGTTTGAGGAGGTTTGCAGCTGACACAGCACCTTCTGCCTCACCTAGCGTAGAGAGTATATGTGCCTCATCGATAAAGAGAAGAACCTTTTTCTCCGAATCCCGCAGCTCCTCGATAATCTTTTCAAGACGTTCCTCGAAGTCGCCTCTGTATCTCGCACCTGCCAGCAAGTCACCGGAAGATAACTCCATCACAAGTGGGAGTTCTGGAGATGCTACTTCTCTTATTTCGGGGAGGTATCCGTCATTCTCTTCCTGCTTTGACAACCAGTTAGAGTAAAACTCTTCCTCAAGAACCTGAGCGAGCCCTTCGACGATAGATGTCTTACCGCAACCAGCTGCACCAATAAGCATGACATTCGGCTTGGTGCGTCGTCTGAGTGCAATGCGGATTTCCTCGATGTCTTTGTTTCTGGCATAGCACTTAGGTAATGCACCGGTTGCTGCCAGCAAGGTGAGATTCCGTCCATACTTGCAGAGATTCTCGCACTCTCGATTGATATTTTTCAGTCTTCGGATATAATCGTTTCTTCTGTCCATATTGACCCCCTATATCGACTTAGAATCTTGCTTCTAGTCTAAGTTCACTTCTCACCTGCATAAGCAGCTCACCCAGGCGATTTCTTCCCTCACCTTCGCAGACTCCCCAGTATGTGTCGTGCCAGTGATTACCCTCAATCAATTCAGCATCACCAGTTGCAATCAGAAGATTGCCGAGGTGTGGGTTCTGTCGGAACTTCAGCCCCAAGATTCTAGCCATTACGCTATCTTTAACCTGCTCCCAGTCAGGGCGAAGCTGAACCTTTCTACCGAGCTTCTTTGCGTCTCTGGGTTCAAGTTCACAGAACTGAAACTTATCCATGGTATTCAAGCACTTCTGTGCCTGGTACGCAGCTTCAGAATTCTTGAAAGACATCCCGTCCATATTGATTGCTGCGGGGTAGAAATTACTCAGAAATGCGTACTCGCCTTCGAATTTGTCTATCTTCATCGTCAATACCTCCTTTGTATTTACTGTACCTACATTATAACATAAAAATGCGTGAAGCACGAAGTTAGAACTGTCCCGCTTTAATACCGTGAATTAGCTGTAAGACAATCTGAGTAAGCTGATTAACCAGACACTGATTGAACATAACCCAGTATTGCTTGGCGGTGTGCTCATCCATGTGCAGAACTTCACGCTCAACTACCACATCAGTGGCTACCTCCTGCATGGTCTGCTCAAGAACATTGAACAGCTTAAAGCCAATCTGTATTCCGATGTGAGTGGGGTCATCAAGTCTCGGCTTATCTCTGACAGCAGCACGAACAACCACATGGTCAAGCTGTCTAGGAACCCATGCTTGAATTGCCTGACCGATGTATTCTTCAGCTTGTTCCACGAGCTTATCCGTTTCGGTTTTCGGTGCTGGTGTGATACCGGTTAGAATTATACTTTTCTTCTCACCAGCAGCTTCTGGGTTGTTGTCTATATACTTTTCCATAGCTTCTCCTTTTGATATCGATTCGAACTCGTCAGCAGTCAGATGTCCCCTTAAAAGCATATCCTTAGCGTTGTAGGTCCTGGGGTATTCTTTTCTGTGCCGTGCTTCAACTTCAAGTATCTCGTCTAGATTTGGCATAATAAACCTCCTATATTAGCAGTCTGCAAAATGAACTGAGTCGCTGATGTCAGCTTGGAGCAGGTACACACCAGGTCCTTGGCAGTCGAGTGTTGTGCAGAACGGATATGGGTGTACAGCCAATGCCTCATCATTCATCTGCTCGGACACAATCATGATAGCAGCCTCGTCAGGCATATCTTTAGTCAACTTGCGGAATGCACCGAGTGACAGGGTGTCTTTGAATTTCATCTAATCATCTCCTTTCTGAATATTATTCAAGAATTGTCGGAACTGTTCACGAAACCGTTTTCGATACCTAGCAATCTGTGGCTGAGAGCATTGATACTTGACAGCCATATCTTCTTGCTTAGGTGATTCTCCGTAAGCGGCACCGTAAGCAAATTCCTCGCATACGTCTTTGTACCTACCGTCGGGTAATGTTGCCAGAAAATCATCTATCTGGTCTTCAAAGAGACCGGGGTAGAAATCTGGTTCAGCCGGGATAAAGTCACCATATGTAGTGCTGTCACTCTTTTCATCATCTACCAGGGCGTCCAACGACCCGATTATAACCTGGTCAACTTCACCATTCTCCCACATACTTCTGGGTATACGAATTGTCGAGCAGTTCTCTCTGCAGAATCTCTGCATAGCTCCTTGGATGCATGGTACTGCATACGTCGCAAAGGCAAGACCTCTAGCAGGGTCAAATTTCTGACAGACACGCCAGAGTTCCATAAACCCTTCTTGTATGCAGTCTTCATACCAAGACTTCGGACAACTAACCCGTTTCATACAATAATACACCAGATTCTGATTCTTTTCAAATAGTTGCTCCGGAGTCATTATTACCTACCTCTTTTCTGAACACACAGACATTATAGGTAACAGAAGACTTCTTGATACCATATTTCTTGGACATCTGAGCAACGGTCATGGTAGCGTAGTCAGCGAGAAACTGTTTCTTTTCCTCGAGTGACCATTTATGCCTTTTCTTGGGTTTTTCTTCAACAGGTTTTGTCTTTTCCTCGAGTTTTCGCTTAGCTACCTCATGAACCTGCTCAAGGTGTACTGGCTTAGCTTTACCGTAGGCTTCTGCGAAGAGCTGCGTCTTGGTGATACCAACCTCATCGCAGACCTCCTGAAGTTCACTCTTAGATGGTTTACGGCGCTCCGCTGCTGTCTCACGCATGGCCTGAACACCCGCTTTGTCAGCATACTGCATTTCAGCATCTCGGTATTCTGTACCGTTAAGCAATGCAGTAGTATCCAGGTTGAGGTTGAACTTCTTGATGAGCATAGCTGCCAGAGCTTCAACTCGCATATTGACTTCTTTTTCTTTCTGAGCTTCAATTCGCTTCGCTTCTGTCTCAGCCAGTTCGTTGACAATACGCTCCAGGATGTGCATATCAACTACTCTCGGCTTAAGCCCAAGCTGTCGAGTGAGTGCTTCGTCCACCTTATTCATAAGCTCAATGCTGAGTGAATACATGAACTTAGACTTAGATGTGAGAAACACCTCGACGCTCACGGTGGTAATCTGTTCACATAGGATAAGCTGATTACGACCGCCTTCAGGTCCGTCCATGTACCTGAAGTAGACGTGCATAGGCAGATGGTCGGAATCACGAGTTGTAAGCGGAACGACGTTGAATGTGGGTGCATTGAGATTATTCTCCTCGCATGATACGATGAGATAAGGGCGGGATTTCTTCTGTACAGATGATGTCTTGCTCCCGTCACCTGTCTCGTTATCAAAGTGCAGGAACCAGACGTCACCGCGTCTGTAGCGACTGTACCACCTATCCATATTGTACCTCCTAATGTAAAATCTACATACATATTATAACAGATTCTACCGTGAAATACGAAGTTGTGAACGTGTAGCACGCTACGTTATGCGATGTACTTTGTAAACCATATATAAGTTATAACCGCGGTTTATAACCTCAAGCACAACGTAGCATCCACACAGCAAAAAATAAAAGCTGTAGGCTCTTGTGAACCTACAGCTCTTCATTTTGGTGGGCCTCCAGAGACTCGAACTCTGGACCACTCGGTTATGAGCCGAATGCGCTAACCGACTGCGCCAGAGGCCCAATTAGTCTATGCCTCCTACTCTTTTATTCAGTGGCATAGACTGCTACGTTGCAGAGTCTAGATATATCGTTTCACCAGATGAGAACAGCGTAGCTTAAATCTCGTTGGTGCGAAGTCCTGGGCTCGAACCAGGAGGTGAGAAGCCTTATCACGTGATTATCTCTTCTCGCCGCTCTTCACGGTGTGTCTTCCTATTCCACCAACCTCGCATAGTTGACCGCCTCGGTTTCGGGATATCACCCTCCCTCACCGATTTCAACCACGGCGGTCTAGACGGAAGTGATTCGTCTTCGAGGGACTGACACCCTCTTGGTGTGAGCTGCAGGATTCGAACCTGCATGGTTCCGTCTTGACATTCCCGAAACCTTTCTACCTTATCAGCCACGTCGTGAATGTCCACTCAAACTGCCTCGGTAGCGGTTGTATGCCAATTCCACCAAGCTCACAAATGCCTCTTTATCGTAGAGGTTCATGCCAATAGGCTATCCAGACCTAGAGACAACGCCGGGCTAAAACCGGAGGACTGCTGGCACAGCCTGCTTGGTAATGTGACGACCGTCAGCAAATCCCCAGATTTCCCAATGGTATGTTAGCATCGAGAAATAAGTTGCGTTTCTTCCTTCGTCACACCTGGCGCCGATAGTAGGATTCGAACCTACGGTACCTTGTGGTATCACTGGTTTTCAAGACCAGCTCCATAAACCTCTCGGACATATCGGCAATTTAATGGTGCCGGTGGCGGGGGTCGAACCCGCACGTCCTTTCGGACACGAGATTTTGAGTCTCGCACGTCTGCCAATTCCATCACACCGGCAAAGAGTGACCCCGAAGGGTCGGAAAGAAAATAAAAGAAATGTAGAACAAAAGAAAGGAGACAACAAAACGTGTCCCGGTTTCCCGGGTGGTGGTACCGGCAGGTCCTACCCCTGCTGGATGATGGCGTCGGGAGTTTCATCATCCTATCCTCCCATTCGCAAACCCATGTCATCTAGCCACGGTGCGGTACCATATAGTGTTGTTCTTTATTGTATCACTATTATAACACATTACAACCACGAAAACGAAGTTGTATATAGGAGAGTGGGAGAGCGAACCGGTGTGAGCAATTCGCCCTCCCATTGACAAAAACCGGGCTCTAATAGCCAAGTGGGGATATCAGAAAGGAATGTGCTTAGGAATACCTGGGTTTTGTGTCGTAAGTTCATCTAACTCACGACGTACCCACTCAAGGTCTTCTTTGCGAGTAATGCCATACCAATCGCAACTTACCGTTGCTACCGGTATATATCTCTGGGTGCCCTTCTTGTATGCCTGCAGGTACTGCTTCATGAAGTCTGATAGAATATACTCGTCATTCAACTCGTCTTCGATTGTTAGAAGAAACTCGTTGAAAGCGAACGCCATTGTAGCAAAAATACCTTTAGGAAGTATCCAGGTGTTCATAGACACGAGAGTACTACCGGAGATAAATTTTCCATCACAGACTGCACCAGCACATCCTCGCTCATCAGTACCTCGCTCCAGACCTCGACATTCTGTAATCGCTTCTAGATTGCGATATTTACGGTTCAGTCCGTAACCCAGTGGCGTACCGACCTCGCATAGACCTCGGTTCACTTTACCTTTGGGTGGTAAAGTTCGGTGTAACCAGTAAGCTATCAAAGCCGGTGTAGTTGGGTTTGAAGCTAGCATAGCACTTGCTCGAGCGAAACACTCGGTGTCGTAAAAGTCGTCTGCATTGATTACAAAGAACGGCTCCTGGATAAGGGGTTCAGCGCAGAGTATCGCGTGAACAGTACCCCACGGCTTTACTCTGTCTGGATTCATCACATACCACTCAGGAACATTCTTAACATCTTGGAACACGAAGTCAATCAAAACATCGCAGTCGTCTAAGAAATTCAGAGCACTCTTTGAAAACTTTTCGATGAAGGCGTCTTTCATTTCACGTCTGATTACGAATATGATTTTGGTAAATCCTGCTTTGACTGCCTCCCAGACAGAGTAGTGTATGAGTAGATGACCTTTGTCATCGACAGCTTCAAGCTGTTTCAAATCTGTGCCGTAGCGGCTGCTCATACCAGCCGCTAAGACAAGCAGTGTGCGACTCATATAAGGTCGAAGACGCACCAGTCTTCTGCGAGCATATCAGCCTGACTTGCGAGCCAGCCCATCTGGATGCCTGAAGTACCGACAAATGCGATAGCCTGATTGCCGATAGCATTATGCTCAGAATTGATAATGGTGCCGTCAGGTGTTTTGAAGCTGATGCAGGTTGCAAGCTGAATATACTGCTTCTTACCATTCCAGCCTGCACGAGCGAGCTTATAGCCACGCTTCATCAGCTCGATAGCATGACCGAACGAGAGATTAGCAAAATCTCTGTATGCCTTCTCGAATGCTGATGCAGGGCTCCAAGACTCATAGCCGTCCTCATAGCGAACGAGATACCCAGCATCATCAGCACTTTCACCCTTTTCGGTAAGGATGCTGTTTCTGCCGCTGCGTTCTGCATAAGCGCCTCGAGTCATAGGCTCTGCCTCGATAACTTTTGTACCTACGAATTTTTTCATAGAAATAACCTCCTGATATTTATACCCAGTCTTACTGGGGTTCTACCTTATCAAATTCAACGCTGACAATCATGTTGGTAAGTTCCTCGTCGTCCAGCTCATCGAACTGCATCTTGTCACCAGTGCTGGGTTTTGTCAGCGTTATTCGGAACCAGAACTCATCATAATTGCCATTATAGAGTTCAAGCTCGCAGTCATTGAAATTCAGATTATCGACATCTTCTGAGTCGCAGTTCTCCCAGAACTCTAGGCCCTCGCTAAGAATAGAAGCACCTTTACAGTTACCCCCTACCTTGATAACGACGTGACCAAAGTAGTCGGCATGTGCAAAGGTTACTTTGATGTAGTGATAGTTCCTGTCCTGCGGTTCATAGCTTTCAATCAAGATTGACCCTCCTCTATGATAGATTTAAGAAGTGGTCGGGGTGACAGGATTCGAACCTGCGACATCCTCATCCCAAATGAGGCGCGCTTAACCAAACTGCGCTACACCCCGTTGTCTGAACACCAACCCTCCAGATGTTTCAGTGCGTCAATGCTACCACCGACTTCCCTATTCGCTGCCAAGACTATTGCCCCGACTACAGAATCATTGATAAACGGTCACGTCGATAAGTCGTTACCTCCTCGACATGTCAAGGGCAGAGCCTTTACCTTTCTTTCACGAGCAACTACGCAAGTTCGGGACTATTGCCTCGGACTGCCTTTCGTTGTGACTCCATCTCGCTTGCAATCGCTCAAGGCTGCGAGGATTGATTACTTTAGGTTTGTCTTGCGATTCTTGGGTTTACTTGCCCAAGGTGCCTGAATGGTCTTGTAGTTACAGGAAATGTTCTCCTGTCTGAGCTTGTCACAGAGTCTAGCAACTCGGGACGAGTTTGCTTTGATAGTAGCCAAGTCAGAATACCTACCTTCACTGATGATTCTGTAGATACTACCCATGATACCTTCTGTGTGCCTTGCACCCAAGAACGGGAGCTTTTTCGCGCTGAAGAACTCTTCTCTCGACATGCCATTTATCATGACATCACGTTCAGTCAAGCTCTCCTTGCCGTCAGACTCAGCATCACGCTCAACAAAGATTTTGGTAACATTCTTGTGCCGGTCGATGAAATTAGTAATCTGTTTCTCCCAGTTCTTCCAGGTAGAACCAATTCTGAAGAATGTCTCACCGGTCAGCTTGTCGGTGTCGTACTCGCCACCCATACGGACACGAATGAAAGATTCATTCAAATCCTTAGCAACGAAGTCACCGGTATGCTCTGTTACATTATCACCTAGGTCGTAGATTTCGTCGATAGACATATCTTTGACCAAACCCAGAAGATACTCAGCAGTCTGCTCTTTTGTCCAGCCTACCTGCTGTCCCAGATTACCTCCCACCGACAATTCTTTTGCCAGATTGGCATTGAACGTGTCACGGTCGTCTGTATAAGGAACATTGTTCACTGCGATGTACGCTACGAACTGCTTAAGGAACGGAATGAGCTTATCGTAAGGTGCATACTTCAGCATCCAGATTGCTGCGGCAGCATTCTCGTCAAGCTCACCGATAGCACCATAGACGTGAATCTGTACAGGTATTTCCTTACCGTCTGCTCCAAGCATCCAAGCAACACCCATACCGTTTTTCTGTACCTTTTGAGAATTGATTGTAAGCATAGTAGATTACCTCCTATGTGTTTTACTGTATCTATAGTATACAACAAAACTGATATGGGTTACGAAGTTGCGAAATGGGACGTCGAGATAAGTCATTACCTCATCTCGACGTTAGATAAGGGTTTATCGTACCCTGTACCCTGCTTAAGGTGTGCACCACCCGTTCTGGGACGCCGGATTTCCATACCGGAGGCTGTGCTCGCCCACCTACGATGCTGAGGTCTAAGCGGTTTCCCAGCTTTATGCCGCTTCCGTACCCAATGACCTGCATTTTCAAGACAGCTCCTTTTTCTTCTCGTCTGCCAGGTAATGCCTCAGCTTAGGAAAAGTCCATGCTAAATGATGGGAATCGAACCCATGTAGCTTTTCCTACGCAGATATTAGGCTCAATTACCAAATCATACACGCAGTACTTCGCTCTTGTCGGTCTATGTCAGAACCGATTGCTTCTGACCAATTTGCATACATTGTCGCATAAACTTTCTGGTGCGGGTAACAGGACTTGAACCTGCACACCTTGCGGCATCAGAACCTAAATCTGACGTGTCTGCCAATTTCACCATACCCGCGTCTAGCAGGGTGACGCGACTCAACCCTGCTTATTATGAATGCAATGAACGGTACGAAAAGAAGTACCGTGTAGTGTTTAACTACATTCACATTATAACATTATGTCTACCGTAATATCGAAGTTAATCTTTGGAACCTTTTCGGTAGCATGAATAACTACAGCATTTCACGTTCTTATTCTTTTTCGTCTCCTTGTCGTATACCGATATTGTGTAGACGTACCCAGACTTTGAGACGAACATAGGTAATGTGAATTCCTTATGACAAATCGGACAGACATACTGTCTAGACTTTAAGTCTCGGTCAAACTCTTTCTCGCTTTCGGTTGCATCCATATGATTACTCCTTCCTCACCAACAGGTGTAGATATCGACCGTACCCCACGCACACCCGGTGTCGTAGACTTTTCCAGGACCGAGTGAGGTTACGATAATTGAACCATACGGCAAAAAGCTATAGTCTGTTGCTACACAGATATACCCATCGGCATCTCTGATTGTGCCATCGTCACCATGATGTCGGTCAGGAATAGACAGTCCGGGGCCTGGGAGTACGTTTTCTGAATAATAGGTTTCTTTGTGTCCACCGTAATAGACCACACCAGCCTGTCGGGTAAGTGGTGATTCATAGATACAGTAGGCATTGGTATACTGCAAGGTGATTCCTGTAACCGGACACACATTTTCACCTGTAGCAGGTGCGTCGGTTTGGATTACAGGTTCTGTTTCGGTTTCGACTGGAGCAGCCACATAAACCGGTTCTGGTTCAGTAGGTGCTTCTGTAATGGGTTCTGTCTCGACCACAGGTGCTTCTGTAACCGTCGTGGTTGTTGCTGTGGTCGTGGTTGTGCTTGTCGTTGTGGTTGTTTCTGAGGTAGAAGTAGCTGCGGTAGTGAACAGAAGTGTGTCTGCTGTCTCTGCTATGTCGGTGCATAGCTCGAGTTCGCTTACCTCAACTGCGATGTCGACAGCTGACGAGTCTTTCATCTCAGAATTGAGGCTACCGCAACCGGTTAATAGACTTGCCGCTGTCAGGATTAGGATTGCTGATTTTGTTTTCATTTCTTCTTTCTCCTTTATGTGTTTATTGGGCGTCTACAGTTTCAAATTATATATTACAGTCAACCTCGGTAACGAAGTTACACATAAACCACGCATGCTAACGCATAACACACGGTTGTGATTTACATATAATTACACTATAAACACACTGTCTACACGCAAAACCACAGCAAAACACACGCAAAAATAACGATACATATATTGTATAATATAAGAGTCACAAAACCATAAAACCGCCCCAGACAACTCAATGCCTAGGGCGGTTTGCTATGCTATTATCTTTCTTTTGAATACGAAATGTATGATTCAATCTTAGCAGTAATCCAGTCCTCAATGTCTTCCTTGTCTTCAGTCAGCAGCTCATACGCTTTCTGCGTCAGGTTGCCCTTAATATAATCCACGCAGGTCTCCAACGCTTCTTTCTGAGTGGTTGCATTCCAAGTACCATCTGCTTTCGCAAGTCGAACAAATGTCTGCTCGACATAACCGATACCGTCTTCCAGAACCGTCTGAAACTCCTGAAGAGCAAGTTGAAGCTTTTCAGACTTGGTTTTAGCACTGAGCCACGCCACACCGGAGCGAATCAGTGCCAGGGCTGCTACTGCCAACGCGGTAGCAATAATGTCGGTGATAATGTCCTGAATGTTCATAATCGATACCTACCTTTCTTATTTACCGGACGTCGTTTGCTATAAAATCTAACCAGGCAACTGAAATCAGTTCCGGTTTGATTTCTTTGATTTCCTTGTAGAGTTCCACATAAGCGGCATGAGTGGCACCATTACCACCCATTTCAAAATAATCCTCCATGTCGTCATGAAGCTCTGAAATGTACAACCGAAGCCGTTCATTTGAGATGTTCGGGTCTTCCAGCTTATCTCGAACGCAATTTATTGTACGATTCAAATTAGCACGAAATAGCTTCTTCAGCATTCGTGTGTTGAGCTCCTGCTGGGCTCGCTCTTTCTGAACTTCTTCAGAATCAGCAGCTGCCTGTGCATTTTTCTTATCGACCTGAGACCAATGTCTCTGGAGGAGAGTGCTGATTAGTCCGCTACTTAGAACTGCTACGACAATAGTGATAATATTTTCTGTACTCATTTTGAATCGACCTACCTTACATAACCTAACCTTAGAATTCTTTGTCAATGTACGTTTCTCGGATTACATTCTCACCAAAGAACTTTCCATCAATCCCCTCACGCACCGGAAATGTATCCGGCGTTGCTTCCAGATTACCACCTCCATCTATATTTTCTATATACCCGTCATTGATTAGCTCGATGTAGTCTATCTGAAGAAGAACGAGCCAATGCTTCATACGGGCGCACATCTGTCTGTACCAAGACACCTCTGCTTCAGAATAACACTCAATTCTGAATACATCATGCAGATACCCCTGAATTCTCTGCCGCCTTAGGTACAGAGGAAATGCGACTTGACGCCGTATACCTATATAGACATAAGCATACAGCGGAGCATTACCATACATAATATCAGTGTTCATGTCAACACCTCAATTCTTATGTCTGAGTAGCACCGTTAGCATAGAAGCTACCGAACAGTCGTGTTGTCGTTTCAGACTGAAGCTCGAGTGTGCTCGGAGCGTCAAACAGACTACCCAGATTATGCTGTGTCCATGATACATACGGCGGGTCATTCATCTGTGAACCTGAGTAACCAGGCATACCCAATCCGTTCATATTGTGCATAATCACGTAGAAATACGTATCAAGCGGGTCAAGGTATTGCTCGGTACCTCGATTGAACGTAAACTCCTGCCAACCGATTGACGTGATAACCTTTGCGTTTCCAGCTGCAACAAGCGAGCATTTTATCTTATCACCATCTTCCGGGTCAGGTCCTGTATACTTGTAAATTGCAGGTGCGATATACAAGTCATATTCAGGGCTGCTAGGAAGTTGAGTTACGCAGAGCTTGAATTTCATATCATCAGTCAGATAGATAAGCTCTGGTACCTGAATCATTGTAGCATGGGCTGTCCAGTTTCCGTCACCACCCTGCTCTACCGGTGTATTGCTTCCGATAGCCACTGGGAAAGTGCTGACCAGCACGTTTCGTTTCAACAGGTCTCCAAAACTCAGCAATGACCACCAGCCGTTCTTATACGACCAAAGTGAGTGAGTGCTTTCGACCATATACAGCTTATCTTCCAACGGATTTTGTAGATTTAGTCTTGCGGTGTCGTCTGCCAGAACGATATAGTCACCAATCTTGATACGGCTGTTACCTGTGTCAATATACAGGTTACAGGTATCAACGGTAACGTGAATCTTACCATTGGTGATTGCCTGCGGCATTGCTGCTTCGGTTGTCTTAGAATGAGCCACTGGGTCATTGTCATTCCATTTCTCTGCGGTAGCACCTGCAGGTATGTCGATGGTATTATCGGTCTTGGCATTGGCTTTGAACGTGCCTAATGTCGTTCCTGCCTGAGTTATGGTGAGGGTAGCATCACCGATGTCAGTGTTCTGTGCGTAGCCGGACAAGTCGATTGTAATCGTACTATCTGACTTAGCATTCGCTTTGAACGTACCGAGCGTAGTTGTACCCTGCTTAATCGTTAACGTAGCATCACCGATATCAGTGGACTTGGCGTATGCAGACAAATCGATAGTCATCGTCTTGTCCACGACGGCATTAGCGGTAAATGTGCCAATCGTGGTTTCGCCCACCTTAAGCGTCAGCGTGGCATTACCTATCTCAGACTTCAGAGCATAGTCAGATAAATCAGGTTCGGGTACGGTTACTGTGGTACTGTTCGCCGAGTTAGCAGAGAATGTACCGAGAGTCGTGTTGCCGTACTTAATAGTCAGAGTACCGTCCTTAATGTCGGTACTGAGTGCATATCCTGTCAAGTCTGGCTCCGGAATCGTAATCGTAGACCCGTTCTTGGCATTAGCTGTGAACGTACCTAGAGTGGTTTCGCCCACCTTAATGGTCAAAGTACCGTCACCGATGTCAGCTTTCAGAGCATAATCCGACAAATCCACCTCAGGTATCGAAATCTCTGAGTCAGTCTTAGCATTGGCTTTGAAAGTACCTAAAGTAGTTGAACCCTGCTTGATTGTCAACGTCGCATCGCCGATGTCAGCAGATTGTGCATAAGATGACAGGTCAATCTCGATGGTAGTGTCAGTCTTGGTATTGGCTTTGAAAGTACCAAGCACGGTGCTGCCCACCTTAATGGTTAGCGTTCCGTCACCTACATCGGTTTTCAATTCATAGTCCGACAAATCAACTACCGGAATATTGATGATGTTGTCTACTTTTGCGTTTGCTGAGAACGTACCTAAGGTAACATCACCTTGCTTAACCGTGAGTGTACCTGCTCCTACATCGGTTTTCAGAGCATAAGACGACAAGTCAAGCGTGATAGTTGCGTCTGATTTAGCATTAGCACTGAACGTACCAAGAGTAACATCACCTAGCTTAATTGTCAAGGTTGCATTACCTATATCGGACTTCAAAGCATAATCAGACAGGTCAATCGTTGCAGTTCCTACATACTCCCATGAATTGCTCTGCACTACCCATAGGTATTCTTTGTAAAGGTCACCTGGTGTGGTGCCAGGACCCACCAGTACGAAATAGAGGGTATCTTCTGGATGTGCAGGCGGGTCGGTAGGTATCGTAGCAGACGTAGTGACGTCGACATGCGTTATGCCAGAAATCAACTCGCGAACTGCTTGGATTTTCTGCAAAATCTGATAGACGAGATACTCGGTACTGTCTTGACCGAGATAATCGCCTACGGTATAATTTGCCATGTGCTCACCTCCTTATTCTTAATCTATTATAGTGAGTAGTATCGTTTGCGGATAAAAATAGATACGAGTGAGACTCTATATACCTCTCGATATGGTATACCCATTTCATCGAATTAAATCACCTAGCAAATTATCTATAGCTTTGGGTAAATTGCAAATCACAGTATCCGTCGTTATCTTATTCTGCAGCCAGGTATAGATAGCTGTCTGAGCTGCTTGATATAAACCTTCAAGATAACCCAAGGTTGATTCTGCAGTTCGAGGACTAAACCTAGGTGAATAGATTGAGGATTCTACATCGGAACCAAGTAATCGTCTTGCTTGTTCATAATTTCCGACAAAATTATCTACGAATTTATCTTGAAACAGATTGTGATTCCATAAGGTCACAATTCGTTCATAAAGTGAATCAAGTTTTATCTTATTATCAATCTTATCATAGACCGTGAATTTCACGTCTGAAGCTAATACTATTCGATATAGTTTGTTTGAAATTGTCCCGTATCGCTTACCTGAGTTGATACCGATTATCTGATAGCTTTGACTGATAACATCAGACGCTTGTATATGACGTGGTATTGTTGGAAACGATGAAGATATCATTGTAGATTCGACCTTTCGATAGAAATAAAAGATACGAGCAGGGTGGGTTCCTTACTCGTATCTATTATAGGTTTGAAATTCAGGTTATGCGAGGTTATAGAAATTTGATTATGAATAGATTGCAGGAGGATAAGGTAGATTACCGAATTCTGATGTATCTAAGATAATACTTGTATACGTAGATTTCAATAATGTGACTGCATAGGTTTGGATGCGGTCACTGACCGGTTCTGACCCAGAATACATTATTTTCAAATCACCGTTAATATAGCAGTTGTTAAAATGAACATTATTCTTATTCTTGAAGGTAGCACCGTTAATCAACCGCACAGTGCCACCGTCTGGCGTATCAGTATCAAAAATACAATTATTGAATGTAAAATTACAACCGCCTGTTCCTTGAACATTATCTGAGTTGGTATGAGTAGACCATACGTTCGTGAGAGGTGATTTGAAGATGCAATTCTCAAATAGATAAGTGCCTTCACCACTGTTTCCGCCTCCGTATACCTGAACATTACCGCGAGTTTTGGGCAGTCGAGTCGCACGAATATTTATATACTTATGCGTCGATTTCTGGAAATCTTTTGTAGCTGTTTCCCAGCGCACTCCGCACTCATCATGAATACAATACCTACCATTACTGCAAACAATATCTAGATTTTCAAGAACAATATTATCATCGCTCAGGTTTATAGGTGAGAACAGGTTTGCGTGTGCGTCGTCTATGATATCGGTGGCAGAAGGCGTCCAGCTAAGTATGACTTGACCTATTCCGATAATATGTGTATTCTTAGGCACAAAGACAGAATTAGCGCGCCATCCAGCACTCACGTCGACGTTAGCCATGAAAGCAGCACCACCGTACTCTTCGAAGATATCATAAGTACCAGATAAAATCTTTATAGTCTTCTCGCTTGTATCATCTTTAAGATATTTCAAGCAATCAGTGAACGAGGTAAAATCACCAGTACCATTTATGTCTACGATATATTCTTTCTTGTCATATCTTGATGGATACGAAAAACCCACATTGATGAAATGCGGTATGAACGTTTCTGGTAGAGATGCACCATCTACAACCATATATCTATCGATTGGCACTGTTGCTGTTCTGAAATTGACATAGAGATATTTCGCATTTGGGTCAGATACTGTGATTGAGTTATAGGTCTCACCCAGGATTTGTAGCACTCGGTCATTCTCGTCTGCAACTATTAGACGGTAACTGTTCTTAGATACAGTATAGGTGTGACCGTTCACTATTTCTATCTTACTGTAAGCGAACGCAGCATTATCATGCACAACCAAGATATTACCGACGTGGTCGTATTGAGCTCCGATATATTTACCATCGATGGCTTTAGTTGGGTCAAAAAGATTTACCGTTGGTGTATATGATAGCAGACTATATCCAACTTCTTGTTGTGCTACCTGTTGCTTAATGGGAATTAGCTCAGATGATTCTGCGTAGCGGCAAGGATAACGGAAATGCAAATCATCCAGATAAGGTATAAACGTATCTGGTAGTTCTGCGCTGGCAACTACCATATATTTATCGATTGGCACTGTTGCGAATCTAAAGCTGACGTACAGCCAAGCAGCAGCTGCAGAGTTAACAGTGACGTGTGTCTCACCAGAATTGTAGATTTGTAGGACTATATCGTTAGCATCCGCTATTATTAAGGCATGACTATTTAATGATACAGAATAGGTAATGCCGTTCTGCACAGGAATCTTTACATAAGCGAACGCAACATTATCACGAATTGCTATCGCATCACCGACATGACCATAAGTTCCGTCGACATACTTGCCTGAAACCGCCTTATTGGGGTCACAAAGATTTACGGTATCAGTGAAACCTATCGAACCCAATACCTTGTCATAATCTCCTAAAGTGCCATTCAGTTCGACAAGCTGTTCTTGAGTTTCTGTCTGTTCTGCGTTCAATCTAGCTTCTAAGGTCAGGTAGTTTGTACCATCAGCACCTACCCTCGCTTGATACACCTCAGCACCAACGTCACCGCCGCTTTCTGGTGCTCTGACGATGTTGTCGATTTGCGCCTGCAAATTGTCTGTTTCACGCTTAACAGCAGCACTCTGTGGTGCCATCGTTGCGTTGTCTAGAGTTGCTCGGTAAGCAGTTGCTTGCTGCAACTCGGTTTTTGTTGCTATCTCCCCCCCTCAGGCAATCCCTGTGCTTTGAGCAGTATAGCAGCAACGACAGAGCCGTCCTCAAAGGGCAGCACATAAGGTAGTTTAGTTGCCATTCTTCATTCCTCCTTCTCTTATACTCCGGGACTCTCTGACCAGATATGAACAGTTAGTTCATTACCGTCCTGAGTCACGAAAGGTCGTCTGTCCATAGCTGATAGACCCATCTGATTATCTATCAAGCTAATGTTAATGATGGTAGATGTCGAGATATTCGTATTATACGGCAAAAATGCAGTTATAACCAATCGAGATGCAGTTTCGTGCTCATCGATTGTTAGCAATCCATTCGTATCGATGGTCGTACCAGATGACTCATTACCTGTAACCATCCAGCCAATTTCACTGATACGTTCACCGGTATCTCCTGCCGTTGCGATGTAACGAATATGATAAGGGTCGAGTATTTCATTTCGAATAGAAATACCAAATCCTGCTACCTCATCGGCACTACCCACTCGCTCATTCGGCATAACAGCACGAACAGAGACACGCCACTCGATTAGGATGACCTCACCGTCGGTAACGTAGACAAGGTCATCAACCGTCGGTACTCGAAAGCCTGCTAGCATAGTTTCAAGCCCGTGCGGGTCGGTATTGTTCTTTTCGTACAATCCGAACTCGGACACTGCCATCTTTTCAAGCTGAGGTCCTACTTCGTGGGTAACAACCGTCTTCTCATGCGTATTAGGGTCCTCGACGATTTCCTTGTAGGTAGGTTTCAGAAGTTTATGAACCCAACCGACAGAAGCGTAAGCATAGAAGATAACCTGTGAGCTATATCCATCTACACCGTAGTCCCAATCTGCAGGGCAGTCAGACAATACGTCAGCACGGAGGATTGGTATACGCTCGATGTCATCATACACAGGTTCTCCTTCTGCACCTTCATCAGCATAATGCTTCAGGTTGGTACAAAGCTCACCTTGGAATATAGGCTCGTCTGAAGGTTCACCCGTAAATGCGTCTTTGCCCCAACCCATAGCTGGGTCCCAGAAGTGCAGGTTGTTTCCTTCTTCATCTGTATTGACAGGACCGCAAACCGTAGTCAGAGCTAATGAGGTAGACTCAAACCAGGGACGAGTTGTTTCGCCCTCGACGTAATCCTTGTCCTCGAAATTATCCGCAACCTCAGCTTGTGCATTAGCGTCTGTAGGCTGCTTGGTGATGCCCATTGTGCCTATTCCCATATAGTTAGGACGTCCGTGACCTCGCTTATATGTGTTTTCTGCACCAGCAAGATAGTTACAGATAGACTCGGTCATCAGTCTGGTCGCGGTATTTTTGAAACGCCTGTCTGTGCTAACCTTAATCGAACCGTCAGGTTGTGGCTTACCTACAACGACACGGACGTTCAGAACTGCTTCAGCTTGTGAAGACAATTTTGTCGACATGGACCTCACCTCCTTTCGCTTTATAGTATCTGAGTTTATTTACCCAGTTTCTGATTGATTTCCTGAACTTCCTTGAGAATCTTCTCAAAGACATCCATAGCTTCCTCTGGTGTAGGAGTCTCAGGATTGTTCGGCTGAACTGCAGGGTCTTCAGGCTCGTCATCAGGATTCTCAGGGTCCGGCTGATAGTCAGCAGCATTCCAACCATTGAAGCCCTTCTCCTTGATAACAGCAAAGTCAGTGTAGGCGTAGTCCTTATCGACGTCGCCGACAATACCAGAAACCTTGCCCTTGGCACTATACTGCCACATAACCTTTTCACCGGTATAGCCGCATGTACCACGCCAATCAGCAACCCACTGAACGTAGCGCTGCTTGTTGCTGTCATTCAGGTAATTGTCGTAGCCGTTCGGGTTGCAGTAGACACCGACATAGTAGCCGTTCTGTTCCAGCACGGAGCAGAATGCCGGTACGATTTCATTGATGAGTTTTGACACATCACCAGCAGCTTTGAGCTTCGGGATATGGTCATCTTCCAGAATGTCGTAGAAGATAGGCAGTTCGAACTGCTTGCCTTTCAGGATTTGCAAGCAAACAGCAGCTTCCTGGCGAGCTTCATCAGCTGATGTGGCGTAGCAGTACCAATACGCACCTACCGGTGTGCCAGTACCCTTAAAGCCTGCATAATTACGCTGGAACTTATCGTCCTCCTGCTTTGCATAACGACCGAATCCTGCACGGAGAACAGCGAAGTCGATTTCCTTAGCCGCCTTTTCAAAATCGATATCACCCTGATAAACCGACACATCGATACCCTTCAGCTTAACGACCTCAGGGTCAGATTTGTTGGTCTTCGGAGTCAAACCGTAGTAGGTCCAGAAGTCATTGGTAACGGTACCATTGCCGTAAACCTCATTGCCGAACCACTTGTAAGACTGACCTTTGGAATTCTTTCTGTCCTTCATATCACAGTGCGTGTAGATGTAAGCACTGGTGATATTAGCAATGCCTCTGAACCCGATTTCCTGAGCTGCACAGCAAACCATCTTACTGCTGACAGGAGCTCCGTTCTCGTCGTAGACGATAAAATCAGCGGCATAGCCACTGACATGAGGTCCCGAACCCGAACCACCTACTGCCACATCGTGGGTAGGACAACGGTAGCCGGACGTCAAGCAGATTTTAGACACCTTAATGCCGAACAACTCCGGAATCTTTGTAAAGAGTGCTTCCAGACCATTCACCAACTCGCTGTCGATTTTGTAATCGTGCTTCGCATCATGCTTGTTGTCAGGCTTGCAGCGGAACTCAGACGAGTTGAAATGTGGTGTGAGCTGAATAGCATCACTATACGCATACGTCTTAATCATAGTAGACCATCCTTTCTATAATTCGGGCTCTAACCCGTTGTTCTATTATATTTTCAACTATCAATAGCAAGCAACTGCCAAGAAACCAAAAGGTTTTGCTTAAATGCAGTGGTTCAAGGTAACCGTGTATACAGTACGAAACCGTGCATTTAAGCAAAACCGTAAGGAGTATTACAAATGAAGAAAGCTGATTAAGGAATATACTCTGTCGGGTCGTCTTCTCCTTCAGAATTCTTTGTAGTCCAGTATGCGTCGTCACCTGTCGGAGGACCGTTCTTGGTAGCGTCATACGGTACAGGATTTCTATCGACAGGTTCCTTACCAGCAATAACAACATCGGTAGCACCTGTCCATGTAGATTCATCGTTTTCGTCAACCTGGAATAGGTTAATCATCAAATTCTTGTTCGTGCCGTCATCACCATCACCCGGAGTATCTATGGTAGGCATATGAGTACCTGTCCAAGGGTCAACCATGTACCCTCCACTACCTGCATAACGCTGAGGGTCTTGGTATATAGGATACTCTGCATTCGGGCTTGTCTCTGGTGGCAATGTAAGACCTTGTCCCATAGGATAGTCACCTACATTCTGTTTCGTTCTAGGAGTCGGGAATCCGACGTGGTCGTCATAAGGGAGCGGTGCGCTGGTTTGAACTGCCTTACCTGCTTCTTGTAGCGACTCTGGTTCAGCAGAATCGGTTGATTCAGGACCGTAGTTGAACGATTGTGCAGCTCTTACGATATTCGGATTATACAGAGAATCACCTATCTTCATACCCTGCATGCCAGGTACATTCTGCTGTATCTCAGAATAGATACTCAGAAGCTCGTCGTGGTCATAATAGAGGAATTTACCTTCGATGTGATACACCGGTTTGGTATAATATTCATGCTTGAGCTTACCAGCAAGCTGTGAATGATACAGCGTTCTAAGCCAAGGCTCAACCGAAAGCTCGTCCTGAGGATTCTCAACCTTAGCGAACAGCATACGGTCGTACTGATGCGTCATGGAAGAATTCGGTGTGCCTGTTATACCGTTATTGGAATTCCTTTCATACTGCGGTACGACAACTGCTTTAACCGTCAAATCTGTATAAGGGTTGGCTTTTTGAGCAACCATCGGAAGTAGATACATACCCACTGGACGAACATATTCTTGCAAGTATGCCAAATCCAGCAGTCTACGCATCCTCTCCTCAAAGTTTGCTTGCTTCTCCTCGTCGGTCATCCCAGCAGTAATCTTTGGAAAGTAGTCACTTGCAATCAAGAACACATAGATGATAGCAGCTTCCTGGTCGACGTCAATCCATGTTTTCTGCCGGTCGATTGACTCATGAAAGGTCATAGGAATCTGCTTACCAGCGTCGGGGTCGTCGACTCGTTCAACACCGTGTTCCGTGTAGCTGTAATAGTAGTCTGGGTATGTCTGTCTGTAACGAATGTCGATTGCAGCGGCGTTTGCTATACCCGTAGCACTACCTCTGTACCTTATCATATTCTTGATAAAGTTCTTCAGCACAACTCGGTTATACATAACTGTCTTGAGCTCTTGATAGTCAAAACCGATGTGCTCAGCCAACTCTGCTAAAAGATGTTTTGGACAGTGTTCTGGCGAATAACAGTCGAGAATATGATTGGTGTAATACTCGAGCAGTTCGTGTTCGATGTCAAAGAAACGACACATTGTTCTCATATCAAAACTCTGCTCGTAGATATTAGGAATCATCCTTTCGCTTTTCATGCGTTACACCTCCTTACTCTTTGATTATGCACTCTTTTGCCACGCTTATTCTAGACACCGGTGACTTAGCATAATGCTCAGTATCACCGTCTATGAAACGAGCGTAGCTAATCGCATTGAAGTATGCGATGTCATAGTTGACAGATGAATCTGGAATCATACCTTCGGCGTCGCGAACGGGACCCCAATTTATCATCGGCTTATTAAGAAGACCTGCATCAAAGTATCTGATGCGAGAGTCGCAGTTCTGCACGCAGTCAACCACTTCCATCATTCTTGGAAGCACGCCAATCTGCATATTTGCTGCATGGAAGCGGATACGAAGCGCCTTAAGAACAACGCTAACGATATTGTCTGCTTCTGTCTGTGTTACTGGCTCATTAGTCCAGATGATACCATTTACTGACCATTCGAACACCCTGAGCCAACCGAAGTCAATGTCACAAGTCAGATTGTAGGTCTCGAGATACTGCTGAGTAATCATCGCCCTGATTTGCTCAGAAGGTCTGTACCTACGGTATGGATGACCCTTGTCGACCATCTCAGTGCTCCATTCAGAGGTATCACCTTCCCACTCGGTAACACCGTCCATTAGACACTGCTTACCGGCTTCATTCTTATAACCGGTGCTCCATCTTTCCAGGAAGTTATTGAATACGCAATAGAACAGAAGCTTTCTGGTCATGAATTTGTGTGGAAAGTCGTACTGTTTGCCGCCTACGGTAAACATAGTACCAACAAGCGGGTCATAAGCGTCTTCAGCCGTCCAACCGGGGAAGTCGTACCCCTGCGTTATATCAGGACCAGGATACAGATACTTCTTAGGCTTGAGGTCCTCGTCCATATCTTCATCGAACTTATATGCCCAGTTGATTTCCAGAGCTTTCTGACAATCGATTGCAGTACCGCAGTCAATACCAGGCTGCCGGTTAATCCACGCGATAAAGTTCTTTAGCGTGATTATAGAGTCATTGGTGTTGACATACAGCTTTGCTTCCGCTGCGGCTTGAGACGCAGTCAAGGGCGTCTTACCTGTAAGGGCAGAACCATCTGGCATGTCTAATGTATTCGCTGGGTGTGTCACGTTCAGCACAGCAGTAACTGCACTATCAACGGTAGACAATGAAATAACATTCTCAGACACCTCACCAGCAGCGCCATAGGTCTCGAGATAGAACACGCGGATTAAGCGGTTATACTGGATTACATCATTGATGAATTTATTGAACACAAGAACCAGGTTATTGTAGTCATCTACGTCTACCTGATAACGTCTCTGTTCAGACTCGATAAAGTCATTCTTGGTGTCTCTTGTCCAAGGCTTTTCACCGTTCGTGAATTTGATAGGGTCAAGTGTTGATGAAAGCTCTTGTACCCAAATCAGCTCGCCGTCGATATTCTGTGCAGGTAGTCTGTACGTCAAGGTGTTTACACCCTTCGTACCTGTTACCAGCATTCTGGGGTTTACGATAACAGACTTGAGGATGCCCTGTGCAGCTTTTCTAGCAACGAAATCCTTACGCTGATTGATGCCGTTTACAGAGCCTTTCGGTTGAAGCGAGACAACATCACTCACGCTGACGTCACCGTACTGTGGGTCTGACTTAGGTATAATAAAATACGGAATAGAAGTCAAATCTTCCAAGGCATTTGTTGCAGCATAGCAGACGTTGTTCATCGCATTTGGTAGGGTGAAATCCAAAGCAAGCGAGGCGTCTTCTGAGGTATTCTCAATCAGTATAGTTGTCCTTGGTGCTCGGTACCAACCCGGTACATACCCGTTTGCTACGCCTAAGCGACGAATGCTTTTAATCTGCGTTGCTGACTGCATATACATCTCATCTACCTGAGTGTCAAGGTTGAATGAGAGCAAGTCAACATTGCTTGCCAATGCCTTCAGTAGAATCATACCAGGGTCTGCTTCAGAACCAGGATTCCAGATATGAGTTGTCGCCTTGACGTCTTCCACCAGGTTCTGAATGTTAGACTGAGCGTCTCTGCTGGTATATTTCATGTGATAGTCCCTCCTTGCTTTTCATCCCATGTCCATTCAAGTGTAGCGGCAATCTCCTCGTAGTTCTTATCCAAGACGAGAACCACCTGGAGTTTCACCGTGTTACCTTCAGACAGGTCATTGATTTTAATCTGCCTAGAGTCCACATACGGTTCGAACTCTGCAATAGCATTTTTGATATTCTCCTTTGCCTTCTCAATTACAGAAGCGATGTTGTAGCTAAGAAGGATATCAGGAAAATATGAGCCGAAATTCGGAAACAGAAACTCTTCTTTCTTATACGACCGAATTAGCAAACCCACTCTATTGACTATGCTAGCATAGTCATCTTTCAAGTCACAGTTGCCAGTAGCCGCATTGAATAGATTAGGGTAGGCAAATGAATTCGTGAACACGCTTATCCCTCCTCGTAGGTGCCACCGTAGAATCCTACGATAGCAAAATTATCGTTAGAGTCCTCAGACTCAAGCACGTAGACAACATCATGCACACGAAGTCCTTGTAGGTGATACGGTATATCAGCGTCCTGAAGCGATTCGTTCGCAGGACGATTGGGTAGGAGCATACTCATGAACGGTTCTTTATATGCACCTACACCCAAACCGTCAAGGTTAGGTACACGGACTTTGCAGGTGTTGCTTTTCCAGTCGATACTCTCGACATAACCAATATACCTAATCATAACTTACCTCGTTTCAGAATGTTAATAATGTGCTGGAACGGCTGACCCAAATCGAGTTTTTGCTGCTGTGGTATCGTTGCCTTCTGCACATTATTAAGCCGAGTTGTGGTTGTATATCCAGCAATTGATGTTGCGGTGTTATTTGCGGTAATCAAATCCAATCTTTGAACTGTCAACGTCGTTGTGTAAGAAGTACCATTTATATTATGTGCTACTTTAATTATACGATAAACACCGGTAATCGGGTTCAATGTACCACCGGTATACACCACTACCCGAACAGCGTCAGCAACTTGAAATACCTTGGGCTTACCGACAATGGTAATCTGAACATTGGTGTTGAACTGAGTAGAAATAGCATTCAGATTATTCAGTGCGTTACCGGCGGCAAACATGCTATCGATAGTTGCTGAATAGGAATTTTGTCTGTTTGCCAGAGTTGTCAAAGATTCTCCTTTCAGAGTAATACCCATACCGGTTTGTACGGTAGCACCAGAACCTAGCAATGTCTGCGTAACACCTTGATAGGTAGCAGAAATCGATAAGATGTTGGTGTACAAGCCACCCCACATTAAGACATCATCAGACACATAATTAGCGAGGTTGACGTTGTTTTTGTACCGGATTACACCACGAGTATGGAACGTCGGCTCTGTTATACTAAAGGTATAACTCGACGCCGAACGCTGTGTTTGTGCTACAGGAGAACCCATGAGATTGTGTATCTCAGCTTTCGTATAACCCGCTTTAAGATAAGTTCCGGTAGCTCGATTGCCAGGTAGCCCGTACGCACTGCTTCTAGAACCTTCGCAGTACGATTGCTGAATTAAACCAGGTTCAGGATTCTTATTCGACGAGACGACACCACTACCATTGATGTATTCACCCAAGCTGGTTACACAAGACGATTTACAGATAGGTACTACCTCGTCGTCGTGGTCTATATCATAGTCGAATACATCACCTGCATTTACATAATCCAAGACTGCTTCTGCTACATCAGACGGTCGATAATTGCCTCTGATAGCCGGTATAGCTATACCTCGAATTGTAGCTGTATTGGTAAAGTTGCCAATACCTTCTAGAATGTATTCTGTGTAGCCGGTGTGTACCGTTGACGTGAACTGAATGAACATACCTTGAATAGATAAGGATTCCAGAATACCGGTTTCATCTGCCCAACCCATTTCCAGGTAGCATGGCGTAGTAGAGTCACCTCTCATTTGAGCAAACTCGTAGAGCATCATTTCGAATGCACCTACATGAGCTTGCTTACGCTGGTCACCAAGAACATGAATCGTTACCTTGAAATTTGTCTGAATGCCTGACTCAGAGTTTGTAAGATTTATGCCAACCAGAGGAGAAGGTACCTTGAAGCCGAGACTACGCAATGCTATGTTCTGAATAACGAACTGCATATATGGCTGCTTATGCGGCATAAAGGTCACTCCTCTCCTAGGTTAAGATATACATACGACAACGGTTCCAGAACTCTTCCATCAGTCATAAGCGAATCGTAAGGAGGTATCTGCAGAACTGTCTCAGCAGGAACCACCTCGAAATTTGTTATGCCGTTCTGCTTGGCGATATACCACCAAAGTGCAGCATCTCCGTAGAACTTATCAGCTATTAAATCCAGCCGATTGATATAAATGCCGGTTACCTTGAACAGCTGACAACTGGATACATCTACCAATGGTGTAGCGTTCACTACCTCATGATATGACTTGTCTACACCATCTCGCTTAATGGTTCTCAGCTTTGCGTATCTAGATATCTTGGTGTAGTTGTATGGGTTTAGATATCTTATCATATCATCACCTCCAGCCTGCAAGTCCGCTTCTAACTGCCTCTGTGCTGAGGACATTATCGGACTCTTCTGTGATTGATATATTGATATCGACGCAGTCGTACTTATTGTCAGGACCTATCGGGCCGCTATAAGTCGTCTCCATCGATGTTAGAATACCCGTGATGCGAACCGACTTACCTATCATAAGAGTAACTCGTGGTGGTTCACTCGCTTGGGTGTCATAGTCAGGATAGCAAGCAGACTGCATATAGGCTACCAGTTCTTCTGACTTACCAGAATCCTGATTACCGTCCCACATAGCACGGTGAATCTTGAACGTACAAGATACCACTCTAGGTCCTGATTTATTGTAGGTATTCTGTGGTTCATAATGCTGATAGGTCGTCATTTCCTGAGACCACGTAGCTGATGTAGAATCATTCACGCTTTCAGGGAAGCAAGGAATCTCCAAAGGTGACTGACCTTCAACCTGAAACATAACGTCACCGCGAGGTTTCCAATACCAGTTATCCTCAGAAGTACCATATTCAGAATCAATTCTCGGATATTCAAGCTGCGGTGTGTCTGCTCTCAAATCCTCTCTGACAGAAGCAAGACTCAGGTCACGGAGTATCGCTTGTTGAGTGTGACCGGATACTGGCGTAACCTCGTCGACATATTCTGCCGGAACTATCAGACAACCAGGTACGCTACCTAGGGTAGCATATCGAGTAAACTCTGCGGGTGTAAATCCAGCCACCACGTTAGCCTTATCTCGGTCACCTAGCTGAGACTGAACACTTCGTACCTGAGCGGACTCTGTATATGCAGGGTCAAATCCCAGCTTAGTCATTGCCTGAAAGTCGTTGTTATAAAGCTGATTAGCAACCGTGCTATAAGGACAAGTCGGATTAGGTAGGTTATTAGCACGCAGAATGTCATCAGCATGCTCTGTCTGTCGCTTAAAGGTCGCCACAGTCAAGGAGTCATCGACAACGATTACTGATTTCATCCGACATCACCTCTTTCCAACAGTCTTAGGCGTTTGAACGTCTCACAGCAGACGTACCCGGTTACTTCCTCGATATATTTATTCTTGGACTGGAACTCGAGTAGGGTCTGCTCTAACTGTTCCGACCATTCTTCATTCGTAGGTAACTCTAGCAACTCGTTGGCATACGCTATGTCACGAGTGCATCCGTTTGGACCTACAACAAAGCCAAGCCACCACTGATAATTGTAGATGACCTTTAACAGGTCTTCCAGGGTCTTATCTTCATCCTGAAACGTCAGAGTCATATACAGGTTGTAATTGTTCTGTTTCAGATTAGGATATAGATAATCTATTGTCGTCTGAACATACCCGATAAGTTGAGCATCAGTTAGCGTTGTGAGACTTTCGTGCCAGAAGTTGGCTGCTCGGACTTTGAGTATCAAGTCCAAGCAACCATATCCAGTATCAGTCCGCGCCGCTTCAATCAACTCTTCAGGCAGTGTCTTTGGTATTTTAGAATACGTATCAAAACAGCTCATCTAGACACCTCCTTAAAAGAATCCCGGAACAGTTGCGGTGACATATCCGTTATCCATTATTCTAGAGCGCTCGTCGTACGATATGGTAGAAGCAAACTCAGGACTCGTAACCATCTGGTATTCAATCATCGTGCTGAGCAACTTGACCACTTCGGTAGTTGTCGCTTGCAGTTCTTTAATCTGTTCGGTATGTGTACGATGCTCTTCCAAGATAGGTTGCAGGTAGTCGCTCATGTCCAACGTATCCAGGTAATCCTTAATGATTACGATATTGTCGTGGTTTTCGATGTTTCTGAGGTCTTCCTCCTGCTGCTGTGCTCTCTGCTGTTCACGAGCTGCTGCCTTGTCTTCCTCATACTTAGCATCCTGCTGCTGTGCTTCAGTCTGCTTCTGTTTGTATTCAGAGGATTGTTTAGCCTGCTGCTCCATAGACGCATAACTAATGGCATTAGACTCTGCAGACGACTGTGCGATAGCAGCCTGAGCTTCTCTGGAAGCCTGAGCATAGTTACTCATCATGCCTTCGAACGTGTCGGTAACACCATTGGCTTCTACTGCGAATACCATCGCATCGGTACTCTTGGTTGTGGCTGCGGACATAACAGCAGTAGCACCACCGACAGTATTAGCAAAAGCATTCTGAGCACCAGCAAACCCATCCGCAACTGTCGAGCCTATGCTGGACATTGTCGATGTTACCAGATACCTTTCAGCGTCGACTGCAGCTGATGTAGCTGCATTTATCGAGGTTGTGAACATATCGAACAGACCGAACGGGTCAAGAATCGACATAATCAAGTCAGATATCTTGGTGAAGAAGCTCAACGTGTTTTCTGCCAGCTCTACCGATTGTGTTGCCTGAGCAGAATATACCAGACGCTCCATAGCCAGCTCATTTGTTTCTAACTTTCTCATCAGCTTATTATCGATAGTGGTCGAAATAGCATTCGTTGCCAAAAGCTGATTGGTTGTGTTAGCTACCAGCTGTTCTTCTAGAGATGTAGTCTCTCCACCACGTACCAGATTTTCTGCATCAGTCAATGCTGCCATGTTGACAGAGGTGTTGACTTGAGAAATTAAATCAGAAACGCCGCCGAAGTCAATCTGTGCCAGCTTAGAACCCTGAACACCGAACACGGACTCCAACGCCTGGAGGAACTCCTGTCTAGATGCTTCGTTCTCATTCTGGTCGATAAACTTCTGGATAGCAGCAAATGCGGTACTCAGCGTGCCCTGAGTGTCATCCATAAACGACTTCATGAAGCTGGTTGCGCTCACTCCGATATCGGAGTTCATGTCGTTCATAATCGCCCTCAACGATACAGCAGTAGCATCATTGTTATTCATCAGCAGAGTGACTAACTCTGATGTAAATCCGCTAAGCTGAGGAGCGACTGATGTAATGGCAGCTTCTGATGCCATCATCTGTGTCGTCAATCCAGAAATCTGGTCTGCATTACCACCAGCAATCTGAACGACTTCTGTCGCCTTGGTTAATAGATTTCCTGTTTCTTTCAGGAATTGGTTATTGCCTTCTGTAACGGTTTCCAATGCTTTAGCAGCACCGGCAATCTCGTTCATAGCGGCAATCATTGTTTCCTCGCCTTGACCAGTTTGCTTGTTAGCATTAGCATAAATCGCAGCGAATTGTGCAGCACTCTGTGACAAATCAACCTCAGGAACTGCTTTCTGAAGTATAAGGTTCTGTGCAGCAAATGCTTCTGCCAGCTTACCTCCTAGATTTGCAGTTAAGGTATTTGCCAGGGAGTCAAGGTAATCTGCGGCGTTAATGGTAGTGCCATATCCTTCATCCTGCAACCTCTGTGCTACAGCATCCTGGAGGGAGTTGAGAGCCTCCTTGGTGTAGCCCTGAGTGGCTGTAATCTGTGAAAGATTCTTATCCCACGCATCATAGATACTCTTTGTCGAGGTTTCATAAATCTCGATAGAGTATGTTGCCATATCCTTTACGTCGTTTCGGATTTTATCCAAACCGGCTTGCAGGATTTCGTCACGAGTTTTCTTAGAGTGGTTTGCGAGATAGTCCAGACGGTCACTGATAATCGAGGTGAGTGCTTCAATCTTACTTCCTACAAGGTCACCGATAATACCGCCTACGACAGTACCGACCGGTCCTCCTATTGCAGTACCTATAGCAGCACCGACCTCAGCACCTACAAGGGTACCGCCAACCTCTCCGACCATGTTCATAGCCGCAGCTGCTGTATGGTTTTCACCTGTTTGTGCATTGTAGGTACGTCCATGAGAGAAGTCGTCTATGAACTTATCAAGTGATGTGCCGACCTTGGTCATCGCTTCAACGCCGGTTACCAAACCACCGAGTCCGGTAGTATTTGCCATCTCAGTAGCACGTTCACCCATCAGGTCATTCATAGCCTGAGTGAACGCATCGTTATCCATGACATTACCGTTCTCGTCAGGAACACCACGTTCAAACCTATCGATTAGGTCAGCCTTCTTGGCTTCATACTTCTCATCTATCTTACGCTCGAACTCTTTGCCTTGTTTAGCAAAGCTGAACTTACCGTCGTCCTTCCAAGCCGCTTCCATGTCAGACAGCGTCTCTCGATGGGAGTCGAAAGCACCTTTAAGCTGAGAAAGCCGCTCATTGAACTCATCCTGCGTAATCTGATTTCGAGCAAATTGCTCTGTCAGCTGACTGATATTCTGACGTAATCTATCCTCAGCTGTAATATAAGCATCATACTGCTGAGCATAGTTAGCAAGCGATTCGTTAGCCTCACGCAAGGTCCTGTATGCCTGCTGCAATTCAGTCCTTATATCATTTGTTTGCTGTGTATACTCAGTTTGCGATATTGCACCAGAATCAAAATCACGACGAAGTGCTCTAAGTTGAGCTTCAAATGCTGCAATTCTTTGCTCCAATAACCGAATGCCGGCATTTGCAGAGCCTGACGATTCGTCTACACCAGACAACGCAGAGCCTGGACCCCCACCTGGAGCACCAGGAATACCATTCTGTTCAAATCCTTCAAGTATCGTTCGAATAGCATCTATGTTCGTGTCGATAGAGGATAGGACACTATCGCCGCCACCTTCGCCAGGGTTGCTTGGTGCCGGAGGCGGATTTTGCTGATTCTGAGCCAGAAGTGTCTGAATTTGCTTAAGATTGTCATTCGTCTCGGTTAGCAACGGACTAACTGATTTACCAATCGAGTCATTAGCCTCGTGTACCTTTTCAAGCAGACTGAAAAGTTGCTTTATGCTGGTATCGATAGACGTTAGAGTTGTCTTATTGACAGCCGAATCCTTACTCATGGACGTGACAGCAGCGGTTACGCTATCCAGGTTCTTTTTAGCCTGGTTGATAACTTTCTGCTGCTTGGTTAAGTTCTTGTCCATGTTGGCAACTGACTTTTGCATCTTGAGCCCTAGCTTATACAGATTTGTGTCAGTCGCAGAATCTGCTTTTAGCTGCTCTAAGATATCACCAGCAGTAGCATCCTGGCTACTCGATGTGCTTTCATTAGTCGTGTTCTGGTTGTTTTCATTGGTAGGCATAGATAATCCCTCCTTTCATTGTATTATACGGTTTTGTGTCATTGTTGACATAACCACTGTCGTGTACGATGCTACGATTTTGCGTGTACGTCACTATTATATACAAGTTTACACGGTACACGGTTACCACACGCAAAACAAACGCACAACAGTAGCAAAACTATTGTGCGTTTGTGTCTTATGTTATGTGAGGTTTACAGTCGGTCATACTTATCTTTCCAGAAAATAACCTTCCCTGTTTCTAAAGTCTTTGGTACATCGATTAAACGCTGATTTTCAGAGCCTCTGTATTTCAACATGAGGTTTTTCTTTTCTAAGATGAACGGACCGTCAACCAGAACTGCAACGTGCTTCAGAATATCTGTAATATAGGGAGTCTCTACACCAGAATGCAGGAGTTCTTCCAGAGTGTATCCAGTAAACATCCAGATATCTTTCTCAGGAAATAGAGTAGCCGCTGCATTTACCAATGTCTTAACACCAGGCTGATTTTTCGGCTCAAACGGTTCACCACCTAGAATAGAAAGCCCACGAACATCGGGGTGACTCAGCTTGGTCATAATATCTGCCTCGACGGCAGCAGTATATTGATAACCGTAGTCAAAGTCCCAAGCTACTGCATTAAAGCAGCCTTTGCACATTCTGGTACACCCTGACACGAATACGCTAACACGAACACCAGGTCCGTTCGCTATGTCAAGGTGTTTGATTTGAGCTATGTTCATAGATGTTCAACCCTATCCTTTATCTCCTGAGTACGCCCTTGGTTCCAGAATTGAGTACCAATATATCCACAGGTGCGTCGAGCAACAGACATCTTTGTCTGGTCTCTATTACCGCACTGCGGGCACTCCCAAAGAAGTTTACCGTCTTCCTCAATGACAGCAATCTCACCGTCATAGCCACACTCGCAGCAGTAGTCGCTCTTGGTATTCAGCTCTGCATACATTATGTTATCATATATGAACTTGACGACTTCCAGTACAGCCGGAATATTGTTCGTCATATCCGGAACTTCAATGTATGAGATAGCACCACCCGGTGAGAGTTTCTGGAACTCAGACTCAAAAGCCAGCTTGGTAAAGGCATCGATTTTTTCAGTAACATGAACATGATAAGAATTTGTGATGTAATTCTTATCTGTAATGCCCTCGATAATTCCGAAACGCTTCTGCAGTGCTTTAGCAAATTTGTATGTGGTAGATTCAAGCGGAGTACCGTATACAGAATAAGCGATATTCTCAGCTGCTCTCCACTCAGCACACTTATCATTGAGACGCTGCATAACTGCAAGAGCGAAATCCTTAGCTTCTGGGTCTGTATGAGAATGACCCGTCATCGCCTTGACGCACTCGTACAACCCTGCATAACCAAGCGAGATTGTAGAGTAACCACCATAGAGCAGCTTATCGATTTTCTCACCCTTCTCAAGCCGTGCGATTGCACCGTACTGCCAAAGAATAGGAGCGACGTCAGATGTAGTTCCGAGCAGGCGCTCATGACGAATACGAAGTGCTCTATGGCAGAGCTCGAGTTTCTCGTCAAGAAGCTGCCAGAACTTATCGTAATCTCCTTTAGCTGTCAAACCAACAGCAGGTAGGTTAATGGTAACCACGCCTTGGTTGAATCTGCCGTAATATTTCGGATTACCGTTCTCATCGACATACGGTGTGAGGAACGAACGACAACCCATACAAGGATAGCATTGAGGATTACCGTTCTGGTCAATCTTGTACTCAAGCATTTTCTTTTCGGAAATATAGTCAGGAACCATTCTCTTAGCAGTACACTGAGCTGCTAACTCGGTGAGGTACCAATACGGCTTGGTCTCATCGCAGTTGTTCTCATCCAGGATATACAAGAGCTTCGGGAATGCAGGAGTTACCCAGACACCCTTTTCATTCTTAACACCCTGAATACGCTGCTTGAGAATTTCCTCGATAATCATGGCTAGGTCATGCTGTTCCTGAAGAGTCCTCGCTTCATTCAGATAAAGACAAAGGCTCAAGAAAGGAGCCTGACCGTTGGTAGTCATCAAGGTGATTACCTGATATTGAATTGTCTGCACGCCTTTCTCAATTTCTTTAGCGAGACGGCTCTTGAGAATAGCTTCAGCCTGACGTTCGTTGATGGCGAGATTTGCTGCACGGCATTCTTCTCTTATCTGCTCGCGAATTTTCTGTCTGCTTCTCTCTACAAAGGGAGCAAGGTGTGCGATTGAAATTGTCTGACCACCGTACTGGTTAGACGCAACCTGTGCAATAATCTGGGTAGCAATGTTACAGGCTGTCGAGAACGTGTGAGGTGTGTCAATACCAGTACCTGAGATTACAGTTCCATTCTCAAGCATGTCCTGAAGATTAATCAGACAGCAATTATACATCGGCTGTGCGAAATAATCAGCATCGTGGAAATGGATGTCACCGATTCTGTTAGCCTCGTCGATATCCTCCGGAAGCAACTGCGTGAATGTAATTGTCTTAGACACTTCACCTGCCATGTAATCACGCTGCACAGAGTTGATAAGAGTATTCTTATTAGAATTCTCTTCCTTAAGCACAGCATTTTTGTTCTGAAGCAGTGAAAGAATGTTGTCAGACATGCTGTCAGACTTCCTCGCGAGCTGTCTTTTGTAGCGATACGTGATGTACTCCTTGGACAGCTTGGAGAGGTTACGAGCAATTAGCTCAGCCTCCACGAAGTCCTGAACATCCTCGACCGATACAATGCTGGTTTGCTGTTCACACCGGAATATAACTGCTTGAGCTATCTCCTCTATCTGAGCCTGGGTGAGTTTATTTTCATCGCTCATCTTGGCGTTAGCTTTGGATATGGCGTTAGCAATCTTGGTACCGTCAAACCCTACTTCTGTTCCGTCACGTTTGATAATGTGCATGATATTCACTCCTTTCGAATAAGGGAGAACACGGGCTCCCTTTATATATTTTATGTCGTGGTATCATTGTTCTTTGACCGGGTGTGAGGAGTCGTATCTTTCAGCATGATGGTAGAAAGCTGGTACTCGACTGCACACTGGTGCTCTATCCGGCATCCACGGGATTTATCCCACCCAGGAGCAAAGACTACGATGTTAGCTTCACTCATTTTCTTTATGCAGTCGCCAAGGCAGTCTAACGGATTCCTGCCCTCGATAAACGCCTGCTCGTCGAATGAATCGATAACCGTGACCGACATACCTTTGGTAGACAATCCGTCATTCAATTCGTGCATTATCGTCTCGATGTCCTGACGTTCTTTCTTTACCTCAGCCAGAGTACGTCCGGTCATAGGTTGTGAAATGAAAACACGGTACTCCATTCTGTTCTACCTCCAATGTTTATTCTATAGTTTCAGTTTCGACATTCTCTTCGTATGCAGTTGGTGCAATGCCGCCAAAGAAGGTGATAAGTTCTGCCACTTCCTCAGGCGATTCCCAATCCCAGTGCTTGGTTGCGGCAAAGATACCAGGAGTGTTGCGAGAAGCGTCGTCTGTCAAATCAAAGCCTCTACCGTATGTCCAATACGCATTAGACAGCGGAACATAAGACTGAATTGTCACTCTTGGGTCATTATTCAGAACAACCTCACGGCTACAGATTGTTCTGTAAAGTGCGAAATAATAGACGTGCTCAGCACCGCTTGCAAGGATACGCTCGATAACAGCATTAGCCGTTCTTCCGCTTGAGATAAGGTCGTCGATTACGATAACTTTCTTACCACACAGGTCAATGTCTCTGTCCTGAGCGACGCCGATACGAGTATCGTCCTGGGTGTTTGTAGCCATGTCATAGTGGCTTACCGCATATACGACATCCGGTTCAATTCCCATTCTGCTTGCCAGCATAGAACCTGCTACAGCAACGGTAGCAAAGACACAGGTACCGTCGTTGGGTGCTGTAACCATGTTCTTGAAATTCTGTTCAAGAAGTATTGCCTGGGCTTCTGAGATGTATACCTTGTCTGCTTGAGCTCTCGGGAATGACCAAGAGTTGGAGTCAATCAGGGTGAGTATATAATCCAGGATTTTAGGGCACTCGGCGGGTCTTTCGCACATACCATACTTCCGCTCGAACGCCTTAGCTGAGATAGTTACCACACCTGGTGTTGCTGAAACCAGAGCAAGGTCAGGGTTCTGCATATTTGTGCAAACTACCTCGACGTTCGGAGCAGCCTGGACAAAATAAACAAGAGCCGGTTTGTTCTCGTCACTGTTCACATCATCAGGAACAATCACGCAGCATTTAGCCCGCTCATTTTGCCAGTAGTATTTAGAATTCGGGATAGTCTGTGTGCCTAAATCCGACACATGGAAATCATACATAGGGATTACCTCCTGTTTATTATTGTATCATAATTATAACACGAAATATTCTGTGATAACGAAGTTTCACAAAAATGGTACTGCTTAACTGCTACGCTTCGTGACATATATTTACACAAGGCGTACCACTGCAATTAAGCAGTACCGTGGTTTTTACTGATTAATCAGGTTATAGAATTCCGAGCGCAGGTCAGAATCAGTTTTGAACACACCTCTCAGAGTTGCAGTGCGAGTCTTTGTACCAGGCTTCTTAACACCTCGAGCGGTCATGCAAGAATGCTCGCCCTCAATGACGACGATAATGTCGTCTGTGCCAAGAACCATTTCAAGAACTTCAGCAATATCTGCCCCGATGCGTTCCTGAAGCTGAAGGCGCTTGCCAACCATATCAGCAATACGGGCAACCTTGCTGAGCCCGATGACCTTACCTTTCGGGAGATAGCCGACATGAACTTTCATGTTATACATCAGAGCGAGGTGATGCTCGCAGTAACTGAAAATCGGAATGTCAGCAATGGTGACGAGGTCACCGGTTGCACCTTCCTCAAAGCATTTGTTGAACTTGTTAGCAATTTCCTCGTTGGTGTAGCACATACCCTCGAACACTTCGGCATACATCTTAGCAACACGCTTAGGTGTATCCTTCAAACCCTCGCGATTGGGGTCGTCACCGAGTGCGACGAGAATAGTCTTTACAGCTTCCTGAATTGCTTTTGTGTCGATTTGTTTCATTGTCAAACACCTCTCTTATTAGGATGCCAGATGATTTTATGCAGCTGTACTTGAACTTTGACATATACCAGCTGATTGTTGAGAATGTATTCAACAATATGTGCAGGCGTGATTTCACCCCATACAGGGCTGACATAGATTTGAGCGTCGATGTCGGGATACTCCTCCAGGAGCTGCTTCATCTGGTTGAGGTCATCCTCACTACCAACAACGAACTTGAGAACGTCGGTTGTCTCCAGCAAGTCCAGATTGGATTTGAGCATCGCAGTACACTCACCAGAAGAGATTGACTTCCAGTCCATAGTGAAGAAGTAGTCCATTGTACTCTTCTTCGGACCGAGTTTATCCTGTTCCTCGATGAAAGGTTCTAGGTCGATTGAGCCGTTGGTTTCGATATTTACCCAGTAACCGTTCTCTCTGAGCAGAGTAACCAGACTTGAAGCTGCGGGGTGGATGAGCGGCTCACCGCCTGTGAGTGTGATACACTTGCAAGGTTCGTATGTCTTGACAGCTTCAAGGATTTCGTCGAGGGTCTTGTCCTCGAAACCGAACACACCGTCTTCCTTTACACAAGCATACTTCGTGTCACAGTAGGTGCATTTGAGATTACAGCCGAACAGGCGAATAAAGATTGTAGGTGCGCCGGTACGAGCACCTTCGCCATCAATGCTGTAGAAAATTTCAGATACCGGCAGTGTCTTTGTTTCCATTACAATTTACCTCCGCATCCGCCGAGTGTGCAGCAAGCAATGTTACCCTCAGACTCCTGAACAGTAACCTTGTAGCATCTTCCGTCAGCACCGTCGAGCGGATTCAGCTCGTCGAACTTCTTGTTCATCTCGCAAAGAATCCATGCTGCCATATTCTCAGCAGTAGGATTGATATCCGGGATAACATCATTGATATGCTGGTGGTCAAGTCGGTCATGAATAAGATTCTTGATGTGCTTAAAATCGATAATCATACCGTTGTGGTTAAGGTGATTAGCACCGCAGTAGACCACAATAATCCAGTTATGACCGTGGATGTTTCTGCACTTAGAATCATAGTCAAGAGACAGCTGGTGTGAACCAGCTATCTCCATTCTTTTTGAGATTGAGAACTGAAAATCCATATTACACCTCCAGTGCAGGGTCGATAGCATTATTTTCTGAGAATGCCTTTGCCCTGTCGATGCAGGTGCCGCACTTACCGCAGGGCTTGTCACCACCGTTATAGCAGCTCCAGGTGTACTGATATGGAACTTTGAGTTCAAGTCCCTTGGCGACGACTTCAGCCTTATTAGAGTTTGCGAATGGTGCCTTGATAGACACCTTCTCATAAGTGCCGATGAAGATTGCGTCGTTCATTGAGTCGATGAAGTTCTCAGAGCAGTCTGCATAAGCATTACCAGCTGCGTCGTCTGCGTGAGCACCGATATAGATGGTGACCTCCTCATCTGGGAACAGCGAGGATGCGAGGGATGCCGCTGCTGAGAGGAACATACCATTTCGGAACGGAACGTAGGTTGCGACCATGCCATTTTCACTTCTGTCAATCTGGTCAGCGTAGTCACCCTCAGGAATTTCCTGAGTAGAATGACCGAGAAGTGGGCAATTACTCTGTGCGAAGACAACAGAGAGGTCGAGTTCGTAGTGCTTGATGTTGTAATACTCAGCAAGCTTCTGAGCTGCCTCGAGTTCCTTCTTGTGCTTCTGACCGTAGAACATTGATACGGATACTACATTAGCAGCACCAAGTTCGTGTACTGCCAAGCCCAGACAAGTGGTGCTATCAACACCACCTGAGCTAAGAACGAGTGCTTTAGGCATCGTATGTCACCTTCCTTTCAGCTGCGGACTGGAGAACTGCCAGACGTCTCTGAGTTTCAAGGTCTTTGAACTCAGGGTGGTCAGGGCTGACGTATGTGGAGAACGGGAAGATTGCAATACCGCCTCTAGGTGCAAAGATACCGCGTACCTCAAGGTATTTCGGCTGCATCACCTTAACCAGGTCCTTCATGATGATATTGACACAATCCTCATGGAAGTCTCCGTGATTGCGGAAGCTGAACAGGTAGAGTTTGAGTGACTTGGACTCCACCATCTGCTCTGCCGGTATATAGCTGATGATAATCTTTGCAAGGTCAGGCTGACCGGTCTTAGGGCAAAGTGAAGTGAACTCATACGCATCAAAGGTAACGACATAATCGTTTTCAGGATGCTTGTTCACGAATGTTTCCAGCACAGACGGGTCGTAGTCGTACTTATATCTGGTATTCTGATTACCGAGCAAGCTAACGCCTGTAAGTTCTTCTTTATTTCTGCCTTCCATGATTATGCCTCCTCTGCCTGAGCTTCTCCGGCTTCACTCCAAGAAGTTCTCTTGATGAGCATGCCGTCACCAAAGCTCATAAAGCGGTATCTCTTCTGCACGGCATGCTTATAGGCAGCCATAATCTGGTCATATCCAGCAACGACAGAAACGAGCATCATAAGAGTCGTCTCAGGTGCGTGGAAATTGGTGATAAGACCGTCGATGCAGCCCACACGCTTTGCGGATTCCGAACCAGGATAAATGAAGATGTTCGTGTCTGTTGAAAAGTCGGTCGGGTTCTCCCAAACCTCTTCTGGAATAGAAGCAAGTGTTCGGAGAGAAGTCGTGCCCACAGCAACGACATTGTGATGATTCAGTCGAGCTTCCTTAATGTCTTTGATGACATTTGCAGGGCAGAAGCAGTGCTCGGTGTGCATAGCGTGGTTTCTGAGGTCCTTGACAACAACTGGCTTGAAAGTCCCAAGGCCGACATCAAGCGTAACCTCTCTGATTTTAACTCCCTTGTCCTTGAGTGCCTGGAGAAGTTCAGGGGTGAAATGCAGTCCTGCCGTAGGGGCAGCGCAAGAAGTTCTTTCTTTGGCGTACACCGTGTTGTACATTTCTGAGATGTAGGCCTCAGAGTGACCTCTCCCTTGGATGTAAGGAGGAAGCGGAGTTTCACCGATTTTGTCGAGAATATCCCAACCAGTAGAGCTATTGAAATCGAGGAAAACTTCACCCTCATCGTCGCAGCTCTTGATGGTTACTTCTGCATCGTTAGCACCGTTGAGCACGAGAACCGTGCCAGCTTCAACCTGCTTGCTAATCATTGCCTTCCAGGTAGAACCGCCCTGATACTGAACGAACAGAATCTCGACAGTGTTCTCCTCGTCTGCCTGAGTGCCCTTCTTATAGGCAAACGCTCTTGCCGGAATAACCTTGGTGTTGTTGAGCACGAGAACATCTCCTGCATTGAAATAATCACAGATGTCTGTGAAGTGCTTGTCTTCAAGGTGTACCACCTCACCAGAAGCAACTTCAGACGCTGTATCAACGATAAGGCATCTTGCACTTGCTCTGTCCGGGAGAGGCTCCTGAGCAATAAGCTCCTGAGGCAAATCATAGCGATAGTGTGCTGCAGAGAACTGCTCTTCTGCAGGGGCCTGGTCAAGGCCCTTAGCAGTTACAGTAGAAGAATTGCTGAAAATATCCGGAATACCGGTTTCCATCTTTGAATTGTTCATATTACAAAAGTCCTTTCTTAGATTATGCTTCTATACGTCTTTTTACCTTAGATGCAATCTTGTACGATACAGGAGACATCAAAGCCTCTACAGTAATCTGAAATGCAATGCCAAGTAAAAAGTTACCAGCTATACTCCTGGAGTCCATTCCCCAGCAATCCATACCGATAGCTTCGCAGAAACTCGGGATAGAGAATGGAATCATCACCAGCACGGTGAATAAGCCCAAATCAGCTGTCTTACCCAAGATACTGGAGCCGATTGAGCGAAGTGAATAGTTAGCGTAGCCATCACCGGGTTTTCTCTTCTTGATATAAGCGAACAGTTTGTCGTTCAAGAAATCTCCGACTGCGTATATCAAGATACCTACGACTGTGACGTAAATGCCACCACCATAGATGAAATCGAATGCCGACTCGTTCGCTTCTGCATATTCCGGTACAGGCACAACCGTTAGACCCTTTGCCAGCAAAGCAGCTACGATAGCAAATATCGCTGAGGTGTTGCCAGACAATCTCGAAGCCTTATAACCGAATACTTCCGAAAACACGTCGGATACGATGTATGTTGCGATAAAAAATAGAGAATCACCTGTTGCAGTTGCCATGACAGTAGGCCCCGGTATATACAGAACATCTACTGCATCAAGCGCGCACAAGACGATTCCCGCTGCACTTAGAAGAGCACCACACGCATAAGCAACTACCTTGTTCACTTTTGCCGACAACCTACCCGCCAGCAGCATACCGCATACTGTGAAAATCAGCATACCCAGAATAGAAAAGATACTGGTTTCCTTTGCTTCCAGAATCTTAACCATCATTGGTACGCACAGAGCGTAGCTTGCGACGTTGATAGCCATTAGCACAGCGAACAGTCCAGGAGCTTTGCCCCATGACTCTTCTTTCTGAATCTTTGACTTCATACCTATTAGTCCTTTCGTATCGATTTTAACTTTAGCAAGGGGATACCTTACTCACTGTTCCCGTTTTTATCGAGGGGGAACTCTACTCGAGTATCATACACCCATTTACACCAACTCCTTTACATAGCACGCTAACGCATACCACGTGGTTGTATATTGTATATAACATTACAACAAAACACGATATCCACAGCAGAACCGTAGCAGAACACACGCATTATGTGTATTTGTTATATGTTACATTATACATTATAACAACCGTGATACACGAAGTTACTATGTCTTCTTGACTGCACCAGAGCCGTCTTTTCCTTCCTGGTCTTGCTTGATAATCTCCCGAATGAGCTTCGTTCTAAACAACACCGGTTGGTCTTCGATGTAGTCTGCAGAATATCCCTGCCATCTACCCATGATAGCTCTTATCTCCGCGTCGACCTGGTCGTACTTACTTCTTAGAACTTGCCAGTAGAGTTTTCCATTCTTTGAGGTCTTCTTTGGACGGTCGAAAGTAGTAGTCGTTAATCGGAACGTATGCCCACGCTCTGCCTCCGCAATGAGGACACTTGAACTCGGCACGGTTCTGAAGTCCTACGTTGAACTCTTCCTTATAACGTCTTTCGACAATCTCTTCATCTACTGCCGGAAGATTACCGAGCCACTCAGCTGCTTCCGATACATCAACAAAGTCCATATCAGAAACTGAAGAAATAGAAGCTGCGAGCGGTCTGAAATCTTCATCTTCCTTTGCAACCTTTGCGAAGTAGAAAAGCATATCCTGACATCTGTTCAGATGCATCTTAACCTCTGCATTGGTGACCACAAATTCGTCAGGCTTGATTACGAAAGTGGTTTTGAGCGTCTCGCCCTTCTCAGGTACAAGAACACCGACAGTGCTTAGATTAATCTGATGAGGTTCATCTGTGTAGAACTTACCCTTGCTACCGTCATCGTTCTTACAATCCTGGCACACCCAGTTCTGAGCAGTCCAGAACGGTCCCCAGGTTAGAATACGAATATGACGGAGAAGCAGATAATAGTCAGGCTCGAACAGCTTTCTCACATCAATCTTAGGCTCAATAACCTGAGGGAGAATGTGTCTAATCATTGCCTGATGCAGATTGTCTGAGGACAGTCTTAGCTTCTCCATTCGGCTGGTGTATCCACTGACAGTCACTGTCTGGGGAATTCCGACATCAGAGTAGTCGAAAAGAAACTCATGCTCTTCATTCATTAGTGGCAATTGAATCAATCCTTTCTTGATTTGATAGGTAATGCGTGTGTCAAGTATGTTTCTTGTTCACATTCCAAGTATAACATACTCAGCACACGCATTTCGAAGTTTATCAGTAGAGCTCTGCGTAAGACACAGATTCTGACATTCTGTTGTTATCAAGTCTAATGACCTGAACATTAGCGCGGAATCTGAGATTTGAGAAGTTCTGCTTCTTGTCATCAGGAGAAGCGTTCTTCATATACAGGTTAAGATAAATCTTACCACCTGGTTCATCAGCTACAGTAGGATTACCGTTATACTCCCAATTCAGATTTACCAGCAGGTTACCACTTGGTACATACTCAGAGTTATTCTCGTCGTATGCCTGATGCACACCAGATGTGCCAGAAATCTTTAGGTTGAGGTTATCCGGAATGTACTGTATGGTATGCTTGTTGATAGTGGAAAGCTGACTGCCGTCCTCGCTAAGGTCATGCTCAAAGAACAACGGAGGATATTTCAGGTAAGCAGAAGATGACCACATACGGTCAATATTACCGCTGTAATCTTTCCAACCAGCGTGTTTAACCCAGATATCCATCTGAGCTGCACATACACCTTCTTCTCCCATCGTAACGCTCGAGAACTTGCACATCAGACTGTTATCTACACCCGAGCTGGTGAACACGTTGGTTACTTCCATCCAAGGCAAATCAAGTTCAAGCGTATTACCGCCAGATATGAACTGTGAATACTTCCACTCACCGATGTTGGTAAAGAAATACTTATCCACTACGCAGTGGTCTACGCCAAATAGCAGAGTCTCGGTAGATACGTGTTCGGTTGTAGCTACATTATCACCTACGAGCTTGACATGGTCTAGGTCAACCAAATGCAGCAGCAATCCGTCCGTGCGATTTCCGTCCTCAACTACCTCAGAGAAATCGAGTGTGATGTTACCACGGATGTGAGCAAGCGTACCTGTAGTATCTAGATTAGCTCTCCACTCAGACGCATTACCTTCCATCTTGAACACAACGCCACCAGAATATCTCCTATAAGCATATTGAGTCAAGTCAACACCAGGAGAGATTACAATCGTTTCGTCAGGATACTCAGAGAATCCGCCGCCCTTGATAAGACTGAGCAGAAGGTCGGTAATACGAAGTCTCTGTGTAGTCGGGTCAACGATTACATCATACAGATTAGAACCCGGACCTACCTTAACAACACCGAATGTAGTCGACGTAGCCGGAACCGCAAATCCACGCTCCACAGCTTCAATAGTGAATAGGACTGATTGTGGTGTAGAGCTGGTATCCTGGAAGGATTGAGATTCCCCTTCAGGGTCAAGTATAACATAGGAAGCTCTGTCCGTAGGCAAGAAGTAAGAGATAGTAGCAGTGCTTTCGGTTTGCAAGCCAGTAATCACACCAGTAGCGTAATCGATTGTGCCTACCTGCACTTCAACGTCTCCGCCTCCGTCGTTCATCAGAGTCATAATCTTGCCATACTTGTTATCATATATTCCTTCAGATATACCGGTACCATCACTGGTAGGAACCGGATGATTAGGAATAGGAGAAATCAACAACGAACCGGGTTGAATATTCGGTTGCAGAGTAAGGCTTGTAAAGCTACCAGAATAAGAGTTCTCCTCCAGCATAACTGCATGAGCAAATCTCCAAGAACCAGTCTCTCCCTGAGCATGAGTTTTATGGTAACGACAGGTATATCGGCTTGATACATTCTGAGTGAACGAATCAAGAGTACCATTTACGGTACCGGTTACAGTAGCGTTGATAGTTCCTTGACCTTTGCCGTTAATTTCACCCTCGATGTTGAGTGTCTCGTCTGGGTCAGACTCTGGGTGTGCGGTACCGGTAAATGAACCGGATACAGGTACTTCCAGCTTAGACTGCTTTGCTGTACCAGATACTGTACCAGATACGGTTCCGTAATTGGTTACGATATTTTGCAGTTCATAACCAGAAGTAGTCGTGTTCGCTTCGGTACCTCCTGCTTCAGCCGTATCATTGATAACCCAGAAATAGTCACCAGGCTGTACTGCCGGTTTATGTCTTTCAAACCAACCCTTGGCATCAGCCAGCGTAAGGAACGGACCGTACTGTCTGCCACGAGCATACCCATCAGCTTGTCTGTGAATGTAGTCGTCAAACATCAACTCTAGCATAGCGAGTTGCTGATAGGTGATGATACCGTCAGTACCATTCAGTCCGTTCAGACAAGGATATACGCTGACGTCATAGAATGGCTTAACGACTGTACCGTCTTTGGCAGGAACTTTCTTTTCTGAAATCAAAGAAGAACCTGTTATCCTTGACATAGCATACTGGAAGAACAGAGCTCTGTGGTCGATTGTGTCTGCACCGGTATGCGGCGGTGTCTGCGCCTGGTGCCAAGACATGCGAGCAAACTGCGAACCTGACTTAGCATCAATTCTCTGCAAACAGTTGAATTCATCAACTACCGGGTCATCCGCCGTATAGGGAGTCTGGTCGGAAACGATTATACCACGAGTAGGCTCATCTTCAGAGTTACCTGCAGTATCTGCATTGGTCGACATACTCCTGAGAAGTTTGCCCAGGTTAGAATCGAATGCAATCCAAAGCCATTTATCAATGTCAATGAGATTAGTTACCTCACCGTCTTTGGAGCCACCGGTTTCACCGAATTTTATTCCGTAGATATGCTCGTCTTCCGGTGCAGTCAAGAGCTTAGAATAGTCCTCAGCACCTTCGACCGTATCAAGCGGAACCATCCTCGTCTTGTACGGGTTTTCGGTAAGCATAGCACGACCTTCAGAATCAATCGTGATAGTACCCAGAAGTAGTTCATTACCGAATGGAAGCTCCTCATTGATAACGATAGCAGCACCTTGATACACACCGTTGAACGGCGGTATAAGGCGCTCGTCATGTCTTGAATGTTCAGGTGCGGTGTACTGCACCGCGAGTTTGATGAATCGGGTCATACACGGATTAGTCGGTATCTGACCTTCATTGTTCGCTACGTTAGCAATATCACCGACAGTGAAAGCGTCACTTCTTAGGAAGGTCACTTCCGCGGTAGACTCTACATAATAACCGTAGACCAAAGCTACGCCAGCTGATACGGTAATTCTGCCGTCTGCGTCCATACCGAGGTGGAAATCATCAGCATCTCGAGTACCGGTTGCATACGCAGTAATTGTCCAGCCGTTCTTATCATGCAGGGAAGTCTTCTCAAAAGAATTCAAACCAGGACCGTTCTTTTCCGTCTGTCCTGTCGTATCGTCGATTACAACATCAGAACCGACGAAATCATTCACTGCACTCGCTACTGTCTCCGCATAGTCCGACATATTGACTTCCCTTTTGAGCAGCGTATTCAACGCTGCTCTCTGGTTAAACTCGGTGATTAATTCACCACCGTGTGTATCGGAACTATAAGGCGTAATGTAGGAGTTAGCAGATGAATAGACAAGAAAACGGTGAGAATCAGCTTCCCGAAGGTCATATAGTCTATCATCTGTTGCCATAGCTATTAACCCCCTTCACCGTCACCGACTGCCAGAAGTTGAGTGTCGCCGTCAGGTGAGCCATCAAGACCGTTCGTCTCTGCCTCAGAAATCTGCATAGGACGATGTCCTTCTGCAGCAGTCGCATTCAAAGCTACCTGAAATCCGATATACATACCTTCCTCATCAGAATCAGGAGCACCATCACGGTTTTCAGACTGGACGTAGTTGCGAGTAACGGTATAACCCTTCGCCTCTACCTTCGCCTTTTCCTCGTCGGTAATACGCTCGCAGAAGGTAGTGTACTGCTGACCAGCACCACAACGCTGCTCGGTTTCCCAAAGCACTTCTGTTGCCTTGATATAAGGCTGATTAGGAGTGTAATAGGAAGCTACTCGGCTAGCGTACTCATCAGCCTGGGGATGATTTTCTGTCATGATTCCCATAATAAATCACCTCATTCGAAATCAGTAATAGGAACGAGCTCCTTCTCAAATTCCTTGCTGAGATTACGAGCGTTCTTGGACACAGCGAGCTTTGTCTTTACCAAGATGCAGTCTGCGTCTTCAATCTGCTCAACAACCTCAATCTTGCCCGCCTTGACGAGAGCGTCAACAGCGTCCTCATCTACCTTAGCAGAATCCACGAAACATTTCATAACTTCCACTTCTTCTGCAGTATCGGTAGTGTCTTCTTCTGCCGCATCAGCTTCCTCGGTTACAGTTTCGCTTGAAACAGTATCTTCAGAAATCGGCTCGCCCTCAGCTTCGTCAGGCTCTTGTCCAGGAAAGTCTTCCTGCACTTCTGCAGGTCTTACCTCCTCTTCCACAGCGCCCTGAGTTCCTTCTGCCGGCTCATCGAGTACCAGCATATCGCAAATGGAACTGGTGCACTTATAGAACAAAGGAAGGTCAGGGTAAATCTGAACACGCTTGAGCGGGTTGTTGCACTTCGGACAGAATGTGGGAGGTGGGCAGATAACCGGTGCTGTATTCATAGGCTGAAGCTCACCGTTCCAAACCTTAGCCGTGCAACCAGGCTGGAAGTAAGCCACGAGCTTCATGTCGATTACATCGAACACGCCCTTGTCCGTTGTAGCTCTCAGAGTAAGAGCCCTGTCAGCACCCATCACATATTCAATGGAGTTGACGTTAGCAAGCTCAGGAATCTTGAACTCTTTGCCAGAAGGGAGGCTAATCCACTTCGCATCGTACATAGAGTATTGATTCTTCAGAGTAATCAGCTGATTGCCCTGACCGTTCTCGTTCTCGAAATAAGGAACGGTTTTGAAGCCGAGAACAGTAAGCATAGAAATCTGTTCTGCTACCGTGAACTTCCGAGCAGATGAATACAGGGAGTATGCCAGGAAGTCATTCTTGGTAACATAGCCGGTGATTTCGAAAGGCATACCAAAGTTCTTGATTTGGATAGGAGTATGTTCAACGGGTACGCCGAGCATAGCACCTGTCTCATTGTAGCTTACGGTTCCTTCCGGAAGATTAAGTTGCAATCTAATCATCGTTATTAAGCACTCCTTTACATTTTCTTAGGTACCATTGGACACATGGTACCGATAATTTGGTTAGACCAGATTTATATAAATCAGTAACTTCCTTTGGCTGCATCTTGAGCTCTTTCGCGATTTCATTCACACTCCACGGCGGCTCATCGGAAGTTCTGTTTATAACGTGAAGAACGTTGATTTCATCAGGCGTTAGCAGCTTTTCCATAACCTTTGAAATGTCCATCTGGTGCTGGTCAAATGTGTAGGTATCCTCAATCTGCTCTTCCATGGGAATGTCGGCATCCTCACATTCATATTCTGAGAATGTCATCTCTGGATGTACCAACTTATTCATCTGATTGCGGATATAAGGAAAAGCGTATGTGCTAAGAACTGTATATGTATCAGCATCAAAACGCTCTATTGCTGTCAGCAGTCCCATGATACCTGCTGATACGAGCTCTTCGCAGTCGGTCTCGCTTGGATACCGACTTGCGAAGTACATCTGATAACATCTGTGAACTAAACCCACATTGTTGAGTAAAATCTTATTTCTTATCTCAGGGTCTCTTGTCTTAGCATACTCCTTGAGCAATTCCTGATTCTCTTGACTCCTGCTCATATACCCTCCTTCGTCCTTCAATACTATAATATTAGGCTGCGTCATGATTTACGGGTTACCATTTCTCCTCCCAGGACTTGTTATGCTGGGAATCTTCAACGACTTCCTGCGGTGGCATATCCACCCAAGATTTTATATGCGAACTGTCCTCAACCGCCTTATGAACATTGAGCTTCTTGACCCACTGTTTCTGGGTTACACCGCCTACGGTTACTTCCTCGACTACCCAGATAGACGCGAGTCTCTTCCAAATAGCATAGAAAGCAGTTATCTCATGACCAGTCGTGGTATCCCACAGAGATAGATTATCAGACTCGACTGAACCTGTTCTCGTCTGTGCCCAACCCTGAAACTCGTAACCCTCTCGAGTCGGGTCAGTAGGCTTGCGTGAACCTAGAGTGGACGTGATATAGTCTACTCCACTCTGGTCTCCACCAGCTACGGTATTGGTATCAGATGAATCGTAATTTCTGTAGAACTTCAGCGTACCTGATATTGCCTTGTAGACAGCATAATAATTATTTCCACCGGCTTGAACAGTATCACCGTACAGGTTCACCGCATCAGATATTACCTGAGAACTCGGTACTTTCTTGAGTGAACCGTCCCTACGCCAGCATGCGCAGTAATAACCAGCAGCTTCTCCGGTTTGTCCGTCAACTGTCTCATAGATATTATCAACAACCAAATCGACTAATCGACTGTAACCTTGATAACTCGAGTCACACACCAGTGCGGGATTGATAGCGTTGCCATCACCACTTACTCCGACAACGGTACCCACCGGATTAGAACCATAACCTAGCGTAGCGTTTGCTTGAGATAAGTTCTTATAAAAGGTCACGGTGGCATTTGCTGCTGCCCATTGTGCAGTATAGGTATGATTTTGCTGGACATTAGTAGGCGGAGCACCGCTAGGTGACCAACCTGTAAAGTTATAACCGCTTCTGGTAGGGTTCGGTGGTAATGAATCATTCTCGCCCTGAACTACTTCGTGGACAACATCTGACGTAGAACCGCTCCAATTACCTCCGTTCGGCTTGTAGGTAATCTGATAAGACGGTAGCGGTGTTGCATTAACCAGGTCACTGAGCTGCCAAGTGCCCCAGCCACCCTCAAGACGAAGAGTTACCTGAGCGTAGCTGTTAGCAGGAATTATCAACGGTGAGCTCAGCTTAAAAGTATAGAACGCATTATTGTAATCTTGCTGAGAAATATAATTCCCGTCGTATGAGTACTGATTGTATTGAGCTCCAGAATTCTTTGTATATCTTGGTATAAACCAAGTCTGGGTATTGCTGAATGGCTCGCTGCTGTCTGCAGTACACAGATTTGACCTAGATTCTGCTGCAACGGTAACTGTCTGCGATATCTTTGTATATGAGTCATACTCATACAAGGCAAATGTACCAGACTGACCTGCAGCTTGACCGGCTGATATCTGATTTACAGAATGTCCGCCTGCATTACAAGCTATCATCTGAAGTCTGATGCCACCCAGCTTAGCTGGTGTGGCATCATCATTGTAGATTGTGATGTGTACCGGATTATTGTACCAATAATCCGATGTAGCCCAATGGTAGGTATCATTGGAAGTATCGATACGAAGTCCCATAATATCACCAACCTATTCCGATAGCACCGACTGGGAAGTCATCCGCAGAAGGTTCGGTCTTAGAGATAACCAGGGTTGTTCCGTCTGCTGTCTGTAGGTAGTTCACATCATTAGCCGTTCTGCGTACCTTCATGCCGTGCAGAATGTCAACTGCCTTACCAGTACCAAGTCCGGTCAGCAAATCAAGCCAAGTTACCTTATCTGCTTCGATTGTACCCTCGTTTCCTGAAAAATCAAGGAGCACATTATTGTCGTCGATTACCGACACGCTCATAGTCTGCTTGCCGTGTCTAGATTTAGCGATTGTAACCCAGATTGGGTAATCGACATTGTTGACATTAACCACAGTTCCGTCTGCTAGCGTTGCGGTATAGAATGCGGTATCAAAGAAAGACTTAGGCGATGTCTTAGCAGTCAGCGTAATCGAGCATTCAATGGGCGTTTGAGCCGGGTCCGGGATTTTACCAGAAGTATAACGAAGGTCGGCTTTGGAATACAGACGGAAGGTAGACTCCAGTGCGTAGGCTCGAGTAGTCTCTGGTGATTTAGGCACGGACAAATCATTACGAACGACACACTCCTGCAAGAATTCACCTAAGCTCAAGTCCTGGAAATCAGCATCGACGTAATTTGCAATATTCCATCCAAAATCTTGGAACATCTTCTTTGCAGTTGTTCGAGAAAGAACAGACTTCATATTGTAGTAATAAGAGCCGCTTTCATTAGGAATGTTCTGATTATACCTAGGAACGATTGCATCATAGGTACCAGGATAGCCAACCGTAGCAGACAAGGTAGGATTATCAATCCAAACCATCGTAGATGCTAGGTAGACATAATTTGCGTCTACGTTCAGAATCACAAATGAGTATGTCTTATCGTATGCCCAGAGGCTTTCCTTGGCGTGGTGAAGCTCGATGAATGTTCCCATCGTCACATCGGGGTCGGTAGTCGTGAATGAATAGCTGTTAGATGCTGAAGTCCAGACAGTCAGACTTCTACCTCCGTGAGCTTCATTCCAAGCTGCACGAGGAATCCTCAGTTTTCTAGAATGCGTATCAGACTGGTTAGTTATATTCGGGCTTTGCGTTGCGTTCATAGTGACCGTAGGCTTGTTGTCGGTATAGCATATTACCTTAGCCTGACCGCCCTGAATTGTATTCCAGACATAGACCATTCTCCAATCATCACTATTTCCGAGAACCACGGGCTCACCTGGATATATAGGACAGCCGTCGACGTAGAGAACACCGGATTCTATCGAATAAGGAATACCGGTCAAATCGACTTCAAAGCTGAACGTACCAGACTTGTCCTTGTACCATTGTGGTATCGTCCACGGAATATAACCACCAAACCTGTTAAGCTGGTATATGGTGCTGCCATGATTGATATCTTTAGTACACAGATAAACACCGTTGGACTCTTTATTAGGCTGATTATAAATCAGATTGGTATAACCCTTCGAGAAGGACTTACCAGAAGAGGTCGGAAGCTTCCAACAAGCATTTCTACCGGTTCTGTGATAGGTCACACCTGTCAGGGCAGCTAAATCATCAGAAATCCAGCGGCTACCGTTGAGTGTATTGTTACCGGTATAAACCAAACCGTCGGTAGCCGGTGTTGTACCACCCCACCAGTTACCCATATACTCGGGCAATTTCTTGTCATACAGGTAGAGAACTGCAGCGTCATCACCATTTCCGGTATACAGTCTGGTAAAATCAATACGCTTCTTCATCTTAGGCATATCGTATGAGTCATAACTACCTACATTTATTCTACCGGTATCTTTCCTGACAGGTATGATGTAGAATGGATGAGCTGCAGGAGGGTACTCCGAATAGGTAGCCAAACCGGAAACCAGATAGACGTAATCATCACGGTCACCAACCGGTATCGCCCTTACCTGTGTATCAATCTTATTCACACCTTGCAACGCATCTTGATACTCAGCGTATGTCAAACCATAAGCGCCTTGGTCCTGGAATGAACCGGTACCATTGATGAAGTCCAAATCCATGTAACCGAATGTAGAAATCAAAATCTGACCTGAGGGGTGGTCTACCAAACCTCGATAGTCAGCAGGAGTAGGGTTACCTCCCATACTGAGCCATAAATAACCGGCTGAGTTCAAGGACAGGTTATTGATATCTCTTGTCTCGTGATAACAGTCCTCGATAAGACCGTTACCTGCAAAGATAAAGCCCTGAGGTCCATAGTACAGCGTGTTCACGTCCAAATCTTCCATAGACAGTCCGCGGACGATGAGCTTCAGAACACCACCTGAAATCGTACCAATCTTCTCAGTGAATTCGAGAATATCAGGATAAGCGACAAAGGTGAGGTAACCGTGAGCAGACACAGAACTGGTCGCTTTGTTACCATGAGCGTCAGAAACATAAACACCGAATATATTACCTACAGCGGTTTCGATTGCGTCTTTCTCCTCGGCGTCGATTGACTCAGCACCTGCAGTAGAGCTCGACGGATTTGTGAACACGTCTACATACGACTCGTAGTCCAAACCAACAATCGGAACAGCTCCCCAAGACGCACCTTGAACTCTGATTGTCTGCGTATAGAACTGACCACCGTTAGAAGGTTTCCACGCATCTGCAGCTTCACCTGGCTTCAACTCGACCCGTCGAGCAACACCGTATGTTACCAACGTATTGTAGATGAAGTTAGTGATTACATTCGGGTCAGCTTGTGTCTCCTTGAGAAACTCTTCGTAGGTGCTCCAACCTACAACTCGGCCGGTGTTATAGGTTTTCTCTGCCATTGCTAATCACTTCCTTTTGAGAATTTGAACAACGGTGCACCTACTCTTCTTATCGAGCTCCCAACGGTTATCACCGTAGAAGATATGCTCACCGTGTTCGTTATAGGTATCCAGATACCAATTGGTATCATCTTCTTCCTCGACTCCTCCTACGAGGGTACCACCTGTAAGATGTCGAGCTATAATCACCGTATCAAATCGGAGCAGCATATCCTGTGCTTGTGCCAGCAAGGCAGCCTTGCGGATTTGAACTGCTTCTTTTATCTTGTCCTCGAATTGTGCAGGAGTGATGTGCTCCTTAAACTCGTAGATTACTCGGTTATCGTACTTTGGGAATCGATACTGCGGATTCAGAACCCTACCGTCTTGGTATTCAACCATTTCCCAATACTCACCGCGGTCAAACGTGAGTTTGCACATACGATATTCGTTCTTCACACGAACTACCCACCATGTTTCTTCTGTGATAGCTCTGAGCTTAGAGCGAGTTGTGGTAGGAGTTGATTGAGTATGCTGCTGAGTCTGCACCTGCACCTGAGGTTTCTCAACCTTTGATGCGTTCGTGGTACCAACTGCAGGCAAGCACAACTTCTTCTCCTTAACCACATAGAACTGTTCGAAATATGCACGAATACAATGCAACACGCTGAACGGTATTGTAATCAGCGGGTTGTTTTCTTCCAGCTCTTTATATAACGAGGTCAAGTCTTTTCTGATGAACGGGCATAAGGTCATCGCCTTATCCATGAGTTCCATAACCTTTTGCTTTGCTGCTGCTGTCCAAGGTTGAATCGCTGTGGCGATTCGATACGAGTGAGAACAGAGTTCCTTACGCTGGTCTACGCTCAACTCGAGGTACGCAGGTTTGACAAATGGATACATACAACCGCCTCCTATTTTATTTCTGTTATGTATACATTATACACAGAAATACCGGTGGATTTCGAAGTTAACCCACCCCGCAGCATACAACTGCTACAACGGTTACACATACTACATACTGCGCACATCGTGCATATAAGCAATACCACGTTAGGGATTTGGGTGCATGCGTGCCTCAGCGTGTGCTATGATTGCATCCACATCCTCCTCGGTAAACTCTACCAAATCCACCTGGTTAAAGTAACCGAGTAAGAATTTTGCAGACAATTCAGGAGCACGCCATTGGGTGATGAAACCTACGCCTACCGGTACATTATTCGCATTCAAGATAACTGCACAGCTGTATTTACCTTCATTGTCTGCGATAGGAGCTGTACCGTCTGAAGTAATCATAAACTCATACGGAACTGCCACTTCGTCACCCTGCTTCCATTGTGTATCATTTCTAATACACAACAGGTCACCTGTGTCAGGCATAGCCGCACCGTTCGGGTTAATCAAGATTGGTCTGCCAGCTGCGTCACCGATGTAAAATTCACCAGTATCAAGAATAATAGCAGGCTCACCAGGATAGAGTTTCATCAAATCCCGGTTTTTAGAAAAGCCGCGCTTCAACTGTATCAGGTCGTATCCTTCTTCATTTCTTGCCAAGGATAGTAACCAGGTACAGCCCTTGCAGCATTTCTTGCCTGCTGTTGATAGAAAGTATTTCATAATATCACCTCCCATTTAGTCTAATATAGGAGGTAAAATCAACGTCTACCGTCTCAATGTATACAAAATTCGCATGACATATTCAGGTAAATCGTTTACGTCTTTCTTAGGTAACATAGGAATAATTGGTGTACGAGCTTTCAGTGCTTTCTGGAGCTTAGCAGCACCCTTCATACCAGCATTATCACCGTCGAGACATATTGCGAACTCCCTGATGTCGGTACTGTTCAAGTATTCGATTTGCCTGTCCGAACCGGTTCCAAGCAACGCCCACGCCGGTAACCCGTAACCCCATAGCGTCAATGCGTTTATCGCAGACTCCACCAGAATTCGTTTCTTAGCGAACGGACTTGTCGGAGGGATTATCTTATTGGACTCGAACACTCCATACACGGGTTTATCTACACCCGCTGGGTAGTTATACCACTTCTTATCGATAGAACGTCTTATTACAAAGGCAACCGAACCATCCGGCCTCTTGACCGGAAATGTTACAGCATTCGTAACGGGGTCATATCCCGTGTCGAACGCTCTTTGCACCAATTCGGTTATGTGTCTCTGCTGAGACAGGTAGTCAACCTTCTCATATCTATAGGACATAAGTTCCACTTCGGTAACTTCAGGTAACTTAATCGGTTCTCTTTTCGCGAGTGTGGTTATTCCGTTTCGGTCAAAGAAGCCTATGTCTGACACAGACTGGATAAACTGAATAGCATAATTGTCGTAAGCATCTCTGCTGGAAAGATAATTAACCAGTGATATAATTGAACCTTTCGCACCACACGCAAAGCAATGATACTTCCCATAATGAGGGTGTGAACGGTTATTGCAGATACCGAATGAAGGATGCTGTTCATTACCAAAGCTGTGAAACGGGCACTGGGTTGTGATATCATTTTCTGATTGGGTTACAATCCTAAAAAACGATGTAGACGCCCTTAATGCTTCAAAGACTGCGTCTACATCGATAGAACGTAAATCAACCTGCTGCTGTACTGCCAAAGAACGCACCTCCCTGATTTACATCACCACGGGATTGAATATATCCGTGGTCAGGGTCCCAGGTATATGTGAACTGCTGTCCGAATGTTCCGAAACGTGATTTCTTGACTGCCAAGGATATAACCTGATGAGAATCCTCGGGGTACGCCAAAGACATAACGAATGACGCATTGATGTTTACACCGTCGCCGCCTCTTGCAGATTCCAATTCAGGATTCTGTGACAAATCAGAACCGCTTCTGTTTGCTTGGTGTGTAACTCCGATAGGACAATGAGTATCTGTGCTGACAGACATCAAGTCCTCGGATACATCAGTTGCAGCACTGGCATCACTCTTGTATGCAGCGTTGATTCGTTCATTCTCGATGTAGCTAATACCATCGAGAAGAAGGAGGTCAAGATTTGCAGTCTCAATCCAAGACCTGAGTTTCGTAGGTGTAATGTGCCCCTGGAAATCCTTCTTGGAACGAATGAGGATACCCTCTCTACCCTGCATAGACTGAACATACGCATTGTACGCATTCATGTCTACGGCATCACCACGACGAAGTGCAGAGTTTGACAACCCAGACAACAAGGTATCGATTCGGAAACCCAAATCATCTTTACCCATCTCAATCGAGACAATACCTACCTTAAAGCCTGCTTTCCAGGCGGCTACTGCGATGTACATCAGAATCCATGTCTTACCCATACCCATACGAGCAAGGATTTCGAACAGTTCTCCTGCTTTAGACCAACCTCCTATCAGCTGGTCAATTTCAGCAAATCCGGTCGTGATAAACGCTCTTGGGTCATTAGACGTCTTGACATACTTTTCTTGTCTGGCTGCTACATTCTTGATAACATCGTACTCTGCCAACTGAGGTGTGACATTTCGGAGGTCGGCAATCTTGCTTTCAAGATAACCTAGCAACTGAATTCCGTCTTCAGGGAACTGCTGCTGTCCTTCTTGAATTGCTCTGTCCAGTTCATTGTAGATGTACATCTCCTTAATCTTGTAGAGTAGATACTCACAGTCTTTCGACACTTCTTCAAGATTAGAACAAGGAAAGTCAGGAAACTGGGACAGGAGCTCGCCCAGCACGACAGAACCGTACTGGGCATAGCGAGTTTTCACAAATTCAAGAAATCTATAATCAAGTCCAAAGAACTTATAGGTACATACATTCTGAGCCATGAAGTAGTTGATACAATTATTGTTCATGACCATATTGATAATGATTTGCTGTGGTACGGTCATCTAAACACCTCCTAATTAGTCTAACGCAATAAGTACCGACTCCTTGGCTCGGGTGATAGCCGTATACATCGCAGACTTCTTCATCATAGAGGACTGCTGATAGATGACGTTTTGCCACTCAGAACCTTGGCTGAGATGTACGGTCAATGCGTAACCATACTCGATTTTAGGAGGTCTAACGTGTGCAGGGAAGAGTTCCGGTCTGGTTGTACCGATGAAACTGAACGTACCGATATCCGGTGTTTCCATAACCAGGTCAACCAGCGAGTACGAGTTATTAGCGTGCTTCACCTTGGTGATTACACCCTGAGCACCGTTCGTCAATGTATACCCCTCTGTCGACGATATAGTCGTGTTCGTACGACATATAATCTTATCACCGACGTTCAGCGGCTTTGAACGAGAACGGAAATCCAGTGCGAGTGCTCTCAGTCTGTCATTCAGATTACCTCTGGATACATTGGTATCAGTCAAGATGATATCTGCATAGCAAAGCTCACTGTCAGATACCGGTCCCTTACGCACCATGCACGAACCGAAAACACCTGTCTTGAGTCTGCCCTGAAGAACTTCCTGAGACAACCAGATAACCGGGCTTCCTTGTGCCTGTCTGACAATCTCTGTCAGATAATAATCACACTTGGTAAACACGGTAGTATCGTTGACAGGAGGCAACTGATTGGGGTCACCTACAAGTAATGTCGGGATGCCGAAGGACAGCACGTCGCTCAGGAGTTTACCGCCAACCATACTTCCCTCGTCGATGATAATGCACTTCACGTTAGCATCGAGTTCTTCTTTCAGACAGAAACGAGTTTCCTCACCGCTGAAATCATATCCTCTATCATGACTCTGCTGGAGCATCATTTCCAAATTCTTGAACTCGTTGTCACCCACGGTCTCAAAGTCGATTACACCGTCCTCACGGTTCTCCGACTGAACATGATAAATCTGTGAGTGAATTGTTCGTGCAGGAAGTGAGGCCTTAATCAGATTGTTTGCGGCTTTACCGGTAGGTGTAATGAGAAGACAGTTCTCAATACCAATCTGTTCTGCGACAAGAGCGATGAGGTAACTCTTACCACTACCAGCAGGTCCGCCGAGTTTGAATACATCACTTTCACGATTGTTGTACCAGGACATGATACGTTTGAATGCGACTTCCTGGCTAAGGGTCAATGCCATTAGAATTCCTCCTTTATCTTTGCATCTCTGGCAATTCGGTACATAATACTACCTGCACAATTCAGTGGGTCTGTCATCGAGGTAGTCACGACTGTTATACACGATTTGTTCTGTCTAGCATCATAAATAGCCTGGAGCATGAGGTCATCTATCTGAGTGAGATATGAAAACAGACCATCAAGCACCAGGCATCTTGCTGACGCTGCTCTGCGTACCATAGCCTGAACTTCATTGTCACGGTTAAACCGGTCCTGAGTTCGGTTCTGGTAACAAAGCTGATTTACGGACACATAGAGTCCTACATTCTGCGTATCCATAATATATCTGCGAGAATTAAGATACGACATAAGAATCATTGCCGCATTGGTTGTCTTTCCTCGCTTCAAACCGCTTAGCAAAATCACACCGTCAAAGGTTGCGATGTTATCACAAACCTCCTTGATAGCAGGTCTGATAAATTCCTCATTCGGATATTCTGTCAATTTCTCGGGTAATTCTGCTTTACGGATAAGTGTCGGAAGTATATCTATCTGATTATTCACCATCACCCAGCTCCTCTCTAAGTATTGCCAATGTCTTGGGATTATTTTTAGTTTCGTTCCAGTACGGGTCCTGGTAATACGATATGTTCGCGTACATCTTGTCTTGTTCAGACGTGAACACGATATGATTCCACTTTCTAGCTGTAGCCGTTAAGAACAGATAGGTTACTTCTGGAATAGTTATCGAGTTCTTTGTAGACAGTTTTCTTACTCGAGACGCTGGTTTATTCGGGTCCGCTATATCATATGTCTTAAGAACTTCATCAAGACAAGCATCCCACTCGTTGATGCTCAACTCTTTGTTCTTCTTAATCCTCATCTCAAGGTACCCAGCGGCAGCTTCTAGCAGATTATTGTCTTTTGGAAATCGGTTCAAGACGTGTGACCAGTACGGCTGCGGTAAATTATTTCTCATACACGCACCCCTTGTTTACTCTCATTTTTGCGTGTGTTTTGCTGTGGTTCTGCTACAGGTTCTGTATTATAACATATACAGTTATTAAAAACATTACCACGTAGCAAAACCTCGCACACGTTGTGTCACTATTAGTGACATTATAATTATACAATAACGGTATAGTGGTACACGAAGTTACTTGTATCGAGGCGTAGGGTACCAATAAGAAGAAACTACCGGACTGACCTGTGCTACACCTACACGGCGGAATTTACCAGACTTGGTGTATACGACCGGTACACCGTCGGCGTACATCTTTATGCCCAGTGCGATTAGATACTCGATAGGTACAGTGACATATCCCGGTACCTCCTGTTGCTGCTGTTTCTTGAACGCTTGGTTCTCTGGTTTATCCGCGAGCTGCTTTGCGATAGACAGAGGCATTATGAGACGTGAAGGACTGCTCATCATGATATCCGGTTTACCGGTTCCAGACATCTCTAAAGTAGTATCAACATTCTCAACAGGGTTTTCAACACCTACCGAAGGCGAATCCACATGGTTTTCAACAGTCTCAACAGGGTTTTCAACAATCTCCTGTTTAACCGGTTCAGACCCATTATTCAAATCCTTGGGGATTTTACCCATCGCGTCGGTGACGTTCTTAATAGATGCTTCTATCTGAGGAATAACCGTGTAGGTGATGTAGGAGTATTCCTCTGAGCCCTCACCTGATTCTAGGTGCAGACAGTGCTGTTTCCAAAGTTCATCTCTACGAGCGTTTGCCTTATCCAATTCGATTTTCAAACGACTCTGCTCACGAATTGCTTTACCTGTCTCAATCCAATAATCAAGCGAAGCTCCACCGCTTTGATATTGAGTATTTGCCCAATCCACAATCTGCTCATCAGTATAGTCCTGGAACAGATAGGTTGTACGCTGCGTGGTGTACGCACCCTGCATAGCATTCTCGATATAGTTTTCAAGAAGGTTAGCAAGGTCTGGAAGAGCGTCGCCCACGGGATTTATGATAACAATAGGTCTTTCGGTAACACCCATCTGCTGAAATACATACAGAAGCTGGTCGAGAGTATCTGCATGAGTTACTGGACTGCCTAAGGTGAATATCTTATTCTGAATCTGTATCTGACTCTGGTTTGTCAGGTCCATTCTCTACACCTACCTTTTCTCCAATTCTTCTTACACGAGTACGGCGATGTTTTGCTAGACACACATCACCAGCGTCCTGATTGATAGAACCGTGGTTCTTCAATGGGCGCCCGCAGTATTTGCAGTATCCGGTATTATTATTCTGTTTTCCAGAAGGGTTCGTAAAATGATACATACATACACCTCCAGTCCGGTCAATGCGTCACGCTCACTCACCTTAATTTGCTTTCTAAATCGCAATCCTGTTTTATAGAGCTGAATCCACTCTACCCAAGGAATGTTCTGAAGCCCTCTACCTTGGAAATTGGTGTATACGGCTTTTACCAGACCACCTTTATTCCAAAAGTCATTACCGCATGATACGAAACGCATTATCTGCTCCAGCCATCTGAATATCGACGCATAGACAAAGAATTCGTTACCACGCTGAGCTTCTAGATAGGTGAAGATAAATGTGAAATCTCCGTCCAGAAGCGCGTCACAGAAAGGTCCCGGCTCCTCACTAATCTCAGACTGCATCCACGGTTTGAAATATGTCTTGAACACATCGGTATCAGGCATACCGAGTGAAGCCGCTAAATCGAGTACCTGCAGACCATACAAACGCATATTACCAGGAGTATCGACGTTGTGCTTCATGTGCTCGATGATGGTAGGACTTAGCTTTTTCTTGGTCAATATGTTAGAAGCCTGTGCCCAAGTCAGGTCCTCGATTGTGAGTGCATTACCATCAAAGAACTCAAGCGTAGCCTCAGGTATCTTCTTAATAGATGTATAGAAGAACACAATCTTTCTGCCTGACTGCTTGTACTCAGGTTTCGGTGTACTGAGTACATCCATATCATCTGTGAGCACCAACACCTGATTTGTGCTTAGCATACGTCCTTTTGATTTCCAATCAATCGTATCCACGAACTTTGGTTCGCAGTTGTGTGCCTTACAGAACTGCTTCAGGTACAGTGTTCTCAGGTCATGGTCATTAGCCATGATGATAAAATAATCAGGCGGAGTTTTCATACGCTCTTTGAACTCGGTTATGGTCATTTGCAAGCAACCTCCTTCCACAATTCTGCATAGAAATAGCACATGATATATCGGTCGAGCTCATACAAATTTTGAGTTAGAATAGAGTAACTAATCGTATCCGAATGAATACCCTTTGCTAACAGATAGAACACATAGAAGTCGACATTATTTTCTTTTATAAACTTGCTGAGAATATTCGCTTTGTTGAGGACAACAGCGAGAGGTTGATTTACCGACGATTGAATATCGAGCATCTGGTCAATCATACCGGAAATTGTCTCGTGATTTCCCCAACCAACCAGAAGATGAAGTTGTCCAGGAGTCGTCACGGCGTGACTAATTACACCTACATATTTCTGAACCACAGTTCGCTCAGAATCGCAGAGCAATGCTTGAATCTGGTCAGGTGTGTATGTTTCCATGGTGTAGCAGACACATCGAGATTTGATTGTAGGTAGTATGGAATTGCTAGCCGTCAGACAGAACCTAGCACGCATTGGAGGTTCCTCCAGTATCTTCAGCAAAAGATTCTGTATACCAGGATGAAGCCTGTCGACGTCAGGAATCAGGTACATAATCGGTTTTGTCTGTGTCTTGATAAACTCTAGCGTTTCGCGGAAGTCAGACACAGAGCCAGAAACCTCATAGACATACAACCCAAGGTCCTTGTAGAGTTGTCTTATGAGAGTCTTCTTTCCTGAATGAGCAGGACCTTGGATAAGCATAGCACGAGCATTGGTCTTGGATAAACTCTCAATCAGCTTTTCCTGTCCGATATAATCCATTAGAAATCACCTGCAATTCGGAGGAAATGTACCTTAACCAGCGTATACGGGTCTGGCTCCATAATGATAAGCTGAACCAAATCGTCCAATGAACAGAGCGTCTGGAACAAACGACCGTCCTGCGGAAGCAGAGTCAGATTACTGCTAATGTCTTTAGGCAACGCCACATCCTCAGGATTTACACCGAGCTGAAGCTCAACAGCCTGGAGGACGAAACGACGAAAGTCCTGAACCCATGCTTTGAAATCAACACCTTTTCTATTGATGTCGTCCAGAACATCCACCAAGCCTTTGAAGTTATGGTCGTAGAGTGCTTTAAGAATATTCATAGGCACATCAAAACCTACAAGTCCCAGTGCGGTGTTGATAACATCAAAGTTGATGTCTACACCATAACCGAGGACTTTATCCATCATGGTGATAGCATCACGCATACCTCCGTTCGCGAGTTGAGCGATGTATCTCAGAGGTTCACGCTGAACACCGGTTATGTGCTCCTGCTCCAATATCCAAAGCAAGCGGTCGGTAACTGCATCAATGTCGATACGAGTGAAATCCAGACGCAGCACACGAGAGGTGATTGTGTTCGGAATCTTTCTGGGGTCTGTGGTGCAGAACAACAGAACAACAGACTCCGGCGGCTCCTCGACGAGTTTCAGAAGAGCGTTCCACGCCTGTACTGTCAGCATGTGACACTCGTCGAGAATGAATATCTTATATTTCGTGCCAATAGGCTTGTGTCGAGCGTCAGAAATGATTTTACGAACGCCCTCAACACCTGTATTATCAGCAGCGTTAATTTCGTAGATGTTAGACTGACCGTTGAGTTCATGTGCAAAGATACGAGCACAGGTTGTCTTACCTGTACCGGCAGAGCCTACAAACAGGTAGCCGGACTTTGGCTTTGCTTGTAGGTGATTACGCAGAACTTTCTTAGGGTCTTCCTGACCGACAACATCCTCAAGTCGTGTCGGACGGTAGACAGCAGCAAGATTTCGCATAATGTACCTCCTTGGTGTTTGTTTATATACATATTATACACGATTTAGAAGTTTGTAACCGAAGTAACGTGGTTTTGCTTAAATGCAGTGATTACGCATGACCATTGTATGTGTCGTACTCGTAGCAGTTAAGCAGTGCGTACAGAAAATAAAACACAGGTGAACCGATATTCTCAGTTCACCTGTGCCAAGTATTCTTCAACTACATCTAAGCATGTTTCTAAATGCCACCGGGTTCGCTTCATGTAGAGTTTCAGCTCCACACCGCTTACCTCTAAGTCCTCAACCGTCACCGACTTCTTACCCGCGGAGTAATACAAGTCTAACGTGAGTGGTGATACCCAGAAGGCTCGCTGCTCACCTGACATCCAAATTACATACCCAGCCCTTACTCCCGGAATTAAGTCCTTCTCTAGCATGTGTATCCATTGATATTCGTCAATGTTCTGCAGCATGTTAAACCTAGGGGAAGCACACTCTTTACACTCGATGTAATAAATGTGCGGGTATATGTACGCATCATAGTCGCACACATTCTTAGAACCTTTCTTACCCGACATCTGGTCGTGGATGCGGTCATAGCAGATATTGTTCTGCTGTAACCACTCCTCGACGATGTCTTCCCAGACCTTACCGAGATTATCTGCCATTAGGAGATAAGACCGATAGAAGTAGTCACAGGTCCTACACAGGCAAGCTGGCTCTCATAAACATCGAGCTGAACCATGCCGTCGTATGCCGCGAAACGTGCATTAGCACTCAAGCAGTCAACCTCGATAGACCAGGGACCTTCTCCCTTAACGGACTTGCAAGGAACCTTCTGAATGCTGTCTGCACACTTGAGAATGAGCTCTTCCGGAGTCTCCTGACACACCGTTACGCTGTAATCGTTAGCAGAATCTGCAACGATTGCGAGGAACTGCATGGAGTTAAGGAAGGATGCCATATCAACGGTTACAGAATTCTTAACCGGGTTTGCGAACTCCTGCTTGAGGTTTTCAAGCGGGAACTGAGGAATGAAGTCCTGGAACACCTTGGAGAATCTCGCAGAGGCACCGGAATCAGCCGAAACGAACCAGAAGAACTCCGCACCGGCATCATAAATCTGAACATCAGAATGCTTGGTGCAGTAGCTAATCATACGAGCGGAGAGAAGAATCGGCTCATTGATAAGCGAATCGCCCTTACTGATATTGATGTCATCGGTTGCGAACGAGCACTCTGCATCGGTGTAGATGCAACGCTCTGCGATGCTGTCCATAGTCTTGGAAAGCGTGCCGGTGAGCATCTTAATTTGGTTGAGGTGGTCAACTTTAAGCTGAGTACCAGTAGGTGTGAAGAATTCGTGAACAGCCGGCTGACCCGCATCATCGACGAGGATTGGGAGCTTCAGAGTACCCTTCTCGTTCTTGATAATGAGTGTGTCTTCAGTAGCAGTGAGCTCAACAGACTCTCCGCAATAGGAGATTGCCTTGCTGAACTTTGCACCGTCGACAGAAACTGTCGGGAATGCTTCTGTGGTTGCACCGACCTTAGCACTGTACCAAACCTCACCGTCATCCGGCTCGGTGATAAGGTACAGATTGCCATCTGCAACGTGCAGAGTGACTGTCTGTGCGAGGATAACGTATGAATTAGGGGTTAAACCTTCGGATACAGCTGCGAGAGCTGTATCCAGGTTGGTCTTCTTACAAATCATGTATCTTTACTCCTTTATCAATTAGTTCTGCGGATTGTTCTGCCAAGCACCGTTCGGAGCTGCACCCCAACCGCTCTGCTGAGGCTGTCCCTGAGGAGCCCAGCCGCCCTGCTGACCCTGAGGAGCATTCTGAGGAGGCATATTCTGGGGAGCCTGATTCTGAGGAGCACCCCAACCTCCCTGCTGGGGCTGACCCTGCGGCGCACCCCACTGCTGCTGAGGAGCCTGACCCTGAAGAGCACCCCAGCCAGCCTGACCCTGAGGAGGCATATTCTGACCCCAAGCATTCTGCTGAGGAGCCTGCTGTCCCTGCTGAGCTTCAACCTGAACCTGCTCTGCCTGAGCAGCAACCGAGCGTGCCTTGATTTCCTCATACTTATCGATAGGACGAACATAGTCGCTGCAGACCTCGTTTGCCTTCTGGACAAACTCCTTATACTGCTCTTCGGTAAGACCGCTGTCGCCAATAGGCATAGTGCGATACTTGGTGTTGAGACCGGTACCTTCACGAGTAATCTCAAACTTCTGCTTGTAGAGCGGCTTGAAGTAGCTCATGAGACCGGTGATTTCCTTGCGGTAGGATGCCGGCTTGTCCCAAATCATAACCTTACCGGTTGTGACGTCAAGCATGAGAACGAACACACGAGTAGAAAGCGGCTCACCAGCTTTGCAAGCCGGGCACTTGTCAACATCGTCCTTCGGGCCTCTCGGGCAGTCAACGGTGTAGGTGTAGTAGTTTGCACCAGGCAGTCTGTGACAGGACCATCCGTCAACGCTGTTCTCGTCTGTGTAGAGGAATACGACCTGAGCTTTACCGCCGTCCTTCTCGATTCTGAAGGTCTCGGCGCCCTGGTACTCCATGGACTTGGATTCTTCCGCTGTATAGCGTGCCATAAAAATCTTCCTTTCTGGATTCAAAAATTTTGGTTCTTAACGCTTGGTGTTTTGTGCTTTGGTTTTCTTACTCTTGTCTTTTATTTACAATGGTAAGCAAGACCCAATGTATTCCACTACACGGTCCGCGGTAACGTGTGTGTCTAACATTGTATCTATATTATAACACAACAATTTCGTGAAAACGAAGTTGTGTTATAGACGTATTAGAGACCGATACGACGAGCCGACTTAGGTAAGCCGAGGAAGTCTGTGGTCTGGAGATAGCGAATCATGCTCGCTGCATTGAACATCTGACGCATAGCAATGCTGTTGGTGATATCAGGCTCACCATCATCAGGAATTTCTGTCTCACGAGTTGGGTCGATTTTTCTGAGCTTCTCGGTAGAGAATCCTGCGTCCTCGATGAGTCGGCAAACCTCTTCCTTCGCATCAGCACCTAACCAACAGAAGTGGTCAGCCGCTCCCGTTGTTCTTTCGCCTACGTTCATTGCTGCCAGCTTATTATGTCTGTGAACAAGAACTGTTCCGTAGATTGCACCTTTAAGCCAGGTAGTAGAATCAACCGAGGTGAAGTCGATATACTGCAGAATGTTCAACGCGGTCATGCCAAATCCGTGTGTCTTAACCTGCGGATTGAGTCGCTTAATACGACGGAATACCTCTTTACAGAACACAAGTCTGCGGTCTGTGGTAGTTTCCGTATGAGGTGAAATACCAATGTAGGCAAGCGGATTGCCGTCAGCATCCTTATATGTGAGCATATTCTCAAGCCACTTGAAATCTTCACCTTCATGGAAAACAGGAATAAATCTGTCCCAGAGGCTCTTGTCAAGACGCTCTCTCATGTGAAGGAAGTTCTCCCAGGAGATTCTAGGTGCATCGAGATAAACCTGTCTGTCTTGCACGACGTTTGATTTACCTGGGATATAGTCCACCTGAACCATGACGTTGAAGTATTTGCCGTACTCGTTGAGGTAAGCGATGTAATCGTCGAGGTCGATTTCTTTTCCTTTGGTGTACGCTGAGAACGCACCAGAGTCAACGAACAGCTTCATGCTAGGATGTTCATCCTTGTACCCCATCCAACGCTTAATTCGTGAACGGTCATTCAGCTGTGAAAAGAGTCGGTTGTAACCCTTCTTAACGAGAAACTCATCGACTTCCTGCGGTGCACTGCCAGCAAAGTAAAGCTGTGTGTTCAGCAAATTGCAACCCTTCTTTCTAAAGATTTAATGTATTTATCTGCCTTCTCTTTCATCCGGTCAAGGAATCCAGAAGAAGGTCGGAGATACTTGCGTTTTGCGAGCAACTTGTCTTGTACGAAGTAGCACGCCCTATCCCAATGCTTATGAACGACATTATACAGATATGAGAATAATCGTCGATACTTCTTAATCGCTTTCTCTTGATATTCCCACTCTGTATCATCATGAAGTAATTTACGTCTCTCCTCTGGCTTTAGATTAAGCCAAGTGTCGGACATGAACTTTCCGTTAGAGTAGCCGATGTATTGAATTTCACCGGATTCTACATTCAGAGCAAATCTGCATTCGTCGTAGGTGAATGACACCACGACTTTGTCTGCTGCTCTATAACCCATCGTAATCAGGTCACGAATGTTCGTCTTAACATACTCGACAGCGTCTACAAAGGAGGTCGTCTTAGCATCCAGCTTCTGCCAGCGTTCGCTATAAAAAGGTACGTGCTGCGTCATGTGCTTTTCGTACCTGTTGCTCTCTCGTTTGATTTTTGACCAATCGCCGTGAACGAGGTGCAACGCAGCTTCATGTCCGCTCATCTGACCGATAACTACCTGATGAACCAAGTCGTAGAAATCGTCCCATTTATCCGCAGACATCATCTGAGGTGCAAACACCGGTTCATGGGATTTTAATAGTGCATTCCACTTGAATCTACAGAGCTGAGGTTCGATAGCCTTGAGTTGAGCAAGAACATCCTGCTCATACGCTTCTGTGCGAGCTTTCATGTCCTTGAACGCAGGAACATTACATTCTTCTGTAAACATCTGAACATGATTGTCAATCGAACTGAAGAAATAGTTATATAAGCATGAATTTACATCATCTCTATACTCCTCTTCGATTTCATCAGAACAATCAAATTCGGTGTGCTCCCAGTGTGCGTTCTGCTTCAACTTCTTGGACTTATTTGCTTTCGCATCTAAAACCCAGCCCTTACGGTTAATTTCCATCTTAGGCTTGAGTACCTGAGTCACAAACCTTTGGTGGTCATCACCGAGACATTCTAATACAGCAGACCAACTGTATCTTGCTACATCAGCAAGAGTACATTTTCCCTGTGCGTAACGAACTCTGGCGTCCCAGGTAGACAAGAATAGAAGTGTTGTGTTGATACAATTACCGTTCTCGTCGTACCAACGGTTACGCTTGTTGATGTAGAATTTACCGTTGTATTCTGCCCTTGCGGGAATTATCTTATACAACCAGCTCTCAATGCTGTGAAGACAGTTAAGAGCAAATTCGTATGGAATTATACCCTTCTTGACTAATTTCTTCTGAATGTTAGAACTCAACTCGATTGCTGGCATTCTACCATCTTGATATAATGCAGCCTGAACAGCTTCTGGTGGATTGTTGATTATCTCATTCACTTCAGATTCTATATCAAAACTGTCAGCAAGGCTTGCTACCTTTACATTGTTATAATACAGAATTCTGTTTCCTTTATAGAGACGTGATAAAAACCAACCCTCTGGAAGACGCTCTTCGAAAGAAGTTCTAGGGAGAACCCTCTGGCACATAATATAGACCCTCTTTCTGACGACGTGTGACGAACACGTTAAACTCACATATAAAGTATAACATGGAAAATCATGTGACACGAAGTTGTGATGTAAGCGTACCAAGCACGCCTATATAATCACATTTTATACTATATCACAATTATAACACAAAGCAGATTATAACATCGAACTTGCTTACAGAACACCATGACAGCGGTATGTATACTATTTATAATAACAACAACCTCATCTGCGGTGTTTCTTTATGTTGCTTTAGCAGACTAAAGGCGGGCGTGCTTTGATGAACTTCAGGCGCTGACGCGCCTACTTTGAAACTTTCTACTTTGGACTATTGTTTGCTTATACTTTGTATTATCTAGCTTTTGGTTTTTACTTCTTGATTTTGGTTTTGTTTGGTTTTGGTTTGTCTGCGGCTTGCCGCTGTCAAGGTTTTTTGCTGAAAGCGAAAGACCTTTGTAGCGACGATTGTGATAACAAGCGAGAGCGGTGTGCGTCCGACTTGTCGGCGTGATATATTATAGGGAGTGGTAGACGAACATATAATATATTGTGAGGTATGTAAAATCCATAGAATTAAAAATTATATACAAAAAGCATAATAGAAATAAAGAGTAAATACAACAAGGTATACGAAGTTGTGTTATTTCGAATTCACGCACGATATATGTTATAATATGATTACAATAAAATAAAATCACAACCGTTGTTAAGGAGGATTTCAATGTTCTTTGATTACAAAGGTGAGCCGGTAGAATTAATCGGCAAGACAACCAGAGAATACGAATTATACCGCTATAAAGGTAGACCTAAGCATGCGTGGGTTCCACGTTACGAAAATCAATCAGAAGTTATCCTCACACCAGTACCTGAGGAAGTAATCGAGCCGGATGCAGATTCTCTCGACTTTACAGTCTGGAAGACTGAACCTTACGAGCATCAGAAGGCATTTCTAAAATTCTCAGAACGTCACGCTCAGATGCTGCTGCTCGACCAGCCGGGACTCGGTAAGACCAAACAGTCTCTCGATTTGATTGCGAACCGGATACTCGCAGGGCAGATTCGTAAGGCTCTTATAATAGTAGGCGTTTCGGGACTTCAGTATAACTGGCAGAATGAGGTCAAGAAGCACACGGACCTTGTCGGTTATATCCTGGGTACAAGACCAGTTGGTAAATCTGGACTTCAGACCAAGATAGGTTCTGGAAAGGACAAGGTCGATGATGTAAACCGGCTCAAGAAAATGGCGGCACAGGTCATCATCACCAACATCGAGTCTCTCAGAAACGCCGCTATCGTGGATGCTCTTAAGCAGCAAGTGCAGGACGGAATAATCGGCATGGTAGTTGTCGACGAGGTACACAAATGCAAGAATCCTAAAGCAAAGCAGACCGAGGGTTTGCTGGAATTGGATACGCATTACAAACTCGGTTTAACAGGTACACCTATTGTCAATTCACCGCTTGACTTGTACGCTATGATGAAGTGGTTGAATCGTACAGTACCGCCTAAAACCTACTTTGAAGCGAAATACTGCATCAAGGGTGGTTTTGAGGACCGTGAGGTAATCGGTTATAAAAATCTGGACGATTTGGCTTTTGACTTCGGTTGCTGGACGCTCAGACGTACGAAAGCAGAGTGCCTCGACCTGCCTGAGAAGACGGTTCAGACCTACTATGTAGACTTGCTCCCAGAACAGAAGAAACTGTATAAGGAGATTCAGAAAGACCTTCGTGAGCGTTCTGCTGAAATTATGGCAGCAGCGAGCCCTATGGGTCAGCTTGTAGGCTTGAAGAAAGCAACCAGCTGTCCTCCTAGAGTAATGGAGACGTTTCCGCCAGAGGCTTGTGCTAAGCTAGAGTCACTTCTTGACATTGTCGAGGAGGTTATCGCTTCGGGTCAGAAAATCGTAATCTTCTGTTACCACGTATTCACAATCGAGTACCTTAACTGGGCTTTGCGTAAGCATGGATATAATCCAGCACTCATCTACGGTGCAATATCTAATGAGGTGAGAGAAGCGAACGAACACGCTTTTCAGACTATTCCTGAATGTAACATCATTTTAGGTAACTACCAGACGATGGGTACAGGCATCAACCTTACTGCAAGTTCAACTATCGTCGAATACGAATTGCCCTGGACCGCAGCGGACGAGGAGCAAGCTCAGGATAGATGTCATCGTATCGGTCAATTCAATCCTGTAAACATAATCAGATTGGTTACGAGAGGAACCTACGACGTAGTCAATGAGGAAATCGTCGACGGTAAGTACGAGTTGTCTGAGACAATTACAGAGTCCGGTAGAAAGAGAGAACAGGCTATCGTCAATAAGATTCTCACTATGGTCTGATGTTATCACAGCTTTGCTGTGTTGCATAAATCTAACGAAAAGGAGAAGAGGTTCATGAGAAATCAGATTGATATCTTAACGAATCCCGCTGAGTTCACTACCTGTGGATTCATGAAAATCAAGGAATGGGGTCATGATATTGACCTGAGATTCCTAATGCCGAAAAACTTCCGCGGTCGCCTAACCAAGGTGACTTGGAATGTCGAGGATAATGAGAAGCACGTTATCGACAAGGACAGCGAGAGCTGGGAATTGTTCCAGCAAGTCGGTGAGCGTCCTGAGATTGTCGTGCCCAGCACATGGCTGGATTCTCTTGAGCTCGAGGGAACAGTTCGTCTTCGCATTATGTTCAGCTTCGACACATTTCGGCAGAACCCAGACTGGTATGCGTATCTGTACCTAAAAACAATCAACGGCGATGCAGATGCACCCTACCTACTCGGTTCATCTAAGAAAGGCAGCGGCAAGAAGTGTTGCGAGAACTGCCAATGTGATTCCTGTGACGGTTGCGAAAGCTGCTGTCAGGTAGGCAAAGACGGAGACGAAACAGACGACAGTTTGGTGTAATAAACCACGGTACTGCTTAAATGCACGGTTTATAGTTGTATACATTAGTATACCATACCGCAGCATTTAAGCAGTTCGTATGTCACTCAAAGAAGAGAGGATGAGTTCTATGTATAAGCAGACTTGTAGAGTCAAAATTGAAGGCGTACCTAAGAATGAGCCGGTAGATTTGTATGTTATGAAGAGAGGTGCAAACCTGGTAGCGGCTGCTGTAACCTCGAATACCTATCAGACTACTCGTATCGAGGTTGAAAGCGGAATTCGAGATGTTGAGGATTTTACTCGGCTATGTACCGAGCATGAATTCAAGGTGATTAAAGATTCTGAGACGCCTAAGCAGTATAACCTTGAGTTCGAATTCGACATGAGAGACACCTTGTGTACTATCGATGAATATCCATGTCTTCCTGCTATTCTGCCCGACCAGCTGGTGGATTGCCTAGCAGGTTGAGAAACTTCGAAATAACACCCAAAAAATGTTATAATTGTGATAACATAAAATACAAGAGTTTTATAAGAAAATTTATAAGGAGGAGTCTAATGAAATATCTTGTGATAGACACCTATGCTCTTAGCTTCAGAGCTCTATATGGATATCCCGAGTTGACAAATGACAAGGGTGAACCTACGTCTGTTATTGTCGGTTTCTTCAAGCAGTTTCTTAGCCGTGTTCATGCGGTAGAAGACTACTATCCGATTTTCGTGACAGACATGCCTGGCTCAGCTGACGAGCGTAAACAATTATACCCTGACTACAAAGCTAATCGAACTGCCGCCGAGCCTTCTTTCTATGAGCAGGTGGACTTCATTCTTGAGCTGGGTGCGATGATTGGTACTGTCTACAAACAACCCGGTAGGGAAGCGGATGACCTGGCAGGTGCGTTCGTAGAGCGTTATGCTGCAACGAATGAGATAACTCTGCTGACTGTTGACGCAGACTGGCTTCAGCTTTTGCAGAAGAATGTTCGTGTCATTCAGTTAAAAACAAACGGTAGGCATGTTCTGTGGGACGACGCTCTGTTTTTTGCAGAGAAGAAGATTGCACCTAAGCAGCTTGTTTCACTGAAAGCTCTTATCGGTGACGGTTCTGACAATATTCCCGGTGTTCCTGGTATCGGTGAAACCACTGGTATTGAACTACTTCGTGAATTCGACACCGTAGATGATATCTACGCGAACATTGTCAAGGTTACCAATAAGCGTAAGATTCAGTCTAAGCTGATTGAGCACCAGGATGCTGTTATGCGCAACAAGCAGTTGGTTTCCTTGAATACCAGTGTTGACCATTGGGAAGAACCGAATACAATCATTACCGACGAGATTATTGATAAATTCATTGACAAGTTCGCAGCGAGAACGGATTCGCAGGAATTGACCAACCTACTCGGGGTTTATTTACAGCGTCGTAAGCCAAGATGAGAGAGGTGATGTGTCATGTCGCCTATCGAGTATCAGGCTGCTAAAGTATTAGGAGTTATCAAAGCCAAACCGCACGATTACCAAGATGCGTTAGAGTTACCCAGAAATCAGCACGCTGAGTACTCGAGTCTAATGTCTTATGTCGGTATGTATGTGCAAGGGATACTCTTAATCAATGAATCATTCTATAAGATAACCGCAGAAACTATGCCAGCCTACGAAGCCTGCTGTAATGCAATTCGGAAGAAGGATTTAGCATACGCACGACCAATACCACAGCAGGTAAGGATAAAGTTTCAGCTTTATCTTAGAGCTAATCTTCCTGTAGAGTGGTTAGGAGGGTTCCTTCGTGAGTATCGGCTTCATCTATTCGGTAGTGTAATGTGGGTTGACCAGAAGACCCGCGAATATGTCACAGACTTCAACGACCCCCGATTTCTAGCAAAGACAAAGGGATTATGGGACTTGGATTACGAGCCGCTCACGTCATACGAAAAGTATGCTGAAATCAAACACATTCTAGATAACACCACATAAGTTCGTTTTCGGCTCGTGTGGTGTTATATAATAATATTAAGAAAACACCCAGATGAAGGAGGTTAATCATGGGTAAGGTAATGTATGGTACAATCTGTTATATCCCACCTGATGGGAAAAGAAAAGCACAGAGAATCACAAATCACAGAAAGCAGCTTGATTGGCTGTCTACGTTCCTCACGCCTGACGATTTGTATTACCGAGTTGAAAGTGCATGGGGCACTGATTCCGACTACGACTGTCTGAACGACGTTCCTTTCAACATCACACATCTGCAGGTAGGTGCTGCTTATCCCGGTGCGAATCGCAACGTCTTGCTCAGAAAGCTCTATGAATCGGATTACGACTGGCTTGTGATTATGGACGACGACCGCTCATTGTACCCGTATTTTAACGGTGAAGAATTCTTTACCAAAGAGCTCAAGGGACCGGACGGTGATAGACTGGCAGCTGCTGGCACTATTATCAAGGCTTTGACTCCTATGACTGAACCGTTTAAGAAACAGTGCGTGGAATTTCCGAAACGTCATGAAGCGTGGTTTCTTTCTAAGAGCACTCCTTCTGGATTTCTTCAGATTGCGTGTATCCCGAACCTGGTAAAGTATGGATATGAGCCTGTTTATATGAACGGCGAAACCAGTTGCCTTCCTGGTTCTCCTCCGGAAGATGTTCAGTTCGAGCTGGATTGGATTCTTGCTAAGCATGGTCTGGCAATGAATAAGAATCTGGTTATGAAAGAATTCGGCGGTGATAGCCAGAGCTCAATCTATGAGAGCAAGGAGCATCGTAGAGAGGCTGAGGAATACCACAAGGGCTGGATTACCGAATACCTGAAGAGCAAAAATCCTCGAAACAAGGCTCTCTGGACAAAGAAAGAGCTTAATGCTCGCAGAAACACATTCGACCCAACCAGACTTTTCCTTCGTAGGGAGGTGCCGTGGCAGGATGAATGGGACAGTATTGTCGATAAGAAATGACTCATATCGAGTTGAACGTGTGCGTGAAGCATTCTTCTCATTTATGCAGGAAATTAAGCCAGGTGTAAAGAAAAGAACAATATCTACATATTGCTCTGATGCGTTCTTTATTCTGGATAACTTACCAGAAACCTGGCTTGATGAACTGGTCACTGCTGACGAAAGTCGTGATGTAGAGTTGAAGAAGAAACTTCACGATGTCATCAGACAGGATATTACAGCTACTAGGTCACATCCTGAAACAGATGCACGCAGTTACCTTCACACATTCTGGTATCTAATCCGATTTCTTAGGATGCTCAGTGTTGTCGAGAGTGGGAGGATGCCTAGACGAATTGGAGGGTAATTGTAATGGAAATACCAAGCTTTTTCTATATGCAAGACATTATAGAACGACGAAATCGACTATTCGAGATAGGCAATCGAATTCCTGAATATAAAGAGTTGAAAGAGATGGGCTGCAAGTTCTACGATGGATTCATTCTACGTGATGATGAATCTGGTACGCAACTTGAATTGAACCATCTCTTTCTTCCTGATGACGTGAAAGACTGGGAAAGAGGTACTCGAATACTCAACCGTTATATCAAGGTCATCGAGTCTCTGTATCTACTTGAAAATACCGAGCATTGCATCGAATCCTTGCGGCTCCTTACAATAGAGCGAGAGGAACTTTACAAACAGATTATCCGTGAAAGAGTGTTCAGCGGTCTTAGGTTGTACTATCACAATCAAGACGGAGATTGGGGCATATACTTCATTGAGGTGTCTGGTGCGAACGTAGAGCGAGCCATTTTAACCAAGACAACAGATAAGAACGTTCGTAAGCGTAATTGGAAAGGAAATCTTAACCGAATGCAGCTGTTCTTACTCAGAGACGATGTCGAGAATAAAACTCGTAGCATAATGCGAGTTGAGGAAATCTTTGACCGACATCGTGAGGAGATGATTATGAGTGGTGTTGCTGGTTATCATACTGTAGATAAGGGGTGGTACGATGGCAGCTTGGGATGCGGCTGAATCTGCTTTTCTAACAGCAGCTGCCAAGGTATATGCAGCTCTAGGTGTAGCTCATCCTTCAGGTAATTACGGTCAATTCACTGTTGACATCAATGTAGATGGTGAAACCTATTCGTGCCGATGCGACTGTACCGGTGTAATTCAGTGTATCATCCGAGTTATGGGTTATGACCCGAATTGGGGAGTCTCGTCGGTTCCTGGGCATACTGGTGACGGTTGGTATCTGACGGATGCTACATCCAGCTTCGTAAAGGACAGAAATGGCAACATATCACCAGACTGGGAAGTATTACCATTTGATGCGTCTGACGCACGACCTGGTGATATAAGGGCTGCAAGCGGTCATAGTCATTGTGATATTTTCGTCGACTATCTTAATGGAAATGCGTATGGGTTGAATGCCGGAAGTGGACCGAATACTGGTGGGCAGGCTATTCCGAAATCGTGTGCTGCCGGTGCAAAATATCTTCAAGATAATGACCCCGCTGATTTAGCAGCTACCTGGACAATCCAAGACAGTGATGCGGCAAAAGTATTGCGGTATGTCAATGGTAGCGGTGGTTCTAACACAACGGCGGGAACAGTATCGAGTGGTACACAATCACTTCAATCGCTCGACATTGAACTGAAATTTCTGTCGAAGTTAGAATTCTACTACAATATCCGAAATAGAAGTGGTCAGTTCGATAAAGCTATGCCTGGATATTTTCCTGTCCATTCCTTGATTGTTGACAGTACAGGAAGGGCGGCGACGGATGCCTACTCAGATTCTTGGTTGGATTTTATACCTAATTTTACCTATCGATATACCAACGGTGAAGATGACAAAGACTGGCAAGAAGCTGTAAAAGCAGGTATTCTGATGATGTTTACCTTAGACAATTCAGACCCGTTGCTCTATGGAAGAACCACCATTCTGCACGAAGACGGTACGAACGATTATGAGGCGTCTAAGGGTTGGGTACCACTTATTAGAACACAATTTCCTGTTCACTTCCGGTGCGTGATAACCGATGTTGCTACTCATACCAAAGACTACGGTAGGTCATCTGCATACTTCACAAATTCTGCCGCAGACGGTAGCGATGTAGGTATTTCTGCATTGATTAGTGCTGCTAAGAACTCGATGTTTCTAACCGACGCAACCGGAGAAACGATTGAAGCAGAAGACGCACGAGGATATCTATTTCTGCATGATGAAGACGAGATGTATGATAGAAGTGATTATGCAACCTGGTTGCAAGGAATGGAGGAGTGAAGATGGGAAATGAATATAGCGGCGATAAGATAGTGCTACGTGACACGTCTGGTAATCAGATGAGTCTTGCCAGATTTTTCGAGTTAGCTTTGAATGATGGTAATGGGCACGGTACGACTCCATCACAGGGAAAGACAAGCGGTTTTAACCCGAATCACCATGCGTGGGATATGCACAGCAGTGGTTTAATCGACGTAGTGCCTGTTCGAACACCAACATTCGGTACTGTAACTCGAGCAGGAGACGGCTGGAACGGAGGTATGGGTACCTGTGCTGTCATAACCGACGAGAAGGGCTTAGAACATCGGTTTATGCACATGGCAGAAGGCTCACTTCAGGTTGCTGTCGGTGATACAGTTAGTCAGGGTGATACGCTTGGTAAGATAGGAAGTACCGGAGACTCTACAGGACCTCATCTACATTATGACGTATTATCCGGTGGTACTCGGATAGATGACCCTATCGATGCCTATGACAGCACTACATTACCTTCAGGGTGGAACATGGTTGATGCTGCAGCGGCAGGGAATTGGAATTACATTCAGCTTGACGATACAGCTACTGATTACGGTCCACCTGGTGGCGAGACTCCGAGCGAGCCATACTATCCTGATAAACCGTGTCATGATATTGCACATCCTCAGGTATCGGGCGGTAGCTTGAATCCGTGTATCGATGCTATAGCTGATGCAGGTGATGCGGGCGTGATAATCCAAGTCGGTTCGATACAGAGTAGCGGTTTTACTATCGAAAGCAGTTTTGACCCAGCTGAAGCCGTCCAGAAGGTTTTTGACAGGGGATTGGGTTTAGGCATCTATTTCTATAATTATGCAGCGTACGCTACAGACCAGACACAAGCGTTTCAAGACGCTCTAGCTTATCTACAAACTATAGGTGCTACTAAAGAAAAGGTTAATCTGGGTATTTGGTTAGATACCGAGTACAATCCGCAGTATGGTTATGACCCAGTACCTAGCTCAGACCCGGCTGTAAATTATGCGTATGTCGAACGATTCATGAATGTATTCAATGCTGCGGATTACCCTGTGGTAGGCGTGTACAGCTCAGCCGGTAATTTCGAGTCCTGGTATGGGAGTAGCAGAATGGGCGATAAACCGATATGGGCAGCTTATTGGACGGGAACTTTCGATACAGTCGACCGCAGTACTCTTGATTATTATCTTCCCGAAGCATCATATACAAAGGTATACATGATGCAATATTCTGACAAGGGTAGCGTACCAGGCTGGTCTGGTGACTTGGACTGCGTTAAGGTGCTCATGCCTATGCCTACTTCTGGTGGCGGTGGAGGTGGTGGCGGTGGTGGTTCTTATACCGAAGTCATTAAAGTCACGGTTGATGTTATACCACCGAAACGTATCTACTTCTCACCTGTACCGGGCATTATACCGACGCTAGATACTCGACTTGATGAACGTGAACAGAAGATTACAATTACCACAGACGCAGACAACGCAAGCCTGTACTATACCTTAGACGGTTCGTCACCGTATCAATATACTACTAATAACGGTACCACGGCATATACCGTAGCAGCTAACGCATTGCTGTATAGCAACAGTATAACAATAAACAAGGACACGCATATCCGAGTCATCGCAGTACCGAGTGGCACATCACCAGGAATGACATTTGACGAACCACTTGCTAAGGGCTCGGGAACATTTCTATTCCAATATCAGAATGTTGCTCAAACATGGGAGGAAGAACAGAAATCTTATGCTACTTCTGACGGAGCAGTATCATTCTTTGAGGAGAACAAACAAGCGTTCTTGCGACTTCATGCAGAGCAGACCGACGAGGAAATTCTGTATACTGAGGTTTATCGCCATGACACTCAGGTAGCTGAATCTGACGCATCAGATTCTGCAAGTAAGACAGAAGAAGGCGGACAGCCGACGTATGACGGTAGTGATGAGCCCACCGACACGACCGAGGAGGAAGGTGATGCTGATGTATCAGATGAATGAGATTAGTAATCGTGATTTATCCTTGCTGCATTATTATCGAATACTTCGTAAGCCCGCAGACTTCTTATCAGCAATCTATAATGCCGGTGAGCCTGAAGTGACGGAAATATTCAAGGGTTCAGAAACAGAGTTTGAAACGGACTCAGGCTCACCTATATACGGATTTAGTCTGGATTTAGCTAATCGTGATGGGTACATACCATACCTAGAATTTGATACCAAGAATGAGAATGACCGAAAACATCTTGAAACGCTTCTATACCTGGACGATATGACTATCTATGGAAATTCAGCAGAGTTTGAAGAACCGGTTCAGGTTAAAGTCTACTGGGTTAGTTCTCTAGATAGCATACGACAAGCGATTGACGAGTATCTGGCTGCCTTAGAGGAGCTTGATGTTACCAAACTCAGACAAAAGTTCAGTGATAAGAAAAATCAGCCGAAAGGAATTGCTGCCATATCTGGTAGAGACCAAAACCTGGTTCAATTCACTGAAGGTGAGTCCGGATTGACTATGAAAGATTCTGACTACATGATTACCTCAGCTCTTGACGCTCAAATGCTTGTAAATCCCAGCCAAGAGCTTCTGATGTCCTTACCTCGAAAGTTGAGACATAGCATCAACATCTCGGTTACTGATGGTGATACCCGTTACCTAGAATCCTTCTCTGGCTATTCTATCAACATCAAGGGTAACGGAGATTGGGTTATGCGTGATGTAGAAAGTGGTATAAATTTTATCACCGGTTCGGGTAAGGTATATCTGTGGAACTGCCGATTAGTCCATTTTAGAACGACTGTCGCGCAGGGTGTTTCTATTCGTTCAGGATTTCAGTGCAAATATCTTCATGCTCATAGGTCTTTGGTGGTACTTAATCAATGCGAGGTAGATGATATCTGCATTGTAGGAGGAACAACTCTAATTGCTGTACCCACCGCAACAGCATTAACCTTTACCGGATTGAAGATAAAGCACGTTACGCTAATCGGACATGGTTGTTCTTATTACAGCTGGGATAAAATTATACCTATCAATCCAACTCATATCTTGGGTACAGCTTGGTGGTGTAACCTAACAGGTGATGGTGCGGCTTTATACATAGCTGGTAGACGTATAGACGAAATCAGCGGTGAGCACGACGAAGAGCTCAAGCCTAGCAGAATTCTAGAATTTGATGTTGACAATATCCATATTCGTCAAGGTGGTGATTAAATGTTCTATGATATTGGTTCGATTACTAATAGAAATATTCAGTTGCTCTATGAGTACCGAATACTCAGAGAGCCGTCGCATAACATAACAGCAATCTGTAGAGACGGTAAGAAGCAGACGGTAGATACCTTGGATTGGAAAGAAAGTACCCGTGAAGTAGAGGGCTATGATACGGTTTATGAAGCTAGGTTAGAAGGTATCATACCAGAAGCTGATTGCGTACCGTTCTTAGAATTTCATCCTGGTGATGATACCGATTGGAAGTGGATTGCTGATTTCATAGATGTCGAGGTTGACGACGAGGGAATTACACTATACAGCACGACCGATTATCTCGATGTCTTGCTTACAGACGTGTACTGGTGCTATTCACTTCGGCATATTGATTCTCTGCTGAACGACATCCTGAAAGACCTTGAAGGGTTAGTCAAGGAATATGACAAATTAGAAAATGAGATTAAGAACTTCAAGGACACAGGTAGATATCTGAAACGACCTGTAGGCTTAATTCCTAATCTGATTAAGATTCAGAATACCGAGGAAGGGTCTGACTTAGTCGACTCCTTGTATAAGATAATGACAGCGGAAAAGAACAGACTGTTCGTCAATATGTCGCAGGATAACCTAAATCACATGGAGCGTATCTTTAATGAGTCGGTTGAATTTCGCTTTATCGACAGAGACCATTATGTAATTGATAGCTTCCTGGCACCTGTTATCTTAATCTCGGGAAATGGGTCGCTCGTGCTGAGAAATCTGAAAGGTCAGGTACTGGTCACCAACTGGTCAGGTTCTATTACCGTAATTGATTGCCCGGAGGTTCATCTGACTGCTACAGGCGCTTCATATATCTGTCGTCTAGATACGTTACAGATTAGCAAAGGCAGTACGGTTTATCTAGAAAATCAGGTACACGTTATCAAAGAACTCAGAATGTACGCGAACAGCTTATGCAGGCATTGGAGAGGAAACGTAAAGAATCTGACATACGTTGGACCTGGATGCACCTATTGGTGTTGCGCTCAGGTATCCGTTCCCGGTAAGGTTCAGCTTTCTGACTATACCGATTCGTCAAATACCGTGTTCGACTTCAATGTTCATAATATAATCGGTTCATTTGTATCTGATTTTGATAATATGATGATTGTTGGTCAAAAGAATCTAACACCAAGACTTGGTAACTCTGACGCAGAACCTCAACCCGGTATGTATGTATCTAAGTGGCATGCTACGTATTCTTCTTATGTACCGAGCAATCCGGGCGGAGACCCCGGACCTGGTGAACTGTCTGAGATTACGATTGAAGGTCTTACTTGTTGGGTATGGATGCCGGAAAGTCATGATAATGTCGGCTTAATACTCTGTGTACCTGGTGTACAAGGGGGAGTTACAGAAGCCACCGAAAATTTCGGTGCGTGGTGTGCGGTTGAGAAGGTTAGACCGAGAGCAGCATGCTTATTCTTGCAAAGACCTGGCTCTGGTACCTTACCTAGCAAAAATGCGGTTATACAGAAAATCCAAGATTTGCAGTCGCAATTTAATCTAGGTTCTGACCTTTGGTACTTCGGATTCTCAGCGGGTGCGAATGCGTATCCGACAGTGTCGACGTGGGCTACATTCAAAGGTGCAGTACTCATCGACTGTAATTCGGCAAGTGCTTGCAACTTTTCTACTGCTGGTCTTGAAAAATTGATGGTTGTTCAAGGTGCTATGACAGTCGGTTATGCTTATGAACAGTACCGAAATGTCGTACCAGAATTCGTGATGTATGACTATCACGGTTCTTACAGCCATGCTAGCGTAAACTATTGGACGCCTTCTGATACCGACCAGACATACCGAGACATAATTCAAGGTCATGCTCAATATCAGCAATTACCTGACAATCCGCCTAATGGTCTTGTATGGCTGTGTGGTGGAACTGCATTACCGGGAGGAGGTACCACATGATTTATCAGTTAGGGCAGGTGTCTAACCGAGACACTCAGGTGTTATATTTCTATCGTATCTTGCGGCATTCTGGTACAAACCTAGGCGAGATTTATCGATACGACAATCCAGATGTGTTCATTCTTGACAAAGCACAAGAAGTTCAACTCGATGATGAAACTTGGTATGAATATCACCTGAAGGTGAATGAAATGCCGAACAGAATTCCATACCTGGAGTTTTTATCAGAAGATGAAGTCGAGTTGAAGCATATTGAGGATATTGCAGAAGTTGAGGTTAGGGCAGACGAGTTGGTGCTCAGAGGACACACTGATGAGCTAACAGATAAGACGTCTGTTGCTGTATATTGGGTACCATCACTTGCGTACATCGATGAGCTTCAGAAAAAGATTGAGGACATTATAGGTGACCTCAGAAAGCGTGCTAAGAAGGACGCGGAGGCTATCAATAAGATTTCGGTCAACTCTGATTATGTAATCAATCTTGAAGGTGTCGTCCCGAACTTGGTCAATATCGGAAAAGACGAAGAAGGGTTAATATATGACGACTCGCATTATATGCTATCTGGCTCGGTTAGTGAGCAGACCATTGTAAATCCGCCACAATCGTTGGTATCAAGTCTCTTAAAGTCACATACAGGTACCTTGACAATCGTCGATATTCAACGTGAATCTAAGGTGTATCAAGGATTCTACGGCGGTGTGATACGTTTGTCTGGTTCTTTCAAGATTTTAGTGCTGCGAGATATTACATCGATTGTCTATCTGAACGGTATCACAGCTGATAAGCTGATTATCGAGAATTGCCCTGCGGTTATTTTTAGACAGAGCATCGACACCGCGGGGTCGTCGACTAAGGTAATTAGATTAGAGCTGCGAAACTCCTATGTAACGGTTAACCAACCTATCGAGATTAGGAATGTCTGGTGTTATCGTATGAGTACGCTTGTGCTGATGCTGGGTAAAATTCACACCATAGGTTGTATTGAAGCAGGCTCGTCGTTGATATATGACACTCCCTCAGAAACCTGTGAAATCGAGGACATAAGACCCTCAAAGATGCAAGGACTATTCTATGCCAGCAATCCTCCGGAAGAGATGCCTTACCTTGATGAGATATTTTTTGCACAGAAACCTATTGCATTTCAGCGAGGTCAGGTTGAAGACCCGTTACCGATATCAAAAGCAGAAGTGAGTATCTATCTAAAGCATTCTGGTACACCGGGACCAGATCCCGGACCGTCGCCGAGCGGAAAGATTTATTCACCGTTCACTGATTGGTACTGGTCAGGTGACTCCAGAACTGTTCAGTTGATAGCTGCTACTGGAACTGACGGTAAAGGCTACGGAGGACAAGCACTGGATAAGCTGATACAGGTTCAGTCTGAGATTGAGTCTGAAGGTGTAAATCATAATATCATACTCTGGTGGGGTGTAAATGGTTTAGGTTCCGGTGCTTCTGCCTATGCTGATGTATACAAATCCATTGCGAATAATGTTGGCAACAATGCGAAGGTATTTGTAGGTACCGTCGGTTTTTGCCCGAACGGTAACGGTAGTGGTAAATGTGACGGAGGTGCTGGACAAGACTTAGGTCCTTTCAATCAGGAGATTGAGCAATTCAATGAAGACTTGAAAGCTGCGCTTTCGGGAGTGTCTAATATCGTGATTCTGGATGTGAATGAATATATCCACCAGCTTGAGGATGATAAAGGAGCTGCCTGGCTAACCCAGGATAATCTGCATTATCTTCCAGAAGCAAGTAAAGCGATATATGCCTGGGTTTGTGACCAGATTACCAATGTAGAGGGTGTAGATGTAGATACTCGTTATACACCGTTCACAGAATATGTTTCGGTTGATATATCAGACGCTTATATGGGTTCTTTGCCAACTTTAGCTAATATCGACCAGAATGTTGGTTTAGGAATTATGTATGGCATTAGTCTGCGTGAGTATGGTAATAATCCAGTAGGCTGGTTGTATGCGAGAATGTTCAGGACATATCTAATGCTCGGTACTTATAAACGATTCTCGAGTAATCTGACAGAAGAAGGTAGAGCTTTGCTGCACCCAGAAACCGGAGCGTGGTCATTTGGCACGTTCTATAATGAAAGTGGTTTGCTGAATACTGTTCGCACTACCGGTACTCAGGAAGGTTTAGAGAATTTCTACTATATGATTAAATATGGTGGAGTAATGACGGGATATACAGCCGATATGGACGATTTTGATAAGATGCGGATAATCGCCGGTGGTGCACCCACCGGTAATAATAGTGAAACTGGTTGTCCTCAAGACGGACAGTTCCACGAGAATTATTTTGCTAGAAACATCGTGGATGCTCGTTGGATATATGATTCTCCTTCTTCCTGGATACCATATGGTACTGGACGCATGACCTATTATTCAGACAGAAGTACAGCAAGTGGCGGAACAATTAACCCAAATATCTAAAAGACTAAACTTCGAATTTAACCGCACATCTGTGTTATAATTAGGTATACTTATAAAGGAGGTAATACCATGAGTGCAAACTATATGGTTGGCATAATCTCATATATGCCAGAAACTGACCGCGGCAAACTTCGTATTCCCATCCATCAAGAGCAGCTACGTTGGCTTGAAGGGCTTGCTACTCAGGTACGTGATAATTTCGAGGTTTATCGCGTTGAGAGTGCTTGGGGTCCTACGGCGAAAGCAGAATGCGGTACTACTCTAGGCTTGAAGCCCATCGAGGTGGACCGGCATACCTGTGCGGTGAACCGAAACTTTTTGCTGGAAAAGTTCTACAATTCTGATTATGATTGGCTTTTCCTTCTTGACGATGACAGAGTGTTCTATGACCACTATCGCTACCCGGATTGGTTTGATGACCTTAACACACCAGCAGTGCTTGAGCTTTGCAAGCAAGGCTACATGATTTCCTGCATACTTCCTATGTACGAGCCGTTCAAGAAGACCAATTACGAATGGCCTATGCGTGAGACACATTGGTTCATGGGTAAGGACCCAATTCACGGAAGTCTTCAGGCAGTATTCATTCCGAATATCAAAAAGTACCAGGGTAAGGAAATCTACTTTGACAAGCACACCGCTGCTCAACTGAATGAACCGCCTGAGGATACGATGTTCCAGTTAGACTGGATAAAGGCAGGCGGTCACTGTATTCGCAATCGTTTCCTCATCGGTAAGGAAGTCGGTCAATCCGCAGGTGAGAAGAGTCTTATCTACGACAACCTTGAAGAGCGTAGGAAGATTGAAGAAGGTCATGCTGCTTGGTTTGACAGCTACCTAAAGCAGCTTTATCCGAAGAGTCCTAGGTGCTGGACAAGACGAGGATTCCTTGCTCAGCATAACCCCGAGGTTCGTCTCACCATCCCTCGCACAAATCACTATGTATTCGAGGAGCATGACTTACCTAGAGGTGTAGCTAAGTCTGAATCCTAAAGGTGATGTCTATGTTATTTAGTGCTGATTGGTATCCTACGGATGCCACGACGGGCTGGAAGCTCCAGGGTGCTGAGGTCATCCTGGACGACCCAGTTCTTCCTAAAATTCAAGAGTTCAAGAACAACACCGGTGCTTACCTTTCAATGCACGCTCCTATGCTGGTTGCAATCGGAAGTAAGAAGCCTGGTGTTCGTTTTATGAGTACAGAAACCATTGTCAAACACCTGACGATTATGCGACAGATACAACCAGGGGTTACAAACCGTATCGTCGTTCATGCAGCGAACTATTCAGAACGAACACCTGAAGAGGTTTGGGAAGTGCAGAGAAAGACACTCTGGTCGCTCTGGTATAAAATGAGAGATGCAGGGTTACTCGACAGTTCACTTATCTGCTTAGAGAACCTAGGTAAATTGAGCCAGGTAGGCACTATCGAGGACATTTGCCAGATGTGCAATCTGACAGACAACTTCATACCCTGCATCGACTTCGGTCATCTGCACGCACGAACCTTAGGCAAATTCCTCAACACCAAAGAAGAATTCGAGTCGGTCTTTTCTCAGCTTTACGCATTATTACCAGCTTGGAAGGTAAACTGTATGCACATTCACTTCTCTAAGCTGGAGTATACCGCAAAAGGAGAAAAACGTCACGTACCTTTCTCAATCCGAGAAGCTGGACCTAAGCCTGCACAATTTCTTAGGGCACTGCCTGAGCGTCCTGATTTCAATCCTGTTATCGTGTGCGAGTCGCCTAATTCATACCATGACGGTAGACTTCTTCAAAGAAATTATGAAGCTCGAGTCCGTTCATTGCAAGATTCCATGCGATTATAAGTACCTACAAATAACTTCGTTTTCGCACCTGTAATATGTTATAATACAGATACAGTAAACACAACAACGGGTTCACAAGAGCCCCTAACCAAAAATCAGGAGGTAATCATATGGCAAGAGAAGCAACATGGACAAGAGTAGGTACCGACGTTTCCCAGCAGACTTCTGTTGAGGAAATCCTCAAGCAGGCACATCTGGATTACACGGTTATCAAGGAGCCGGTGTATCTCCACGACGGAATCCTTGTACCTAGCCGCATCGCAACGGTCAAGAAGGAAACCAGAGAGCCTATCGGTCTCGTGTCTGACCGCTACGAGGTCTACCAGAACGCAGATGCGTTCAAGTTCCTGGAGGAGATTCCGGACATCGAGTTTGTTCGCGCAGGTGAGACTTATAACGGCATGGTCTACATCATCGGCAAACTCCCGAGCCTGACAATCCTCAACGACACGTTCACACCCTACGTCATTTTCCAGACAAGCCACAACGGCTGGTTCTCGCTCAGAGCTACAATCTGCCCGCTGAGAATCGTGTGCCAGAATCAGTTCGCTATGTCCTTCAAGAACATGGAGAACACCATCTCGATTCGTCACTCTTCTCGCATCGATTCCTGCATCGCAGAAGCTCAGCAGCTTCTCAAGGACACCGCACTGTATATGCAGGGATTCACCAACACCGCAGAAGAGCTGGCACTCCTGCACATCACAGACACGGACAGAAACAAGATTATCGACGCGTTCTTTGAGAGCACCAAGGCAATCACAGACCGTCAGAAGGAAGCTCTCGACGAGAAGAAGACCCGACTCAATCTGTGCTACAAGGATGCTGACAACGCTAACTTCACCGGTACTGCATGGGGTCTGGTTAACGCATTCACCGACTACGAAACTCACAGAGAGCGTAAGCAGACAGAGCGTTCGGCAGAGACAACCTTCTCGCAGGTTACATTTGACGCAGGTGCAATGTCCAGACTGCTCAGCATCATCAGAAGCACTGTAAACGCATAAGTAAATCGTATATACAAAGAAAACCGTAGCGTATCGTGTGTACGCTACGGTTTTGCTTTATGTGTTATATAGTGACTACACATTATACATAAAATACAACCACGTGGTATGCGTTAGCGTGCTACGTGGTTTACAACTTCGTGTGCGCAACGAAATTGTGTTATAATAAGAGTACAATAAATCACAGGAGGTGGCACCGTGGGTGAAATCTATTATACCATCAAGGCAAACAATAACGTCATCGCACGCGATGTGAAAGCAGAGTATGTCCCAATCATTATCAAGGGTTTTCTTGCTGAATGGTTTGCTGATTACAGTCTGCGGCTCAGCGTAGAGGCGCAGGAATGTCCGTCACGAGCGTGTCCTAATATGGAGGGTTGAATATGAAACGAATCAAATTCAGGTACAAGGACAAGTACACCAAACCCGGACAGTGGTCTGAGCAGGAGTGCGTTATGGAAAGCGTCAGAGAGTGCATTAAGTTCTATGGACTTGACCAGCCTGACGTTGAGTACGAAATCGTGAGCGTCGAGGAGGTACACTGATGGGAAAAATATCTGCACAAGAACTCGAGCAGCACGATTATGATAATTACCGTGCTTGCTACGAAGGTGAGGAGTTTACATTCCACGCAGTGTCTGTAAGGCAAGCATGGTATAAGGCGTTCGAACACTTTGGCGACGAGTGTGTCGATTACCTGGCAGAGATTGACCAGGATGGTTCTGTCGTCGACGTTATTATGGATAAGGAGGATGTATATTGAAAGTTATCCACTTAGCAGACTTGCACCTGGGTAAGACCTTTCACAAGAAAAGTCTGATATACGACCAGTCATGGATGCTCGAGCAGGTAGTCAACTTGATGAGGAATGCCCGAGCACATCTGGTAATTGCAGGTGATGTCTTCGACTCTGCAAATCCCTCGATTGAAGCACAAGAGCTGTTCGTTGGATTCGTGAATTATACAAAAGCTGTTTGCGAGGACCTGGGACTTACCTGCATTATAATCGTAGGTAACCATGACTCCAGCAGACGCTTAGGCTTATGGGAAAGATTCATGGGTACCAATATTCACATCGTGCGTGACACAGAAGACATCGAGATTGAAGGTATCCCGTTCAGAGCTATCTCATTTGTAAAGCCTACAATCGCTGAAACAAAGTTCAACCGAGAGTTCGACTCATACAACGAAGCGTTCAAGGCTTACCTCCCAGAGAATACGGGAACAATTCTGATTGCTCACCAGACATTCGAAGGCTGCACAACCGGTTCATCAGAAGCGATGTCATTCTTTGATGATGCGGTTTCTCAGGAAGTCGTTAAAGCGTATCCGCTGGTTATGGCAGGTCATATCCATAAGAAGCAGCGTATTCGTAACATCTACTACCCAGGAAGCCTTATGCCGTATGCTTTCGGTGATGAATATGCAGGTGGTTTCACCGTATGGGACATCAAACTGTCTAATCATTTCAGTTGGGATTATGACATCACGAGCGAGGTGGTTCCGATACAGCTGCGTAGAAATTTCGAGATTATCCGCGGCAGTTTGAAACACTGTCTGAGTATTCCGGACTCTCACGCATACATCAAGGTAGAGTTGGTAGACGAAGATGTACCACTTGATGTGGCATTGCCCCAGCTCCAGGCACATTTCGAGAATATGGTTACCGCAGTATCAAAGATTACAGACGACTGGGAAGCTGACCTGAACAAGCCCATGGTTCAGTTCGATTCGATTGAGTCTGCTCTCGACAGTTTCTGCAATCAGTTAGAGGTGCCTGTTCTCGACACCAAGAAATTACAATTAGTTCAGGAGGTTGTTCATGAGATTACTGAAACTGCAGATTAAGAATTTCATCAGCATTAAGCAGGCATCTGTAGATTTCGAGGACCTGAATGACGGTGTGTTCCTTATCTCAGGTCCTACCGGTTCAGGTAAGTCCTCAATGCTTGATGCAATCCATTGGGCACTGTTCGGCAAGACTCTTTCGTCTAATCGTGCAGCCGTTACCAAAGAAATCAGAAGTACCTACGCACCGTCGAATGAAGACACGGTGGTTACGCTCACCTTTAATCAGGACAAGGTCGACTATAAGGTAATCCGCACCCTTAAGAAAGACGGCGGTACTGCCATTCAGCTGTTCGCTCCTGGTATCATCTATGATAAGGTAAAGGAAGCGAACGAGCGCCTTGAAAAGATTATCGGACTGACCGTAAAGCAGTTTGACCAGATGGTTATGCTGGAGCAAGGTAACTTTTCCAAATTCCTATTGGCAGACTCTCGTACTCGTGCAGAAATACTTCGCGACATCTTTGACACTCAGCTGTTCAAGGATATCGAGCTCAGGTTTAAAGACAGATGTTCTGACCTCAAAACTACGATTCTCAACTCCACTGAATTGGAGCAGAATCTACTCCAGGGAGAGATGCTCGAAACTGTCGAGAGTGCCATTATCACCACCGCTGAGACTATCAGAGAAGAGCAGGCTCGCCTTGATGAGTTGAAGAAAAGGAAAGACGAAGCTGACCGCATTCTTCCGGTTATGATTGCCTATGACCAGGAATACGCTGCCTACCAGAAAGCTCAGAAAGAGCTGGAACAGCTGGAACAGCTTAAAACCGAAGTTGAAGTGCTGTACCAGAAGCGAAATGTATTCAATGCGTATGTCGGTATCCTCGACTGGTATGCTACATACAACCGCCTTAAAAATGAACTTTCAGATGCGAAGGAGCAGGAAGCCGACTATCAGAAACGTATTGCAGGTGTAGTTGTAGATGAAGAGCTTTCGGGTAAGGTTGCAGCACTTCAGCAGCGTCAATCAGAACTTACCAATCTACTTAATCTTTTCAGCCAGGTTGAAAGATATCGTAATCAAATCGATGAATATACAGGTGAGATGACTGAGCTTCAGAGTAAGCAGACAAGTCTCAAAGCCTCCATCGCAGCTATTGAGGACGCTAGGACCACACTCAGACAGAGGCTTGAAACCAGACAGGCATACGATAAAGCCCGTGAAGCTGTTCTCAATCGTGACAAGGAAAGAGCTCAGATTCAGTCAGATATATCTGCCCTGGAAGCTTTTATCGAAGGCAATAAGGCGGTGTATACGCAGCTTTTGGCTAGCAAGATTATCAGCATGAGCGAGCCTGGTAAGTGTCCTATATGCGGTGCTCCTTATACCGCCGAGCACGCTGCTAAGGAAGCTGCGGGTAGCAGCATGGATGCTAAACAGCGTGAATTGGAAGCAAAGAAGAATCAGCTTGAAGGACTGAAGGTTCGTCTGGAAAGTCTTCCCCAGCTGGTTGAGCCGGAGTGCACCGAAGTTGCCACATTCGCAGATTTGACCGCGCAATGGAACGATTGCATGAGTAAGTTCAGTGATTGGAGCGGTCAGCTCTATACGGTTGAAGGCAGAATTAAGACCATCGAGGGCTCACTTTCTACTGCTAAGACAGAGCTGGCAAGACTCGAACCTGATATCGCTGGCGTAGATAGGGCAAGCCTAGAAGCAGAAGCGGAGCAGGTAAAGACTGAATACAGCGAACTCTGGGCTAAGGTAGATGACAACGAAATGGCTAAAAGAAGCCGTAACCTGTTGGAAGGCTACCTCAAGAGTGTTCAGGACAAGATTCAGAAGCTCACTGCTGACATACAGGAATCTAAGTCACATCCTGATGCCCTCGATGACGATGCTAAGGAGCTGAAAGATGCTTTGAGCCATGCGGCTGATGTTGATGATTATCGCATTCATCTGAATGATTACCTATATAAGATTCAGCAGTATGAGATGCTGCGAGACAATCTCATGTCGGTAGCAGAACCGGTTAATCCGCATCCTGGTTACACCAAGGCGTCTTGTCAGCAGATTATCGACGAGTCGAACATCGGTATTGAGGAAGCGATTGGTCGTATCTCTGCTACAAAGAATGCTCTTGAAGCTCGTAAGGAACTGGTAAAGCGTGTCAAAGATATTAGAGCTGAGCGTGAGAAGAACACCGCTGCCTACGACGAACATACCTATCTCTACAATCTGTTATCTGGAAAGAATAGCTCTAAGATTTCCTTTGAAACGTTCGTACTTCACCGACAACTCGAGTGGATTCTTCAGTCCAGCAATCAGTATCTGCATACCTTGTCAGCCGGTCAGTTCGAGCTTCAGGTTAAATGGGAATCATCTTCCGGTCGTACACAAGGCGGTCTTGAAATTACAATCACAGACCACTTCACAGGAAGCACACGTCCTGCTCAGACATTCTCAGGCGGCGAGTTGTTCATGCTCAGTCTGAGTCTCAGCTTAGGTCTGATGACTGCAATCGATTCCTTGTTCACCGCTCGTGATTTGAATCTGCTATTCGTAGACGAAGGATTCGGCACACTCGACAGTGATTGTCTTAGCAGAACTCTTATGACGTTGCGTGATTTGAAGAACATCAAGAGTGTGGGTATTATCTCACACGTCCAGGACCTCATTGATACAATCCCGCAGGGATTTATCGTCGAGAAGACAGCAACAGGTTCACGCATTAAACCGTTCAAGAATATATAAAAACCGCGGTACTGCTTAAATGCACGGTTGTGCGGTAAACAATTACACACGCACACTCGTAGCATTTAAGCAGTTTCGTATATTCGATGATGGTGTAGCAAATCGTGTATAATTGTAATATAAGAGTTAAGGAGGTACACCCGCAATGCCTAGAAGACGAATATCGTTAGCACCTAGGTTGCAACCTAATCCGGAAGCAGCTCAGGTACCGATTGAAGTCCCAAAATCACTTCAGAAGAAAGCTAAGCCCGTAAAGGATATGGATACCATTATCGCACAGGCAAAGGCGATGTCAGAAAAGTATGCAGGGCAGTATGACTGCGTAACCGACAAGGACGTTCTGATTGATTATGTAGACACAATCATTTCCGAAAAGAGAACCGGTCTCGATACTGAAACAACCGGACTGAACATTTTCAAAGACCCGGTCGTCGGGTTCTCACTTTACGCACCAGGACGCAAGGCAATCTACGTTCCGATGCTCCACCTGTCACGATTTACAGGCAAGGTTGACCCTAACCAGCTGCCTGTCGAGTTCTGTGCTCAGCAGCTCAATCGTTTGAATGGCGTTCCTGGTATGACAATCGATTACTTCAACGCACCATTCGATATGAATGAACTTTGGTATTCGATGGGAGTAAAGCTCTGGGATATATGCTCTAACGATGCGAGCTTGATGATGCGTCTGTTGAACACAGAGCGACACAGAAACAATAACTTGAAGGACTTGCACGCTGAATTCTGTTCTCATACAACCAGAGGACCTCGATTCGGTGAGTTGTTCCCACCTGGCACATTCAATAGATGTCCGTTCAAGTACACCAGTGCATACGGCGCTCGAGACGCTGAGATGGCAAGTGAGCTTGTCGACTATGCGTACAGTGAGCTCAGAAAACCTGAAAACGCAGGACTGCTCAGGGTATGGGAGACAATCGAGAGACCGCTTATCCCGGTACTTCTCCGAATGCGTGAGAAAGGTGTTCTCGTAGATGAAGCCAAGAGAGCAGAATTAATCGTAAAATACCGCGGACTGAAGGAAGCCGCAGAAGCTGACGTAGTCCATGAGTATGAACCGTATATTCCCAAGATTAATCAGTGGAGAATGCGGTTCGGAAGGACGAAGGGCAAGATTATCGACATGCCGGTTAAAATCGGTTCAGACGGACAGCTCAAGATTCTTCTGTATGATATCATGGGCCTACCTAGACCAGAATCTGGTAAGGTAGATAAGCACGCTCTTAAGGAAATCAATCATCCGATTGCACCTGCAATCTTGAGATACAGAGAAGCCACCAAGATGCTTTCTACGTACCTCGAAGGTTTGGATAAGTTTCTTCATGCTGATGGTACTGTTCACGGCGGTATTAAGCAGTTAGGTGCAGACACAGGACGTACTTCTGCTGTAGACCCTAATATGCAGAACATTCCTTCTCATAACAGAGAAATTCGTACGATGTACATCGCCCGCCCCGGACGTTATCTTATTTCATGTGACTACTCAGGTCAAGAGCCTCGTCTAACTGCTTCACTATCTAAGGACCCGAAAATGATAGAAACGTATCAGAAGGGTTTGGACTTATACTCGATGATTGCCGCTGTTGCCTTCAACACCACCTATGAAGAGTGTCTTGAGAAAAGACCGAATGGTGAACTGTATCTAGAAGGTAAGGAACGCCGTGGTCAAGCAAAAACCATTGTTCTCGGTATTTGCTACGGACGACAGATTCCTTCTATTGCAGAACAGTTGAAATGTTCTGTTGACGAAGCTCAGCTTATCTACGATAAGGTTACCAAGAACTTCCCCGGACTTCTGAGGGCGCAGGACGAATCGGCTCAGATGGCTCACGATAAGGGCTATGTGGAGACCTTGTGGGGCAGACGTAGACACTTGTCGGTTATGATGCATGACCCCTACGAGTTCAGATATAAGGACGGTTGTAATCCGGACTTTGACCCGTTCGACCCAGATGGTTCATCAGATTCAAGCGAACTGTCAGAAACAGCTAAGAAGAAGTATCTCGGCGATTTGATGAGTCTGAAGTGGCGTAAGGATAAGAACGAGTACATTCAGGGTCTGGTTGCTCAGGGCATCGAGGTTAAGGACTATTCATACCAGATTTCGGAGCAGAGCAGAAAGTGCCTGAATGCTCGAATCCAAGGAAGTGCTGCTGATATGTCTAAGTTAGCAATGATTGAGATTGACAAGGACGAACGTCTGAAGCGGCTCGACTGTTATCTGCTCTTGATGATTCACGATGAGGTTATATGTGAGTGTCCTATTGAGAATCACAAGGAAGCGATTACCTACATCAAGGAAGACATGGAAAAGGTAGCATCACATCTTCCTGTTCCGTTCAAATCAGACCCTGAAACCGCACCGTGCTGGTATGGTCAGGAAGTCGACATCGAGGAAGAAGAGGACGATGAGCCGGAAGGCGAAGGTGCTGAAGAATGAGTGACTTTTATCAAGCAGGAGACTGCTTCAGTGAGTTAAAAACCGCTAACGAGCAAAGAGTGAACAAGCCCATGTGGCGTGAGCAGCTACAGCGAAAGGTGTGGTGCAAACGCCGTGACGAGATTATGAAAGCCATCAACGAACTCTGGATGACTGATGGGTCCTGGGTAAATATCTGGGAAGAATGGTGGTTCCCTGGAATTGAAAACTTCTTGGACGACTTGCAGCAGATGGGTTATCATGTTTATGTAGGTTCAGCAGAGCGCCATGATAACCAAGGAATGACTCAGAAAAGATATTGCGTGTATCTAGATGAGCTGCCCGGTAAGAAGGAGTGGAGTATCAATGGACAGTAAGGAAGAAATAATGAAGCGAGACTGGTCAAGCGAATTCGTTGCTAAGATGGAACGAGCCATAGAAACCAGTCACTACAAATACGGTTGGATGTCAGATACCTACCCTGAACTTGCTCAAGCAGCAAAGTGCATACAGGAGCGGCTGGACCTCTATAACAAGACGCACAACCTGGATTATCTGGTAGATATTGCTAACTTTGCAATGATTGAGTATAAGCATCCCTCTTATTCAGATGCACATTACACACCGCAAGACAGTGACAAGTCACCAGGACTTGCAGGCGGAATCTCTCATAAGGAGTTGATGGAACAATATGACAGTTGACCAGAAGCTTGCTAAGATAGGTTTTAGCAAGGTGTATGAGGATGTTCGGAGTGTCCGGTATGAACGGTACGACAAGAAGTACGATTATTATCACACCGTTTGCATTGAACGCAGAAGCGTCTGGAATGAATTCAGGATACAATCATACGACAAGAATCTTATCGACACGAAATGTGTTGGTAACACCAATGTAGCATTGTCCACCTATGAGGTAAAGCTATTTCTCAAGAAGATGAAGCAGAAAGAGTTTGAATACGCAAGGCATAGAATGTGGATTTGAACACCAAAAACAAACACGGTAATGTCGACAACGACATTACCGTGTTTTTGTATGGTTGTATATTGTATAAATCACATTATATGCACGTGGTACGCTAACGGTTTGCGTACGAGTAACAGTAAACCTGTAAAACTACATACGATTTCTGAACCGTTGGTATGCGTTAGCGTGCTGTGTGATTAGTTAAGGACGAGGAAGTTTTTATCCGCATTCTCAGATTTGAATGTTTGAATACACGGAATAGGCTTCCAATCGATGAAGGTGCCATCGTTTGCAAGAAGCATCTGGGTCAAAGTTTCCTTTGCGATGTCTGCAGAGTCACCCGGTACGACAATCCCGTCAAAATCGTCTTCCGGAAGCATGACCTCGGCAACGAATCCAGGACCTTCAGCGGTTGTATCAGCGAGTGGCTCATAACCCGGTGCATACTGGCTGAAATCTCCTTCTTCGAATACATGAGGTGTTTCAGTGCTTGAAAGTGGCTCACCTACATTGTCACCGTCACCAATCATATTGCTGTTGAAGCCCATCGAGCTGTTCAGTCCTGCTGCTTCACGGAGCTTAGCTGCTTTACCGAGAATTGCCTCATTAGCAGCGTCGATACCCTCCTCTGCTTTCTTAGCAGACCTTTGGCGTTTAGCAAACGCTTCTTTGAGCTTCTTGAGCTTGTCTTTGAACTGAGCGCCGTCAGTTCCAGCGTTCAGATTCTCCTCACCGTCGCCGCAAGATGCATCCAGTTCGTCCCAGTTGACATCCTTGTACTTTCTTGCGATGTACTTCTGAATGTCGGGCTTAACCTTTTGCGCCTCTTCTCGGCCGATGTATCGATTAAGCAGCAACCAAGTCACAATAGACGCATCGAGCTTGTAAGCCTCCTGCGGTGTGATGAGTTTCTGCTCGACCATAGGCTGGAGAAGTTTAGCATTCTTTCTGTAGGCATCTACAGGCTGAATCTCACCGGACTTGACTCCTTCCAGGATTGCAGCCGGGTCATCAGGAATGTTCTCAGCAACCGTGTAGAGTCCCTTCTTGACCAGCTTGTCCTTGATAGCAGGGTCAACCTTAACTGCATAGTCAGGGCTGATGTAGCCTGCCTGAACGAGCCAGAGAAGACGCTCCGGAACACGGCGAGCAACGATTTCAGGTGTGATAAGTTTCTTCTGAACCAGGTCCTTTGCGAGTGCCGGCTTCGCCTTAAGCACATCTTCTGCCTTGATGTAACCTTTGGTTACCAGACGCATAATGCCAGGTGTGCTCATACGGTCAAGGTCTGACTTCTTGAGCTCGGCAATGCCATCTGCAAGGAAGAATTCGTAGCAGCGAGCGGGCGGGTTCTGAAGCATGCTGTCGACCATATCAGACAAGAGTCCGGCGAGCCAATAAGCTGCCTGCTTGTCTCTCTTCTCAGCTGTGTCTCCGGTAACCGTGTCACCGTAAGCACCACGCTCGACGTCGATGAATCGACCAGCTCTGTGATAAATCAGATGAGCCTCAGAATCAGGATTGTAGTTCGGCTCGAACGTCCAGTCATCACTGCCACGCTCGTCAGCACCTGCACCTACATCAAGTGCGAGTGAAGACTTTGCCACCCACTGGGTACCAACCTTCTGCGAGGTGTACATCAAAGTAGACAAGATAAGGTCTGCTTCTTTGTTCTCACGGAAAGCTGTGTAGCGGAATCCAGGCGGCAGGTCGACTGCCGATTGAGCAGCTCTGAATACGTCCTTGATACGACGTGCTGTATCAGGTTCGAGAGCCGAATTGAGTTCGGTATTTCTGCCCCGAATTGACTCGTAGTAGGCATCGATACGTCTGGAGCAGTCGAGGCAGTCTCCTACCCAGGTACCGAGGTCTTCAGCACACATATCAGGGCTCTCTGCGTCACATTCAGGAATGTAAGCAAAGCCCTCCTCTGCTGCACCACTGTCTTCTTTAGGTGTATACACCTCGACAGTAGTACCGTCAGGCAGCGTCAAGCTGAAGCCAACCTTTGAGTCGTCGATAATTGTGCCCTGGGCTTTGCAGCAGTTGAGCTTCTGGCTGTCTGCTGCAATACCCATTGTCTTGAGCATTTCTGAAATGAATACATTCATGCTTTTCTACCTCCTTAAGACATAGGACCGAGGTAAATTGCACGTGAAACTTCCAGAGTACAGTTGAACTTGACAATGTCCGAAGACTTGTAGTCCGCATCGCCGAAACCGAGTGAGGAAATCCAGACACCTCTCCACTTCCAGATACGCGAGTAATTAGAGTCACCGTCACCGGAGTCTCTAAGAACATAAGCATCCTTCATATAGCGGCTTGGTCTGCCTACCTTCTCAGTTGCGGAGTCGAATACCTGCTTGTCGAGGTCCACGAGCGCCTGCTGGCTATCGAGACCGACGTAGCCCTTGATTGTCCAAGAAACATTCTGGAATGTAGGCTTACCTGCGAACTTCAAGCTGTCATTGCCGTAGAAGTCCTCGATAACGCCGTAACCCTTCTTGAACTCACCTAGGGAGTCTGTAGACAAGGTCAGGATATCTGAAAAGGAAGCAAGCTCAGAAGAGTTGACGTTGTAGAGTCTAATCTCAAACTTGTCCTTCAGGTACGGCATGTAATCGTCCTGACCAATCATATGGTCAGTACCGAAGTACATTCTTTCCATCCACATAGACTCGTCCTCCTTTTTAATAGATTTTTACGATACTGCTTAAATGCACGATGACAAGACGTACATATTGTAACGCATTCACGCAGCAGTTAAGCAAAACCGACGTGGGTTACTTGTTGATACGCTCTTTCAGCTTGTAGCTGACCTTGAACGCAGGAGCCTTGCTCGCATTGATTGCGATAGGCTGCTTTGTCTGAGGATTGATGCCGGTACGAGCTGCACGGTCACGAACCTCGAAAGTACCGAAGGACTGAATGGTAACGCTATCACCCTTCTCAAGGGCTTCTGTGATAACGTCGAATACGCCGTCGATTGCCTTGTACGCCTGCTCGTTAGTAAAGCCGGTCTTCTCCTTGAGAGCTGCAACAAACTCTGTTTTATTCATGATATCAAACCTTTCTGTTGAAGTATTGATGTGCGTCCGTAAACGCTCCACGCTCTAATATACAGACGCACATCAGTATATAGGTATTAGTCGTACGTCTCCTGGAATCCTGTAGGAGGCAACAGGAAGAGGTCGACGTCGACAGTGTCGATGACACCTGTAACGGCAAGCTCAACCTTACCAATAACCGTGTTGGCATTGATGCGGTCAAGGTTAACGATGTCAGGATTCATGATGATACGATAGCCCCAAGGGTTGTACTCGTTACCGGTAAGAGCACCGACTGCTCTCATCTCATCGAGCAAAGGACTGAGTCCTGCATAGAAGTGAGAGTAAGCGTCCTCGTTATTATAACGGAACAGAATCTGAAGTGCTGTATCCCAGATACGCTGCTTAACCCTGTTGGTGAGGAATCTTGTGGACAGGTTCTGAAGTGCGTTGTAGGAACCGAGCGGCTTATCCCAGAGAGTGCTGTTGCCGAAGCAAGTGAAGCCCTTACCGGGAACTTCCATAAGCGGGTTCAAGCAAACGCCCTCGTCGTGGTCCTGAATGAGGTCAAGATAGTGTCTCTTGATTTTGTACTCAGGTGTATGAACGATGCCAGTGCCGAGCATGCCAGCAGGAACCATCCACCACTTATTCTGACCACCAATGCCCTTGGAGTTGATGATGAGCAGGAGGTGAGCAACCTCAGGTGCAATCCAGCTGTTTGCTCCAGCAAGTGCCAGAGTAGTCTTGCACCAAGGACCTACGACCTCGCCGAATGTCGAGTAAACTGGACCGACAACCTGCGAAATAGAATCCTTATACTTGAGAGCACCTGTCTTAACAGCAGACGCTCCTGTACCGGTCTGGATACCTCTTGGCATACCGAACGGTGTACCAATGAGTGCAGCTCCACACTTGGAGTTAGCGGCAACCTCAATCATGCGAGTAACGAGTGTAGAAACCTCATACTCCATGAAGAAAGTATCTCTGTTCGCCTCCAGGAAGGACTTAGGTACATATTGGTCATCTGCAATGCCCTGAACGAGAGCATCCCAATCGTAGCAGATAGGGTCTGTCAACTCGCTCACGCACTTGTAGAATCTGCTGTACATAATCTGCTGGTTGTACAGACGAATCAGAGCATCCTGGTCGTTCACTTCGTAGTCATGAGCGATTGTGCTCATGTAGCTGTAGAACTGACTGTCTGTCGGGAAACGCTCTGCTACGAGTTCGAGAATTGCGTCAGCAGTAATCGGAATAGACTGACCGGTTACATCAGTGCCGAGGTCGGTAGCATAATCAGTACCGTAAAGAAGCGATACGACCTGCATGCCAGTAGGATACTCGGAAGGAGAAACATCAGCACCAGTACCGGTTACGATGAATCTCGGAGTGTCGAGATTGCTGAATGTAGCTTCGGTAATGAGCGGACGATTGTCAGAAGCTGCGTCTTCGTCGAATGCGACAGACACGAGCTCGAGCAGCTGGTCAGTAGGAACAATCTCATTCGGATGACCGCTGTAGCCGTTGTTATCGAACACCTCGACAGTACCGATTTTGAAACCGTTACCGTTCAAGCCACACTTGATGCGAACCTTGAGGTTGTTACCAAATGTGCCAGGATATTTCGCCTGAAGACGAACCTCCTGAGTAGAAGCATCGATAACTGCTGCTGTTCCGGCAGACAGACCAGCGACATCAGCAGGAGTACCGAATGCGAATGTGACGGTGATTGTGTCATTGTTTGCAGGAGTACCGGTGTACTTGACGCCGTACTGTGCAGGAGTAACCACCTTAGAAGAAGCACCAGAACCGAGTGTCCATTTCGTACCGTCGTAGGTGAACACATAGGTTCCAGATACGCCCTGAACAGCACTGTTGAACACGAGCTCATCAACAGTAGCTCCAGTAACACCGGAACCGTCTGCTGCTGCGGAGCAAGACATTGCTGCCGGCTGTGTCCAAGCGTTGCCAAGACGCACGGTAATCATGCCGAGTTTCACGTCAGCTTCGTTGCTGGAGTACAGATTGCTGATTGCTTCCTCGTAAGCAACCTTCAAAGAAAGTAGTGCAGGAATTTCATCAATCTGAATATAAGTGAACTCAGGTACGAGCACGCTGTCAACTGAAACAGTAACCTCACGGTCAGGACCGTGCGTGTTCGAGGTTGCAACTGCTTCCGTTGTTTCTGTCATGGTGACGTTGCGGCGCTCAAGAAGAATGCCGTCAGCCGTGTAAACAGAAATCGGAACAGAACCCTGAACAGTAACCTGCTTGCCGGTGTTAGCAGTCAGGTAATTACCGTCGTCTTTCACCATCTGAGACTCTCTTGTAGGCTTCTGCTGAGTTGTGATGATGTTCGGCTTGCCGACTACGACCACAAGCGGATTCTCAGTATCGGTATTTGCCGATTTAGCAGTAACCTTAAGAATAGGTGCATTAGACTGGTACTTCTCCCATCTATTGGTTTCTGCGTTATACTTCTGACCGTAGACATGTGTCGTAAGCTCCTGGCTTGCTTCGCCGACATAGCTGTAATCCCAGACGATGTTGTGGTTTACTGCGTGTGGCATGAGAACTCGGTACAAGAACTTATCGTAGTGTGCCGAGTAGGGCTGAATTGCAGGTTTGAGGTACAGGTATGTGGATGCAGGGATTGGTGCTGCAACGCCTGCCGGAATTACGAACAGACCATTGCTACTCTTGTTGCCCAAGCCGTCGACTCTCTTGACGAGAATGTCATAGCCTGCTGCGAGAAGCTTCAAAGCGTAGTCAAAAGACTTCTCACGGGCACCAAGATAGTTGTTGGCGCCTCTGAATGTCTGCATGAAATCAGTGGTGCCTCTGAAACCGGAGCTGAAGTGAACCCAGTCCGGGTTTGAGTCCTCGTCACCCTCTACGAAGGTAGGACCCCAGATTGCGGCAATCGGGAAAGCAACCGTGGCGTAAGCATTGTTCTTCGTCTGGAAGCTGTAAGTCTCCGAATGCTCATAGATGTTAATTCTTGGCATCTTCAATCTCCTCCTTTATTGTATTATACAGGTTAGAATCTATTTGCCAATCCAGATAACGTAGATTTTTCTTCCTGATGTCGATGATGTTAGCGCCTAACACACGAATCGGAATTATCTGTTGGTACAGAATACCTGTTTCAGAGAATCGGTCAGTTCCAGAACTGTTCTGGAAGTCACCGTTTATCATAATCTGCCCGTGAATCGTCCGAGCAGAGCCATAAGGTAATTTTATCTCGAGTCGGGGTTTCATTAGAAACAGGAACGTAGCCTCACTCGTTAGCTCATCGATGTCATCTTGCGTCGTTGCCAACAGAGTTACGGTATAATCAGCTTGGATTGGGATTGCTCCCTCCTTGATTTTCTTATGGTCCTGAATCCTGTCGATTCTGCCCTTACGAGCTATCGGCCATGATTGAAGTTGCTTCTCCGGTGTAACATTCGTTCTGAACAGTACCACTGCAGGCAACTGTAACCTGGTCTCTTTGTGCATTGCTGCTACGTTCCAGTAGTCTTTTACTGGTACGATACCGATGTTGTCGCCAAAATTGGCTTTCAGGTAGTCATATAGTGCGGTATCATATAAACGTATCATCTGTCTCACCTACTCCCGTAGCTGAGGAGGTCGTGCTAGACTCCTGAGTAGATGAGCTGACAACACCTTCATCAAAGCCAGGTTCACCCACGTCCACATTGATGTCGGTACGAGCTTTACCCTCAGCGGCTTCAGCACCGAGGTCTCCGTCGATAAGCGTGTCTTCTTCAATCTTGTAGAGCAGTCCTTCCGGAATGTTGAAAAGAGCTCCACAACAAGGACACTGACAAGCATACGGCAAGTTCTCGCCTTCAATCTGAACAAGAGTCTTCGGAGTTGACTCTGGCAGCGCTAATCCCGAATCCTTGATGTTATTTGGTAGTTCCAGTTTAAGCATAATCTCACCTACTTTATGAACCGTCTTGGTCTTTCAAGAACCGTCTCGGTTCAGAGTTCTTACGATTTAGGTCTCTTTCTGTCTCCTCCGTTAGCGGACGAGAGTTACCTACGAGCGGAACAATCTGGCATATAATGTGGTCAGGACACACCAATCCAGTTGACAACTCTGTAACCTGAAACAGTCGAGACTCGATTGCGGTTATCTGACCGTCAATCTCAAAAAGACAACCCCTCTGTATATGAGGTACGTCGAAAGGTACGTGAATAAGAAAGGGCAGGTTGTCACTTTTCTCGACAACCCACCCTAAATTCCTATACGTCTTCAGTTTGGGCTCTCCTTCGAATATACCGTACACCGGCATGCGTTCGGAGTACCCATCAGGAGCAGGTTGATTAAAGTAATCGATTTTGTTATTCAACGGGTATCTGTATTGAAACAGGACACCCACCTGTGCAACAGTGAATTTGAACTGCTGCCTTAGGTAATCGATTTCTTCAGGGACGATTAGACTCATAGCTGCTCCTCCCTTGCTGGTATTACTCTACTGCAGGCTCGCCGCCCTCAGCAGGCTCTTCCTCAGCGAGAGTCTCGGTGTTGAGGTCAACATCGACGGTGTACTCGTCACCATTCTCAGGAACGCAGTTGAGAACCACGCCTGTGTCAGAAGGAGTGATTGTAACGCCGATTGACGGGTCAGACGAGAGCTCTGCAAGGATTGCCTGGGTGATAATCTCCACGTCCTCGAGGCTGTAATAAACAGTACCCTCGAATTCCTTGGAAGAATTCAGGTTCTCCTTCTTCTTGGAGCTGTCGAGCTTGAGAAGCTTTCTCTTAGCATCCTTTGCCATAGTGGTCTACCTCCTATTAGAATATTACAATACAGTCTGTGGTGTATTGTTCTGTACCAGATAAGACCTGACTTCTCTCAGTTCTTCAAGTCCTTCGGACAGTAGAGCTTCGCCGTCGAGTTGTGCAGGGCTATTTGGTAGCTTGACTTTACGACGCTTGCTGCCTACATGAATTTTCATATACGCTACGGCGAGTTTGCGTAGTTGACTCTGAGCGAACTTTGTCTTTAACTCTGACGGGTCATCATACTCAGGAATGTAGGTAATGGTGACGTACGTCGGTTTAGGAACGTTCGCTGAAACATACAGGCATTGATTTTGCTGGTCGTATAGATATTGTAAGTCCTCCGATACCGTGTTCTTAATTGTCTGGCACAGCATCAGTTGGACGTATCTGTCGAAATAGGCGTGATAAGCACCGGAGTTAGGAACAGCCGCCATTCCTGCAAGTGACGTAAATACATTTCCGACACTGGAGTTGTCTACGTTCAAGCCTGCAGGAACATTGGCTCTTCTAACTGAAATAAAGCTCTGAACCTTTAGGTCCTTAACCGAAATCCGTTCCTTATAAGGTACGGTCAAATCAGCGTATTCATGAAGCTTCTCTTTCAGCTCACGAAAAGCCTTCATGAGAAGCTTCATGTCATCGCCTGGTTTTAGTTCGCCTTCGGTCCAGGGAACCTCAAGGTGCATATCATCCAGATATTCTTGAATTGTGGGGTTCAGCATTTAACCTCCCCTCCTTATCTGGAATTAGCCCTCGCCGCCGTCTCCGCCGTCTGCTGCCTCGGAAGTAACCTCGAAGCCGTACTTTTCAAGAGCCTTGCCAGCCTGAACGTAGAAGGAAGCTTCTGCGTAGGTGTCAACCTCGAAGGAGTTGGAAGCGCCGTCAAGGTCAGCAGTCATCTTGAATGTCTGCCATGCTCTGTAAATCGGAATCTGAGGAATGAGGTAAGCCTGAAGGATGTTCATGAGGTCCATTGCTGTGGACTCAGGCCATCTCTTCTGAGAAGAAGTCAGCAAGCTGAGGTTAGCATTGCCGGTGAGCACACCAGAGCTGTTCTGAGTGAACAGATTCTCCTTGAGGTACTCAGGAGCAGTTGCGTCATCTGCCGCATAGAGGTACTCCTTGGAAGGTCCCTTCCACTTGCCGGGAAGTGTGCTGGAAGACAAGCCCGGGATAGGAGCAACCGTCTTGAGGTTTGGTGTCTGCTTATCGATATTGTAAATATCATTTGCAGCAGTGTAGGTAATTGTAACCGTGTAACTCATAGCGTTAATCCTCCTTTTGGAATTTTATTAGTATACCAGGTTGGTAACAACGCCACGGATGAATGCCTTCGGGTTCACCATCTTCAGAGCGTTCGATGTTGCGAAGCCCTGCTGACCAGTGAATGTAGCATCCATAAGAGCAGCAGTTGCAGTAACCGGCATGTAAGTACCGAATACATAAGACGGCTCGACATCGTTGCTGGAAACGTGACCGAGGACGTACTGGTCGTGAGGAATACCGCCTCTGAAGCAGTAAACCTTCTTATCGCCGAGAGTACCGGCATAGTAAGAACCAGTTGTCTTCTGAGTGTTAGCAGCGGTGAACTGAGTCATACCCTGGATAACAGTCATGACGCTGGAACCAACGAGCATGAAGTTAGGACGAATGCGGCCTGTTGCGTCGTAGATTCTCTGAGAACCTGCGTTGATAGCTCTGATGAAGGAGTTATCGTGTGCAAGGTCGCCTGCCTGGCCCTGTCCGATAGGAGGTGTAGCGCTCCAAACAACAGGCTGACCAGCTGCAGCATTGAGCCACATATCGTGAGCAACCTTGGTGTTGAGCTCGTTGACGATTGCAGAAGTAGCCTGCTCCTCGAGCATCTTAGGTCCGTCAAGACCATACTGCTGCTCCATATCGTAAGCTGCTGCCTGAGACCAACGTGCTGCGAGAGTGTTGTCCTCTGCAACAAGGTCGAGCCAAGCGAGCTCGCTGTAAATAGGAGGAGTATTGGCAGAAGCAGAGATGTTATCAACTCTGTAAGATGCGAGCGTAGTAGCTGCTGCAGTAACGCCGGTGATAACGCCAGTTGCGTAATCGATTGTGCCGACATCAGTAACAGTAGAGCCGTTCAGAGTCTGGAGCTTACCTTCGCCGTCGTCAAAGATTGTAGAGCCACTCTGGGGCACGATGCGGACGGTAGTCGGAATGACAGGAGCACGGAGGTAGAGGTCTGTGAGAGGCTCGTTGTTGACATCGCTGCCAGAGTAGTTCTCTTCACCTCTTGCGAGCTCGAATGGGCTTGCGAACACCTGACCTGCCTTTACAGTGCCCTTATCCTCACCGAAGTGGAACAGAGTGTAAGGAATGGAGGTGTGGCGGGAAGCCATCGGCTGCATTGTGCAGAACTCCGGAATGAGCCAATCCACGAGTGTTGCACGAAGAACATTCATGTAAGTGGTCTTCTGGAGAACATCGCCCGGCTGTGTTGCAGACGGAATGATAGAAGTAGGAAGGAGGCTCGAGTTGAGAGCTCTCTTCTGCAATGCGTATGCGCTATTGAGAATCTTCTGAGCCTTCGAAAGCCCAATAGCATCATACTGTGACAGTCCTTTTGCGGCACGGCTGGAGTTCAGGCTCTGAATGCCAGACTTGCCTGCATTTGTGTAAGGCTTAAGCATAGTATCAATCTCCTTTAGCTAAAGTTTTGAAGTGCGAATTGTATAACAACTCACACAGAGCACTCTTTCTCAGAGCTGCCAGTTGACGGCTGGTGTCCGAAAGCCTTAAAGTGTTCTGTGCGAGGTTTCGCCTTGAAGCTGCGAGCGGAATTGGAACCGCATACTTGAAAGCTGGTTGTGCCACGAAATCAAATCCGAAGAAGTCAATCGGACCTGTTGTTCTACCGGGATATCCACCTGTATCCGTACATCCGTTAGCACGAATGCTAACTCCTGGCTTAACGCCATGCCTATAAAGGTCTCTGATGTACTGACCTTCCTCGGTTGAGTCGAGAAGCTCGATTGCACCTTTCAGCTTATCTCCCTCGATGTGGCAGTCGATTAGGAAACCAGCTTCGGTCTTTCGGAAGCCCGGTGTGTTGTCTGACGGATGCTCAATGTATGCAGGGTAGACACGACGAGCAAGGCAGTCTTTGAAAGTAGCGTCATTCACGAGCCACTCGATTGTTTCTCGGGAAAACGTCAAACCGTCTTGATTCGGAATGTCGATATCAAGAAAGTCACCTGCTACAATAAACTTACCGGTCTTGCTATCCTGCTTCATTTCTGTTGCCATCTTACTCACCTCGCTTAAATAGACAATCCCGCTTGTCGTCTATTCCTTCTATTATATAGAGTGTTGTCAGGATTGCCCTTGCTATTCGTTATACGAAGGGATTCTCCTCAGTCTGAGGCTCGGTATCCTCCGAAAATTCTGCCTTATTCAGGATACGGTAGATATCAGGGTCGATGATGTCAAGTTGTCCCTTGACTGCTCGTACCTTAATCTTAGAATCCCTAACGCCAAGGCTTTCAAGGAGTGCGATAATGTCATTAGCACGGCTAACAGCATTAGATGACAATTCGGATTTGGTTTCGTCTTCAGGACCTACAGGAGGCTGCATCTTGACCTCGAATCGTTCGCAGTACTGTTCAAGGTCATTCTTTCTGAAATATGTATTCAGAGCTTCACGAATGCCCTCGCTGTATGCGTGCTGAAGTCCGATTATCTTACGATACAGTCTGATGTTATTCTGAGTCAGAATGGTTGCACCGCCGGTTCCTTCTTCGTCGGTAGACTGACCAAGGTTACCGGGTGATACGTCTGTGATAGACGTAATCTTCTGCTTATACCAATCTAGGTCAACGATGTCTCTGATGTTTACGTCTCCGCCGAGTGTTTCTAGATTGATTACGCCCTTTCCGTCACGAGTAACCGTGTATACGATTTTCTCAAGCGGACCGGGGTCTGCATAGGATGAAGCTGTGCCAGAGTTGGTATTTGCCGCTAACTTATGCTCCATCTGTCGCTTAAGCTGGTCGAGAAGTCGGAATTCTTCTTCTGGTGAGCAGTCGCCTACTTCAAGCTGAAGAATTCTGATTAGTGCGGATTTGGTAACTCGGTTTGCGACAATCGCATCCTCAAGCAAAGACAAAATCTGAGCCGGAATGTAGGCGTCAACGAAAAGCGGGTCACCTTGATAAATGGTGTATGGTGTTACACCATCTGCGTCTTCAACCTCGATTTCAGACGGGTACAACGACAGATTATAGACAATGTGAATGACAGAATCGCTGGATTGCACCGACCACGGTCTTCCCTTGATTCTGCACCAGCTGTCATAAGATGTCGACGCCATATTGTCCTGAAGGTCAAAGTCAACGCAAAAGGCTGAAGGTTCGTCGTCATGACGAAGCTCGTAGATAATTGCTGGGTTTACAGCAACATCTGTACGGACGTCCCAATGAGCATTAGGGTTTCGCTGATTTAAGCTGAGTACGCCCTGATTCTGTTCTTTAGACCTCGGAGTGACAAACTCGGTAGTCTTCAGGTACAGGTTAGAGTAGGTTACCAGCTCAATCATATGGCTGTAAGCACGCCAATTCAGCTTCCACGCCTTCATTCGCTCATTTGCCGCTTTAGCAGCTAATATCGACGTCTCGTCGTCATTTACCGGAACTGCCCAGATAACATTTCCATCTGCATTCGTACCCGTTGCGTTGGTAGCATAGATTTCGATTGCAGGACCGATAATCGCATCAGACTTTAGCTGAGTCATCGCATTATACATAGTCGCCCTGTCTTTCAATGCGGTAGTTGACTGCTTAATCTGGTCAAGGTCGGTCAGAGCTCCGGTAAGTACACGGTAGTCGATATCATAAACGTCAGCACGTTTCTTAACCTGATTGGCAGGTACGGCATTATTCTGCACAACCTGCTTCTTCTTTCGTTTGAATAACGGCAAATCATGTACCTCCTTTACTGGTTTAGTAAATACAGTACCACACATCTGCGTACAGCATGCGGGTTGTGTGCGTTGTTGTATTGTATTTATAATACAAGTATACACAAACACAAACACTACCGCATAACGTAGCATGCTGTGTGTTGCTTACATCTTATAATACACCGTAAAATCAAGATAAAGAAGCACGTCAGTAAGGTGAATTCTGACGTGCTTTCTACGGTACTGCTTAAATGCAGTGACGTTGACGTATACTTTGTTGTGCGTGATTATTACAAATGCGATATTTCCTGGATAATTTTCATGTCTTCTGGGCTTCTCTCGAACTGATACTTGTCATACGGCTTCAACCCACCGAACATCGCATTGATTGACGCAGGCATGATGTCTTCCTTCTCATGTGAATACATGACGAAATTGTGCAGTGCAGGCGAATACGGCAGTAGACTCAAATCCCAGATAGCACCTGCCAAACTATCTGAAATATCCTTCGAACCGTTCGCGGGGTGGTCTAGCTTTCCGGTGCTGGTATCACGTTGTAGATAGATTAGTTCATTTTCCAGCTTGGCGTGCTTTATCATGCTGATTCTGTGCTCGACCATAGCCTCACGAAGTGTCTGATAACCTTCCGGAGTACGGTCAAGTGAGCGAATAGCTGTGGTAAACCCTTTATCTCGTAGTATTTGATGAGACTCCGCGGTCTGGAAAGTATCCGTGCTGATTATAGCGATATTGAAACCGACGCTTCTTAACCAGTAGATAAACCGACGGTTCTTTGCCATACTGATTTCCGAGCCAGGTGGTGCTTTGATACCGACAGAGAATACCTGAGCATACACACGCTTCTCGATTGTACCGTCGTCTGTGTCTGCCAGCACATTATCAACATAGCAAGCTCCTGATATACCGGTAATGTCGTTCTTCAAAGAAGTATCCAGGTGTATAGCCATCGGGCGTGAGAAATACTCTTTTGGTATGACTTCCAGGTTGAAGAACTCCTGGTACTCCATGTGGTCGTTCAAACCAATTTCAAGTACCTCAGCTGTGAACGGGCTTGGTCTATCGGCGTAACAAGAACTGATAATTTTGTAGCTGAAATAGCTGGTAGTACCTGGTAGTGCCTTACCTGCCAAGTCCTGTAATGCGGTGATAATATTGAAGCGGAAGTCTGACTCGAGTTCGACTGGTACTTCTAGAATCTCATAACCGAGCTTCTTGATTGCTTCTAGGTCTTCACCGGGTTCGATTACTCTAGGAGTGAGCTGTTTCGACCCATAAGCGACCAAGAACTTCTTACCAGAGTATGTGTCTGAAGGTTTTACAACCCACAACGGTTCGTCTACGATGTATAGTCTAGCAGCGTCGTCTTCTTTTCTACGTTTATCCAGATACACCTCAAGGAAGTCGTCTTGTGCTTTCTTTGAAGAAACCAAGAACATCTTACCTAAGAGCTTTCCGTTGCGGATAAAACGTGACTTAATTCTGGCTTTGACTGAGGAGTAGGTCTGCATAATCTTAGACTTCTCCATTGTGGTGTTCGCACCAGGTGCGAAGTTAACCTCATCGAGAAAGCCGCAGAATATTTGCTGACCTAAACCGTGACTTGCTTTAGAACCGGCTTTAATGGCAATGTGCTTTCCTGGTACATAGTAGGGATTATCTTGTGAACCGTGAATAGAACCGTGGTCTAAGAACCAAGGTGATTCCATCAGACAGTTATGTAGTCTACCATATCCAACTGCTTGTGCCAGTGCGACAGTAGCATTAAAGAAGAATATCGCGATTTCATCTGTATCTGCAAATCCAAAGTACCGCTGCGGGTGTTTCAGACATAGCAGTCTGTAGGTCAGATATGCAATGGCATACACAGCAATCTGGGTTTTACCGATACCGATAGCCCCTGTAAACGCTATCTCTTCGTATTCAGTATCTCCGCCGGCAAATATCTTCCGGAGCTGTTCACGCCAGAATGGGTATATCTGAGTTCCGTTGTTGGTTGCGTTGCCTAAATACCTAGGGTCTTCTAGGAAGGTATCAATATCGACCGGAATTTCCTCATAGTCCTCCAGCCAGACTTTTTCGTAGGTTTCACTCTCACCGGTTTCTGCAAGCTCTTCCAGTATCTTGGTAAGAGTTTTCTGCTCGGCTTCATTCAGTGAGTTATATATTGCTTGGAAGCGTTCAGGCGAGAGCATAGTTAGGTTCATTGTGCTATTCATACTCATTCCCCTTTCTTGGGTAAGATTGGTTTAGGAGTTGACGCTTTCCTATCTATGCGTACAGGTGGCATAACACGACCACGAGTGATAGTAAGGAGCAAGGAGGACTCGTCATTCGGGTCCTCCTTTACATCCACTTTCAGAACATCTTGATACAGTGAACGAGCAGCCTTTTCAGCTTCCTTGCGTTCCTGCTTTGTTATCATGTATTGTCTCCGACCTCAGGGTTGAGATAAGCCTGAATGTCAGCGCCGATTGCGTACAAGTCGGCAACCCAGTCGAGCAGCTGCTGGGTATTTTCCTGAGATTCAGCTGATGTCTCTGCCATCGGTGTCTCCAAGCGGGCTTCGATAGAAGCTGCGAGACTTTGTGCATGATTAGTAAGGTCCTGGGAGATTGAGAGCAGAAGCTCACGGTCAACACCCACCGAGCTATTCAAGCTCTGCTTAGGAGTTGGGGTTGCGGTTGTCTCCGCTGCCTTGCTGTTCGGATAAATTACCATAGTCGGTTTCCTCCTCATCTATTTTAGGTTGGCTTTGCTCAACAGCATCTTGCTTGATGTTGTCGATATACTGGTGCATATAGTTTTCCAGCGGGCCGCAGATTTTCTTGTTGCCGCGGAATGCGTGATACAAGTCTTCCAGCTTGTAGGTGATATTCTCACCTGCTGCTAGAGCTCTCAAGCACTGTCCTATCTTAACAGTCTGTGTCTGAGTGATAAGACTGTCGTTGCAGGAAAAGATGCGATAGAGCTCATTGTACCAGTCCTTTTGCTCGTAGTTCATCTAACCACCTCCGCTTCAAATCATCTGGTGTCATACCCGCCGGTATTTCTTGAACAGCGAAGTGATTAGACCAAAGGACTTTCCTGGGATATGCTTTGCAGCATCCCCAGAAATTCATCAGCTGTTTCAAAGCGGTGTACGACATGTGCCGGTAATAAACTCGACCGTCGTAATCCCATTCCTCTTCGGAATCGTCTACGGTAACGACGAGCTTATCGACATACTTGAAATATTCATTTAGGACGTTTATCGGCAATTGCCCTATCCAATCTATGCTGGATATTCCTATAATCATCCTCAGACCCTCCTTCGGTTCGAGTGCTAAGATACCTGGTGCACTCTGTTATATAGTCTTCGGTAACATCAGCTCTTGTCCTGGTCATTTGCAGGAGTGTTCGTAGGAGTGAGTAATCTGTCGACAATTCTGTCCACCTCCTTGAGTTGAAGCGTACCTAATACTTCTTTCGTAGCATCTTCCCTTGACATTGTTCCCATCTTTAGAACGATTTCCTTTGCGGCGAATACAGCCAGGAGTTCGAACATCGACGGAAATTTCACCGGTTGATTTGGAAATACCGCACAAAGGCGAGTAAATCCCTTGACCCCCACGCAAGCAATCACCGGTGCCCAAGCCGAGACGTCCAATTTATATTCATCAGGCAGTGAGCCGAGAATTTCAATTAGGTCGTCTGAGCTCCATCCTTCTGTGAATCGGTCGAGGTACTCGTACATAATTTTCTGAACTCCTTTGCAGCGTCACGAATGTTCTGACGTTCCTTAGCAGTAAGTTCTGTCTCATTCACGTCTTCAATCGTGTCGAATATGATAGCATCTTGAACATCCACGGGTATATCGATGTTCTTGGTTGCCTGCTGAAGTGACATGAGCAGCTGGGTGTACATCGGAATGTACTGAGCGTCATGGTCTATATCGGATTGCATTAGCGCATCGATTGCATACTCCAGCTTATTCGTGAGCTTGTCGGTAATCCTGTTGAAGCGAAGCAGGCGTAACTCTTTGTTTCGTTCTTTCAACTGCTGAATGAGCTTTAGTCTTGTACCAGGCTGAATAGCTCTGATAGCTTCGGTATCGCTGATTAGCAGATGATAGATGAGCTGATTGTTACGCTCCACCCATGCCTGCAATCCTTGATAGGATTCATCCGACTTTGGCAGCTCGATTGGTTGACCGGTTCCGTAGTTGAATACGTCAGCATAGTTCTTTACGGTTGCTTCATACTTCGGATTACTCATCGACATCACTCCTTGGTTCGGTGTAAGAATCGGTCTCGATGTCAAAGCCTACACGCTTACCGGAGATTTCCGGATTGGTAAACTCGACACGACCTAAGCTCTTAAGGATTTCGTGCAGTCTTTCAGCCGTTTCCTTCTTTACGCTCTCTTCGAACTCGAACACCACGGACTGGTCTTTGTTGATGAACACACGAGTCATCTTGGGAAGGTCTCCGTGAATTCTGATATTGTAGTAGAGCGTGCGAAGCATGGTTGCATCGAAATAGGTGGGATACAGAGTCTGGCGTACAGGCGTCGGCTCGTGGAAATTAGGGCACACGCTAGAATTCAGGCTTGCCTGAGTAGCAGGTGCCTTGGTATCGAGCTTCTTTATCTTTGCCTGAGACTCCTCCTTGAATAGCTTCATAAAGCCGTTCGGGTCAACTCGGTTTTGTCTTGCACAATCGAGTTTCAGGAATGTACCGAACATATGAATTCCTCCTTTCACTGTGGTTGAGCATCTAGAATGCTCTGAATATTCATTGGCAAATTAAGCCAGGTAAAATCAAGTGCGGTATTCTTTGCCATATCCACTTCCATGATATCCCCTCCGAAGTTCTTAATCGGAGGTGGGTACTGCCTTAGAAGTTCAGGGCATTTATTCTCATCGAATAAGACTACGACGTGCGTATGTCCTTCAGCACATCCGTGCTTTCGGCAGTTACCTCTGAAGCAGGTATTGTTTACCTGAATTTTATGCTTCTTAATAACCCAACGCACTGTGGTATAACCCAATGCCAGAGCAGCCTTGAGGTATTCAAGTGTTGCTTGGTTAATCACGGGGTTTGTCTTAAATCGAATGTCGAATCCCCACTGACGCAGACCTTTCAGTATAGTTGGTGTATCTAGGAATGCGTCAGAATCATAGTCTACTTCTGAACCGGAAGCGGCAGTCATAGCGGCGAACACAACACCGTACTCAGGATGTACCACCTGAATTCGTGCTCCTTCCAGAAGGTCGGAGTTTACAAATTGGGTATAGCGTATCTTGAGTGATTTGTCCACATTGCTAACGCAATTGGTAGCTTGCCGCCAATTATCGATAGCATAGTATTTCGGCATTAGCTCGTCCATAACATCGTCTCCTTAATAGGTTCCGTCTTCGTTCAAGAAGTGAGCACCGCCGGTGAACTGAAATGGCTGACCTACCCAGTCGTTATGGGAAGAATCCCATGAGATGAGAATAGGTCCCTGCTCAGATGAAACGATAAATGCACCGTTCATTTCCTGAACACTGCTGTACTTATTATTGAGCAGTGCTGTCATTTCAGCAACAGACTTACCGGCAAGTGGATGAAGTGAGCTGTTCACTGGTACCTTAAGCATTGTCTTCGTCCTCCTCGGTTAGAATTGTGGGTAGTGTGAATTGCGTTTTCGGTGTGACGAACGTCAACGAGTTGAAATCCTTTAGGAAAAGACTTCTTGTCTTGCCTGCAGGAATAGATGACAGATAATAGCCATAAATCGCAGGATTGTCGTCAACCGAGTACCAACCTTTCTTTACCTCCCAACGCTGATGGGACTGATTGTCAAGGTAAATCTGGTCACCTACCGAGAGTGACTGGTCAAGGTCAGGTACATATAGAAAATCTCTGTCGGTTATCAACGTAACCTGGTCACCCGGATACACATTACCGTCTGCATCAGAAACCTGAGCGACTACGGTATTCAGGATTGCAATATCGGTCACGTCGATTTGAGCACCGGTGTTGTCATCAACACCATATAGAACATTCTTCATGGAATCCTCCTTTCAGAATTATCTGAATAGCATTACGACACACCGGATTTATCCACTCTATCAGAGTTTAGCGGAATCTTACGCATACGGTCTAACCCGTCGACTATTGTCTTTAGGTAATACACCGACGTAAGCAGGTCCTCTTTTGACACAACTGAATACTCGTCCATCGCGGCTTTTGTTTCAAAAGATGTAATCAACTCTTCGATTGTCTTCATGTCTGAGCACCTCGTTCTTGATTATATCTTTATTATAACAAACTTACCTGTGAACATCGAAGTTATGCTACTCATTCTAATATACAGAAATAAATCAATTATAAGTAATGCCGGTTAGATTCGGGTAGACAGCGTGGATAGCATTGTACTGACTTTCACCGCCAACCCAGATAACGCAGTTGTCAGGTACACCTGTAAATACATCTGCCTGCTCAATCAAGGCAGTTCCGTTTCCATCTAGCTTTGTAAAATCGATGCTGTGAACATCCAGATAGTTTAGGCTGACACACCCTTTGAATAGACCCTCTATATTCGTAACTGAACTCAGGTCACACGAACCTAGGTCTACCGATTCTAAGGCGGCATCATCACTGAACATATAGCTTATGTCGGTTACTTTTCGTGTATCCAGTAATTGTAACCCCTTAATACTCTGTAGCAGTACGTTAGCAGCTAACGCATAACTAAAGGTCTCTACGTTACCGGTATAAATATGTGTTAAATCGAGCACCGTGGCTTGCTGTTGGTAAAACAAGTGAGCTGCGGTGGTGAAATCGGCTGCGTCTGTGGTAGAGTATACAGAACATTCTTTATACCAGGTATCTTGCGAAACCGATTGAACTGATGTGATGTCAGCGTAGTAGGTTGATATCGGAGTTGAGGCACCTGCTGACGCATACCCATCTATTCTGTATGGTTGATTGAAGCTCTGGTTATAGATATCTTCTAATTTTAACAGACGAGCAACCAAGTCGGACGACATCACTCCTGCATACTCTACGCTGGCTTCTTGTAACCTTGTTGTCAAAAGTAAGGACTGGCTATTCATAGGGTTCATCGCAGTCATGGACAAATCGATACTATCTGACTTTAAGCCAGCACCTATTCCGACTCCTAGGTAACGATTCAGTGGTATTGCCAAATCCATTCGGTCAAGACGACGGTATCTTATTCTGAAGGAAGTGCTCGGGCGAATGGGAGCCCTCAGGTACAATTTACCCTCTACCGTTTCAACCGACGTTATGGATTTGAAAGCATTGTATTCCTGCTGCCTTTGAGATTGAGTAGAGTTATATGAATAGATTAGCTGGATTACAGGAACCGTAGTGTTGGTAATGCCTAGAAAGGTGGTCTCCCATCGGTACTCAGTACCAACCAGAGTCCAAGCTGCAGGGCTGACAGTGCAATAGATTAAGTCGCCATTCTGGTGGTATGCTGGATAAACATTGATAAACTTTTCAGCATCTGCGAATACTAACTCCACGGCGGGTGATATCTGACTGACTGTAAATAGCATATACTAACCTCCTATTTCTAATGTGGTATTGCTTAAATGCAGTGGTTCACGACATATACTGTATTATACGAACACCGTGCATATAAGCAATTCGCGATATAAAAGTAGGGCGATTCAACCGAACCGCCCTACCCTTAATCTATCTTGAAGTATTTGCGAAGGATTGCCAGCTTTGCTGGCGTAACCATGTGATTACTGGAAGAAGTCACCGGAACCTTCATCGTCTGCTGGCATTTCTTCCTCGACTTCTCCGGTGTCTCGCTGAACTTCTTCTCCTGCTCCCTCACCGAAAGCTTTTTCTGCTCCTTCTTCGGACGGTTCCTCGAGTGACTCATTGTTAACCACCTCAGGCTTATCTTGAGTAATCGTGAGTGTAGCGAGCTGGACAAAGTCCTTAGGATTCGCATCGGCATCCGTCAACTGCACTTGATGCGTGTTCGGGTTGTAGAGCAGTCTTGCCTTTCTCAGGTCGAGCGACGACCCGTCTTCAAGTGTAATGATGTTAGACACATCATTCAGAAATTCCTCATCGACCGGGTTCTCAAACCTGCTAGGCATAACGCTCGTACCAGAGTTAATCTTGATTCTTCTCAAATCACTCACCTCCTAGGTCACGAAGACCTTCATAATTATCGAGCCGATGTTGAAGTGACGCAGTCAATCTTTGGTATTGGTACCTAGGATTGTTGCGAATCTTCTTCCAGAAGTATTTTCCTTTCGACCCGGCTTTGTATAAACCTTTGGCAATATTCAAAGGAACGTCGAAGTAGGTGTATACAGACCCGTCTTTGAAACGGACCCAAAGCTGTTCCTTCTCGACTTTGTACGCCATACCGTCTATATTAGACGATTGGAAGTCTGTCCACATCTTCTGCTTTTCACGTTCAGCACCTTCATGCTTATCTGTAAACGGATTAGCTTGTGAAACAGCTCTACAATTTAGTCTTAGCACAGTCTCGCCCCCTACTTCCTATATAGTCAAGTGACTCTAAGTCACCATAATTGATTGTAGTTGCTTCCTCAAATGTCAGGTACTTCCAGACAAAGTCGTATGGGCGAGCTACCGACGGTATATTACCCATATTGTATATCTCATCTTCCCAGAAGTAATCAAAAGCAAACTGGTCATCCGGTGCTACATCCATCCAGTGTAAGCAGCATTGTCGTATTCTACGCTCAATTCTTTCCTTACTCTTTGGTGGTCGAGCTCCTTGAACATCTGAGATATGGTCTTGAAAGTACCATAACACCCATTCTGCGGCTGCTTCGAACGTCGGGTATATCTGACGTAGGTTTCCCCACGGTGTGTACCGTCCTATCGGTCGATTGGTTATACGCCGCATCGCTTCCTTATCAGCGTCCTTGTACACCTTCCAGTGCTCATTCTTACAACCCAGACGAGAGGGGATATCTGGTTCGTTGCTGAAATCCCATTTAGAGACGTCGTAATGATGACTTAGGTCGGTAATGCCAAGAAATCGTTGCCGATACACTTCATTCCGCACACTTAGAATGTGCCTACGGTACTTCTCATACGGAGTCAAGGTGGCGAACCTTTCACGTTTCATCCACCTCAACTTAACCCGTATCTTATCCTTCTGAAGCGAATTCCGCATTAGCGGCTGCATCAGTCTTCCTCCTTGAGGTCTTTACCCGGTATGTGGTCGAGCTTCCACTCATACCCGTATGCCGATTTGGTATCATCGCAGCCGTAGACAGCAAATTGAATTCTTTTGTAGATGCTCTCGTCTTTTGCACGAGTCTTCTTGTGGTTTTTAACCCACTCGACAGCATCCCACATATCGTGGTAGGTTTCCTTTACCACGCCATCCTCAAGTCTCTGAACATGGTATTCCAGTGTTCCTTCGGAAATCTTTTCCTTAGACGCTTCAGAATGTTCGTGGTTTTCGAAAGTGGAGTTGAGTGACCTACCACCTCTGATTGGAATACGTAGCATAATGCTCCACCTCCTGCTTACATACCGAGATTACGTCTGATGTAGTCGACAATCTCAGAACCCTTCATCTTGTTGTCGATTTTGCCGTTCACCATGACTGGTTTGTAGTCTGCGTCGTACATCGCAACATAGATGTTGGCATCATCAAAGTTGCCGTCAGCTACGAGCTGATTGTCTTCATATCCAGCGGGCTGAATGTAAGCCTGAACGCCGTCCTTCAGCTTAACATAGACAAGCGGCGTATCTTTGTCTTCGAGCAGGACCTTAGCCATTGCTTTGGAAATGGACGCTTTATCTAGCTTAGCTTCTGCAGTGCCGTCACCAGAGTCAAGGTCGACCTTCTTGGGGTCGATGTGACCATCGTAGCCGTTGGCAACAGCATCACCGCCTGCCTTTAAGCGGTCGAGGTATTTGTTTGCGCCTTCCTCAGAGTAATGCTCGTACAGAATAGCATCCTTGCCGAAACGGTCTGTATCTGCCTTAACAACCCAGGTGCCCTGCTCTGTAGGTTCAACGCGAGCGTTCTCGACTTTGCAGTTCAAGTTCTTTTCATGCTTTTCACTGTTCAGTCCGTGTCTAGGGTCACCCTCAGGATACTGAAGTCCCTGGTAGCCGTTCTGGACAAATTCCTGAACACGGTCCTCGATGATTGCATCGACTTCAGCGGGAGTCTTGCCAACAACCTCATATTCAAAGCTGACTACACCAGCGGACGGACGACCTACGCCGTAAACGTCAATGTCGATACCCTCGTTCCAGAGTTCGGACTCTACCCATCTGTAAAGGTCATGAACCTTATCGTCTGGGAAGCTCTTAGGTACAGTTACCTGGCTTGTAGCATCCTGTCTGTCATCACCGCCACCGAGGTCGCTGTTCAAGCCGGTCGGTTCCATATCACCTTCACGCTTTCCGTAAGGTCCCCAGCCGTTTCTGACGATTGACTGAACCACGCCTTCGATGATAGCATCAATCTGCTCAGGGCTCTTTTCAGAATCCGGACCGTCAAATCCGAAACGCAGTACAGTAGCAGCAGGGCGAGCAACCTGACGGACGTTGACCTGGAAGCCCTTATCCATGAGCTCATTTTCAACGATATTTTTCAGGTCGAACACCCTGCCCTTTGTTCTGGCAAACTGTTCCGGAACTGTAACCTCGCTTACCGCGCAGTTCAGTGAGCTATCGATGTCGTCGCCGATTCCGAGCACTTCTGTATATACCTGCTTACCGTAGCCGAGGTCCTCGATTGCCTGAATAAGGCTAACCAAGAATTCATGCTCATCTGCGTCTTCACTTGCCATCTTAATCAGAGCTTCGTCAGCCTGCTGAGCATCGGTTCCCTCGTAGCCGTAATTCTTGATAAGCTGCTGGTAAACCGAGTCGCCGTAGCCGAGGTCATCAACTGCCTGAAGAATGTCTACAAGTGCGTCGTGCTCATACTCATAATACTCGGTAGCGACCTCGAGGAGTCCTGAGCTGCTGGAGCAGTTCAGCTCATTCTTTTTTTTAGACGAGTCGAGTTCACCCTCGCCTTCGCTGCCTTCACCTTCGCACACGCAAGGGTCCTGACCGCACTCAGGGCAAACATCGCCGCCTTCAATAGCTGGTGTTGAGCCGA